GCGGACTTGGGCGGCGCGAACTTGGGCGGCGCGAACTTGCGTAGCGCGAACTTGGGCGGCGCGAACTTGTACGGCGCGGACTTGGGCGGCGCGGACTTGTACGGCGCGGACTTGTACGGCGCGAACTTGCGTAGCGCGAACTTGAATATAAAAATAGGGCGATTAGATTTTGGAGGGTGGTCAGTTTTAGTGACACCAGATAAAACGATTATTGGTTGTCAAGAACACGCTAACAAAGATTGGTTGAAGCACACACCCAAGTCAGTTGCATCAATGCACCCCGATGCGGCAAAGTGGTGGAAGCAACACGGCGCGGTCGTTAAGGCGTTGATCCGAGACGTTAGCAGCAAGTAATAAAAAGGAGAATAATGAAAGACATGTTGAGAGTACAAGACAGAATGCTTTAGCCGTACTGGCGGGTATCAATGCTCGTCAGGATCAAGACTTCCACACACTCTCTAGCGCACAAGTAGAGGCCTTGTTAGTCGAGACAGATCGTGTGCGGTACCAAAAGCCTCGAACGGCTAACGGTTCGCGAGGCCGGTATTTTTACGCTCGCATCCAAAGACAGGCTCGTTGAAGACAGATCGAAGTCTAGTCTTGGAAATTGTCACGCGGTACCGCGAGTCTTTAGCATGGGCTCGCCGGAGTGAGGGCCTTAGTTGTGTGCACTGGCTGGCACGTGCGGAGGCCTATAACGAAGTCTATACAGAATTAAAAGGGTTGGGTTATGCGGCAAAATAATTGAAAGGCCTTAAAATTGCTTAGGGGTTTTTGGGCTCAAAATTGCCTAGCGAAAGTGTGCCGAAAACGGACTTTCGCGGCGAAGGCGAAAAGATTGAAAGTGCTTTTTGGAAATAAAAATCTAAAAAGTTAAAAAAGTTGGCCCGATTTTATAGGCGATTTTAGAGGGTGGTACGCTAGTACTATTGCCACCCAAAATGTTTTCAGGTATGCTCATTAAAGGAGGGAGTAAATTGAAAAAAGAAAAAGCAATTGAGGTTCCCCGCACAATCGAAATCACAGGAATAGCAATTGATCCTTCGAAAGCGGGTCTTCGCGGCGAATTATATGGTGTTGCAAAGGATGGTCGCGTTTATCGTTACGATGCATATTATCAATCCTGGCGTATCCTAAGTGATCTAGTTTTTGTTGCGCCTAAATTCAAGGAGGGAGACTAATGTTAGGAATCAAAAATAAGGAAGGGAAATGGGTTTCGTGGTGGTTGGGCAACCCTATGCTCAAAGCAGCCGAGCAACGGGTTGTCACTTTTCAGGCAGATGGGGATGAGTTAAACCTGTTTCTCCAAGCAATGCAAGCTACTCGCGATCTTATAAATAGAGTAGGCTACTCAAAGCAAATAGGATTTTTCATAGGAGGTTCCGAAGAAAATAAGGCCAGCAAAGCCATTGAAGAATTGGAGTCTCTTCCACAAGGTAAACCGGATAGTCTTGAACCCCTTTCAACCGAATCTGTACCAGACGCAACCGGTACGGCCTACGACGGAGCCCCCCACGGCAGCAATTGGTGCCCTGATGTTTCACTAGATCGAATCACAGATCAACGAGTATCTGACCCAGATCCTGCGGAAGACGGGCCGGAAGTGGGCATCTGTAAATATTATGAGCCCAACGGTCAAATTGAACTTGAGTTACAAAAAGTAATTAATCGGAGGAAGCGTGTCCAAATTAAAAATCGTTGAGAAAGAAGGCCGCTTCTTTATTGAAGACGAAAAGGAATCGAATCACGGTTCCTATCCCACAAGGGCTGAGGCCCAACAGGCTTTAGAAAACTGGCGGGCGTATTACGAGGCACCCCTGGTTTTTTAAAAGAAAAGAGCCCGTGGCCGGAGCGAAACCGGAAGAGAAAAACGCGGGCTCTTTTCAGTTTTAACAGGAAGTCTCGCCCGATTTTATAGGCGAAAATTGAGTAGCAATTTAGGGGAATTATATAGCTAACTCCCGCAAGTAAACAGGAGGTTTACATTGACAATAGTGACAGTGACAACCAGAATCACACGCCAATATCTTGAGAGAAAGACGAAATCTGATTTGGCTCAGATGTATTTGGATTTGCTTAATGACGACATTAAGCTGGAGGATGCGGCGAAAGCCGTTGTAGCGTGGGAACTTGAGTATCGCACCCTGAACAATCTCGGTCAAAAAGCCCCGGATTGCTTTCAAGCATTGGCAACACTCGTGCGGGAGTGAAGTATATAAATCCCCAATTTAGTGCTTGACAAGATCCCCAAAATATGAGACTCTTCGCGTAAGGGGGAGTCTATGAAATATAAATATGAAGATATCTCGGGACACGGGGCCGAAAATAAATTCAGCGCTGTACCATGGTTTGTGTCGAGCGCAAAAGCAAAGTTTGAGCCCACGTTGTACCGCGTAGGGCGATTTTTTATGTTGGCCGAGACTCTTTCAGTGATGGAGAGGGATTCCAATTCTTTCAATTTTTAAAGGAGGATACATGCAGAATTTAACAATCACCGTACCCTTGGATGTGATGTTGGAACAATCGGTAAGGCTGGTCCGGGAGTTGACTGCTGAGAACGAGGCGTTGAAACAACAAGTTGTTAAACTCACGACACCCGCATCTGTTCCGGTACCCGCTCCGGTTGCACCAGAAAAAGCTTGACAAGTTGGGTGGAGAGCAGTAGAGTAGATCTGTGCCAACTGCGCGAAGCGGCTGTGGAGTTTCACCTTGTTAGCAGAGTGGAAACCATAAATGCCAATAACGTGCAGGATGCGTTTGAGCTAGCGAAAGCTGCTTAAGCCATTCCGGAGAGGGTCGCAAGGCCCTCTTCGTTAAATTTAAGGAGGTTCAATGAACCGTACCGATAAAGAAATTCTAATTGCCGCTCGAAAGCGTATTGAGAAACTCGAAAATTGGTTTCAAGGTGAATTTGAAAGTACAGATGGGGGTGCCATTTGTGCCACACAGTCTTTGATAAAGGAAGGAAGCGGGGTGGGTAGCTCGGTTTATAGACGATTGCGCCTAGCAATGGGGTTAATGCCTCACGGTCAAGTTTGCGATTATAATGACACACATACTCATGCTGGGGTGTTAGCGGCTTTCGATAAAGCAATTCAGGAGGCTTAATGAGCGAAGAACAGAAAATGGAAGTCAAGCCCATAGGCAAGCCGCCTCTGTCATACGAGGCTCGCTTAGAAACTCTTTCTTGGAAGAACCTAGAAGGTGAATGCCGCAAGCTATCCAAGAAGCCTAAGATGGAAGGTGCGTTGGCCGATGCTTTGTTGATCGTATTTTTTAAAACACACAATAAAGGCAACGATCCTTTTATGCTCGACAGCAACTCGTTGGGCAAGAAAACATATGACGCTTACCGAACTAAGATCCAAGAGCGGCGCTAGTGGCTGAGATTGATTACGCCCATCGCAACTTAGAACAGTTGAGAGACTTTGTTAAATATTGCAACGCGCACACCGAATTGAGATTTTGGCAGGCTCTTCTCTCCTGGACCGGTGTAAATTTTATTTTAGTTGCTAAAGAATTTAATAATGATCGAAACAATGCACCTTATGTAGTAGGTGCTCAGGATACATACCATTGGGAGGGAAAAAATGGGTGAGCTTCGATTGACAATTGGTTTGCCGGGATCGGGCAAATCTTCCTATGCCGAGATGTTACTGTCTCAAGGAAACTACACGAACAACGCCCAGATCTGGCATCGCATCAACTGGGATGATATGCGCAAAGATCGCGGCATGCATCTTCGCAACTTCAACCGTAAGGAAGAAGAACAGATGCAGCGTGATAGTTTTCTGCTGGCTGAAGATTTAGGACGGAACGGCGCTAATGTAATTGTGGACAATACGAATCTTAACCTCAACACTCGCAACAAGTGGAAAGGTGTAGCGCAACGTGCCGGTATGGATTACAATGAAATCATAATGGAGTCGAGTTTGGAGGAGTGCATTGATCGGGATTCAAAGCGTGTCGGCATCGAACAATGCGGCCGGGCTGTGATTGAGCGGATGGCTCTGTTTGCAGGTTTAATCAGTTTTCAACCATGGGAACGTCTTGTGCTGGTAGATATGGATGGAACGTTAGCTGATTGCTCAGAACGTAAAAAGTATATATCGGAAGGCCGCCACGACTGGGGTTCTTTCGAAGGCGATGCTGTTTTACTGGATACCCCCCGATGGCCTATCATTGGCCTCGTCGGCATGTTGTCTGCGCAGGGCTACACAATTCTAATTGTCTCAGGTCGGCAGATCGATAGAGCCGGTAAGAATACTGTAACTTGGCTTGATGGGTTTAAAGTGCCTTACAAGCACATCTTCATGCGTAACGGCGGTGATAGCCGACCCGACAACATTGTGAAACAGGAGATTCTTGATAAGTTGCCCAAGGATCAGATATCCTATGTGTTGGATGATCGAGATCAAGTGGTGAAGATGTGGCGCGAAAACGGATTGACTTGCTTACAGGTAAACAATGGAAATTTTTGATTGGGCATTCATAGCGGCCGGCTTGATTTTAATACTGTTGGGCTTGCTTCAAACGGAGAAAGAAAAACATGAATCGTGAAGAATATTTATTGGATAAGCTGAAGGAAGAATGCGCTGAGGTAGCACAACGCGCCTGTAAGTCTGTACAATTCGGACCATACGAAATTCAGGAAGGACAAGAGTTAACAAATCGTCGCCGGCTTCGGGATGAGATCAATGATTTAATGACCGTGATTGAAATTATTAAAACGGAAACAGATCATATTGAACTAATGAGCCCTAAACAAGTTGGGGAGGCAATGAGATTCAAAAGAGAGAAGATTGAAAAATACCACCGATTATCTGTTTCGTTGGGGAGAGTGCAAGATGAATGTCTCTAATTATAGTAAGATTTATCAAATCGGAAATCGTTATACCAACTCTTTGTTCAGCAGCCCAGTCGTCATTCAAGAAAAGATCGACGGTTCGCAGTTCAGTTTCGCAAATGTCGATGGTAAGCTTCAATGCCGCAGTAAGAATAACCCCGTAGGAATGGGCGGCAATGCTGAAGGTATGTTCGGTAAAGCTTACGCCACAGCTAAAGCTGTATTTGAAGGTTGTGTACTCCCTGCCGGAAAATTAAAAGGGGATGTCAAAGATATCGGAGCATTAGTGGCCGAGATTAAATCTGACTTTTACTCGGAAAATTTTGAAGAGGTATCGGCAGCATTGACCAAAGTGTATTATCCCCAAGTGTTAGATGGCATTCTCGGGGGTTTTGCGCAGTGGTATAAAGCAAAAATGATGGAGAATCAGTGAAACTCTACGAGTTAGTTGATCCGCACAAACTGAAAGAACATACGGACAACGGCTACGTTAGCGTTCAAAAGCACCCTACGCTACCACTTTTCATTCACAATTATACCCATAAAGCTCAGTTCGATCCCAAATGGGGTGATGGCACAATCGATTATTGCCGCGGTTTGATTACAGATGAGGATTACAACATCGTTGCTCGGCCGTTTAAAAAATTTCACAATCTGAATACGTCCTCAATTCCCGAAACGATGGAAGAGAATTTACCTCGTGAGGGCTTTACACCCCATATCACAAAAAAGATTGATGGCAGCCTGGGCATTCTTTGGCAGTTTGAAGGACATAGAGGTATCGCGACACGCGGCAGTTTCACGAGTCCTCAAGCTATTCGGGCCACAAAGATGTATGATTGGGCTACAGTTAATCATTGGATCTTCTGGCCCGAGGGATATACACCTTTATTTGAAATTGTTTATAGTGAGAATCGAATTGTGGTGAAATATGACTTCAACGGGCTTGTGATGATCGGTATGGTCAACAATGAAACCGGCGCTGAAGCCCGAATGCCGGCTTTGCAAAAAATTGTAGGAGATGTTTTCAAGGTAACAAGTTTTACGGAAAGTAGAAGTATTTCAGAACTAAAGAACGAGAATATTGAGAATGAGGAAGGCTACGTTGTAACCTACCATGGGCCGGTCAAAGAGCCGCTCAAAATTAAGATCAAAATGGCCGACTATCTCCGTCTTCATAAAATTGTGACCGGCATGAATGCTCGCAGTGTTTGGGAACTTCTATCCACTGGAAAGGGGTTGGATCATCTAATTAATATGCCGGAGCATTTCACAAGATGGTTAGAGCAGTGGAATCGAAAACTTACAATTGAATTTTATGCCTTGTACACAGCGGTTGAAAGCATTTATATTAATCGTCCTATGTATGAAGGCGGCGATAAAAGTTATTTTCGAAAGTATCGGGCAGAATGCGCAGCATACTTCTTTCGACAAGGGCGAGACGATTTGAAGAGCGCGTTCTTTGCTATGATCGACGGCAAAGATCCTGCGCTGGCCATCTGGGGCATGATTGAGCCCCGCGGCGATGATCGTAGCTTTAGGGAGGACGGCGAATGATCGGATCCAAAGGTCCAACACTCACTGAAGAAGAATTAGGAGAGATCTTGGAATTCACAAGGAAGTATCCCGAGACAGCTATGCAACTGAAGACACTGGCATCTGGTCCGCGTGTTTTATTAGAAGTAATTCGTGAAGAAATTAAAAAGGGGAAACTATGAAATTCCGCTTCTATACCGAAGGAAAATTTCATATTTTTCGTGGTAAAGCCCACACCGAACTTTGGTATGTTTACGATACCAACGCAGATAAGTATGTGGGCGGATCGTTTTATACCCTGAAAGATGCCCGAGAATATGCAAAAGGAAAAGAATGAGCCGAGCACTGTACGAAATCTGGAATTTGAATGACAATCTGAAAGGTTATCAATGGGCCGCTCAACTCCATGATTATGTGGCCTACTTCCAGACGGAAGAAAAAGCCGTTAAGTATGTGGAATCTGTCAAGATCAATCGCGCAGAAAAGAAATCAACAGTAAGTTGATTTCAGGAGACATATGTTAATAGTTTATGTAAAGTGTCCGAAGCATCCCCGATATAAAGGCTTGAAAGACTCGAAATGCAAGCAATGTCACTACCTTTTTGAAACACGAAAAAACATCGATGAGTTGCCGCCTCTAAAACCATACTTTAAGGTCACGCTTATTAACGAAAAAACCGTTCTAACGTGCAGACGAGATTTTTATCCCAGCGTGGGGATTTCTCCTCGAATCGTGGCAGGTTATCGAGCGTGAATCTCTGGGAGTTTCTGTTCTGTCCGATCCATGGAATTCTGCGCCCGGACAATTGGAGTATGATTATAGTTTCTTTTTTGCAGTGTAAGGAAAGTCTGTGGGCGGCTTTCTATCGCGTTAAATCATGCCCGCATTCAAACAGCCTGTATGACCCCCCAGGAAAAATCCAAGGATCAGCGGCTCCGCAAGAATTACGGCTGGACGTTGGAGATGTACAATCAATTGGCCGCGATTCAAGACTATAAGTGTGCGGCATGCGGTAAACCCGCGAAGACAATGCCTTTGAATGTTGATCACAAGCATTTCCATATTGAGGTTCAACGCTGCACACCCCCGGTTACGGGTTGGATAGCTAATGTGTCTGAATTAAACAGACCGCCGTTTGTAGCTAAAACAAAGGTCGAAGCGATGCGCCTAGCCCGCGAAGATGCCTTACCGCATTCGGTCCGCGGCCTCCTCTGTGCGGGCCGCTATATGGGCTGCAATCGCAAGCTGGGGCGCATAGACAACATCCCTTGGCTCGAAGCCATCCTTGCCTATCTGCGGTCCTGGCCGGCGAAACAGATTGAAATCAAAAGGTGAATAGTGATTAAAATAGACGAAGAATTCAAATGCGATAGATGCGGTAAACCTATTACTGGCGTATATGGGAGCATCGGTGGGAATATTGTGCCTTTCATACTAGCCAAATGCTACCACATGACTTGCATCCCAACAGTGTCAGAATTGCTACATTCAACAGAAATCAAATAACTATTGATTCTTCTTCAAGTAAGTATTGATTAGCATGCCCGTACTGGAACACCCTTTAGGAGAACTCTATTGAGTAGCACACCTACCCCCAAACCCACAGAAACATTGGTTCAAGAGATCGAACACGGTGTCGCCGCCGGTGCCAAACGGATTGGTCTTTGGCTTGATCCCGCACACATCATTTTAGTCATTATGCTAGCCTTCGCGCTGTTAGGAGGTGTTTATTTTTTCGAATCCAAGCGAGCCGATGTGGCCGAGGCAAAAGCCGAAGTCGCCACCCAGGTTTTAAAGGTGGCCCAGGAGGCCGCAGCATCCAGCGCAGTCCAGAATGCGGTACAGCAAGAGCAGTCTAAAGCTGTCGAAGCGGCTATGGCCGCAGCCAACCAGCAGCTTATTACGGCTAACTCCCAACTCCAAAACGCGAACAAGCAATTAACCAATCAACTGCTCACGCAACAGAAAACAGATGCTACGCTTCCGCCGTCCGGGCAAGCGCAGCGCTGGCAGCAATTAGTACCTCAAGCAACTGTATCTGTTACACCCTCGGGATTCTCAGTGGATCCGGTGGGCGGCTTGGCAACAATTCAAGCTTTGGAAGAGATTCCCGTGGATCGTCAGACAATCGCAAACCTAACAAGCGAGGTGTCGAATGACCAAAAAACCATTGCTAATGATGCAGTTTCGCTTACCGCAGAAAAAATCGCCCATGCGAGTGACGTTGCGAATGATCAAAAACAATTAGTTGCATCACAGGATGAAACAAAAAAAGTTAAAGATGATTTTACTGTGTATAAACACAAGGCGAGAAAAAACATTATCAAAGCTTTCTTCATCGGTGTAGTTGTGGGGGTGATAGGTGGGCACGCTGCGGGTATCTGAAGTTCCACCGCCCGAGCAGCGACTTTGTAAAATACATGGACGCCCAGTACAACCCTCAGCTTGGCGAAGTAGGCATCGCAACACCGGCTGTTCTAAATGCGGAAATACAAGACCCAGTTATTTAAAGATAAAGCATAGGTATGAAACAGGCGAACAAGCAAAAGCACTGGATAGACAACACAAATCTAAAAAAAGTTTTCAACACGATCCTTTAAAGTTTATCCGCAAACAGATGATTGTGCCTTTAAAAAGAATTCGAGGAGTCCTGAATGGCATTTGAAACCGAGCTTCAGGTAGTTCAGAAAAGATTTAAGAAAATCATTGTAGATGTTGATCGGCCCGTTTCAGATTTTCCCGAACTCGATGTAATCGTGCCGGACAGTTGGAAACAGATTCAACTCGCTCCTCTTTATGATGTCCACTTCGGCAATGAAGAGCAGGATGAAAAACTTCTTGCCAAGCATCTAAAATGGATTGCTGAAACCCCTGACGTATTGACATGGAATGGCGGCGATATGATCGAGAATATCACGCCGGCCCAAGGTAAAATGGGCCATACAAAACTAGCTCCACAAGATCAGTTGGATTTAGCGATAACATCGTTGGCCCCAATTCGACATAAGATGCTATTCAGTCTGCCGGGTAATCATGAAGCTCGAACATATCAAACTGCGCAGGTTAGCGCCGGAAAGATCATAGCCGATAGTTTACAACTGCCTTATTTTAGAGATTATTGCTTCATGACAATTCGATGGAGAGAACAGGTATTTAGAATTCTCGCACATCACGGAGCCGGCGCTGCGCAAACACCCGGCGCTCAACTCAATTCGGCTCGTAAAGATTTGGCTTGGACAACAGCTGATATCATTTGGACGGGGCATTTACACCAGAACAGGTTGGATGTGGTTTATCGTGTAGACTATGATCAGAGAGACGGACGGGCATTCGAAAGAGACACTCTTGTAATCATTTCTCCATCTTACCTCAATTATTTCGGCGGATACGCCGCAGCGGTACGTTTGGCTCCCGGTGTACGCGGACTGAGTGTGGCTACCTTAAATCCTGACGGGCGTATAGATGCGAACATTCACGCTCGCGGAAAGAGGCTCTAATGAAAGCAACAGCAAAATTATATTTTCGAAAAAGCAAAACGGCGGCTGAACGCATCAAAGTTAACGGAGCTATAAATGTTTCTGCCGCACTAAAAGATTTAGCAATTTTGATCGGTGATACGACAGCAACCCGAACAGAAATTGTTATTACAGTTCCGCGCCGACGATCGAGCTAATGCTGAAGACGATCCTTCTTCTCATCTCGATAGCGATGACAGTGGGAATCTATACTCCGCTTTGGCGACGTGTGCTGAAAAGAAAACACACGCGGGATTTTAGCAAGATGTCACAATGGTTTATTACGCTTTGTCAGATGAACGGATTTATTCTGGCGACAGCTGAACATGCACATTTTCTTCAAGCATGGTATGTTTTGCAAACAGCTTTATGTTTTACACAGATGTATTTCATTTATCATTACTGGGATACTCTCCCGCCAATCATGAGGACTAATGAGCCTACTTCTGGGATTCGGCAACAAAGCGCGGCACGGGAAGGACGGTGCGGCTGCGGCGATTCTTTCACACGTCCAAGATAAGAACGAACGTCTCGCACATTACTATAATCAACCGGCCCCGATTCGGGCTCAACAATTTCGATTTGCCGAAGCTTTGTATGAAGAATGCCGAACGCTTCACGGTATGACTGAGAAAGATGCACCTCTACTTCAAAAAGTGGGCGCGGATCGTCGCGCAGAGAATCAGAACTATTGGATTGATAAAGTAATGATTCAAGTGGATGCATTTTTCAAGAAATTTCCCAAAGGAGTCGCCATTATAACGGATGTTCGCTATAAAAACGAGGCCGCCACTATTAAAAGTAAGAGCGGTTATTTGATTAATGTCACAAGGTTGAATGAAGACGGAACGCCTTTCGTCGCTCCGGACCGTCCGGCCGACCATCCTTCGGAGGTAGAACTTGATGAATACAACTGGAACTATTACATCCGAACTAAAGATGGAGAGCAAGCGCTCGCGGCAGAATATGCCGTTACGCTCTATGAATTTTTGCGGGGACTCCATGACGCCTATTAAAGACGGACCGGATGTTAGCCGGGCTTGGATCCAAACGGTCAGCGGAGGCCAGTTTCATATATTGGATCCCCGGCAGGATGAGATTCACATAACAGATATCGGCCACGCGTTGGCTCAGATGTGCCGTTTCACCGGCCATGTACGCAGGTTCTATTCGGTAGCCGAGCATTGTGTATTGGCTTCTCAGATTGTACCCGCTCAGGATGCATTGTGGGCTTTGCTCCATGATGCTTCAGAAGCTTATATTGCAGATCTCAATCGTCCGTTAAAGCATTTCACTGCGGTTGGACCTACATATTTGGAAACTGAAAAGAAGATTATGGATGCTATCTGTGTAAAGTTCCGTATTAGTCCTGATCAACCGGCCAGCGTTCATAAAGCGGACACCGCTATGCTCTACGCGGAGAAAGATCAACTGATGCCTCCTATGATTTGGGAAACAAAGTGGGGTAACGATCAACAACCCGCAGACATTAAGGTTCGCTGTTGGTCGCCTGAGATTGCTAAGGTCGAATATCTTCACCGGTACTATGAACTTACAAAACAACTTTAAAGGAGAATTAAATTGAGTATATTAGACAGTCAGTTTAGAACCGTAACTTGTAATGCGCCCTCTTGCAAAAATACAGTAACCTTCCAGCAAGCTCAAGATCAGATCGCGGTTAAAGAAGCGATGGAAGCTAACGCTTGGCTTAAAACGACTCGCCTAGTTCAGCAAATTTATGGAGGTCGTAATTTCTGCTATTGCTCTGATGCTTGCGAGTTAGAAGGGGTTGCAGCTAACTATCATAACCCAGACGAACCTAAGAAGATCATTGCCACGCCAGCCGGCGCAGGCCAGATTGCTCAGGCTGCCGAAGCCGCGAAGAGAGCGGAAGAGGCAACAAAGGCTTTGAAGGCAGGCGGTCCGGTTACAGTTCACGGAGCTTAAAGGAGAAAATATGCATCGAGAATTTCAAACCTTTCGATTGAATTCGGAAGGCATTTCTAAAGCTGAAATGGTAGCTACAGTATTTGATGATCTTTTAACAGAACTTGAGACTATCGCCGGAGAATTGGCGACGAGTCGAGAGATGTCAATTGTGCGTACCAAGTTGGAAGAGGCGGCATTCTTTTCTAAAAAAGCAGTAGCAAGTAATCCGCGCAATCAATTAGTCTGAGAGAGCCGATGACAGATTATATGGTTCGTTTCAAAGCCCACATTATACCCGCTCTGAAGCCCGAGGATTGGCCCAACCCCATCCTCACGGATTCTTTTTTCTCTGTTGATAGTTTTAAAGTCTTAGCAGATGCAGTAAACAACAATATGAAGTTTTTTATCCGACAGGGCGGGATAATATTTTTGAAAGAAGCTCACCATCATTTAGGTGAAAATATTGAAACAATGAATCTTCGGGTATATGTGCCTATGCATATGATCTCTCACATCGAACAAGAAACAACGAAAATGATGGGTATCATGCCTGATCCGGAAGGCGAGGAGACAGTGTTCCAATGATCTTATTAGGCGCAGATTTTGAGACGACAGGTCTTTCTCCGGATGCAGATCGTATCATCGAAGTAGGTGCTCTTCTCTATTCAACCGGCCAAAAGAAGTGTTTGGAATCCTCCGGTTATTTGGTGAAGTCAGATGTTCTAGTTCCTGAACTCATAACCAAACTTACAGGAATCACACAAGCCGCGGTCGATAAGTTTGGCTACGGCTCACGAGACGCACTTGAGGCCCTTTTGGATCTTATGGTTCAGGCCGATGCTATTGTGGGGCAGAACATCATTCAGTTTGATAAACGTTTCTTGGAACGCTGGGCACAAAGAGAAGGATTGGCAATTCCTAATAAGCTTTGGATTGACACACGCACCGATCTTCCGGGAGTTGATTCAAAACATTTAGGATACATGGCTGCGGACGCGGGGTTTTTGAATATGTTTCCACACTCGGCATTAGCGGATGTACAGACAGTGATCAAGCTGGTTGGAATGCATGATATCAATAAAGTTGTTGAACGAGCCCAGAGTCCTACAGTTGTTTTGTTGGCTCATCAAAGAATCGAAGATAATAGTTTAGCAAAGGCAAGAAAATTCCTTTGGAATCCCGATTACAAAGTGTGGTGGCGCGTCACGAAGCAAATGGATATTGATGAACTTGTGAAGGAAGCGCCTTTCAACATTTCAATTGCACCTCCGGAAATCCTCATTACAAAACTCTGGTATGGCAATTAAAAAGCTTGTCTCGGTCTAACGCATAGATATCTGCGGTAGGAGACAAGAGGTGCGCGGGGTACCTCGGAGAGATCCAAAACCCCGATTAATCTGAATAAAACCAATAAAGGAGAAATATGATAGTTCAAGATAGTTCAAAAAACTTCGAGAATCCGGAAACTGGTCGATTCAATGGAACAATCATCGATATAGTAGATCTCGGAATAAAGAAGAACCGATTCGGCGAAGAAAAAGTTCGCATGCGAATCATTTGGGTATTAGACAAGAACGACTCTCAAGGAGCGCCTTTTCGTGTGATGCGTGAAGTTAATGCAACGATCGCCGACAAGCCTAAGAAGTCGAACTTGTATGAAATTGTTGAACAGGTCACAGGGCGTGCGCCTTCTGTCCCGTTTGACTCTGAAGTTTTGATCGGTCGCTCTAACGAGTTGACTATTGTGAGAGAAGCAGATGCAGCAACTGGAAAGGTGTATGCCAATATCAAGGTCATCATGCCTCTTCCAGCCGGTGTTGTTCCGCCTCAGGCTCCGGCCGGCTTCGTCCGCGCCGAAGTCAAGAAAGCAATGCAAGCTGCACAAGCTGGAGCGCCCCGCGTAGCCGCGGCCAATACCACGGGTTCAACGCCGACGGCGCAACCTACGGTTCAGGGACAAGCGGTCGCCCCTGCACAGCCCGCAGTCGCAGCACAGCCCAACCAGGCTGCACAGCCGGCGACCCCGGCACAACCCGCGCCTGCAACTCAGCCCGCGGTTGACGCTGCGTTCTAAAGAGAAGGGAAAGCCGCTGGATCTAGGCTTGACAGGCGTGGAGAGACACGCAATCATTTTAGGAGAACAGCTTGGGTTTCTATAAAGAATTGGCAACCCCTTTAGCTGAACGTGGAATTCCCACGGTACCTCTCCGCCCAAAAACAAAAATCGCTTTCATGGATGGTTGGAATAATCTAGCCACCACTGATTTAGCACAGATCGAACTTTGGGATAGTCTGTACCCAGATGCAAATTGCGGTTCCGTTGCCAAAGCGGAATTCGGCGCTGTTTGGTTCTTCGAGTTCGATGGGCCGGATGTTGCGCAACGCGTATTCGCCGACACTAAGCAAAAACTTCCCGATACTTTTATGGTCCGATCCTCTCCGGGTCGCGGCCACATTTATTTCCGGCAGAACGCCGCCAGTCTTGCGATGGGTAATATTGCGCAAGGCTTTGTAAAGAATGGCGATTGGTCGGCCCGCGTCAGTAATCAATATGTTGTGTCACCCGGCAGTCTCCACCCCCGCACCGGCCTACCTTACGAAATACGATCCCTAGCTCCAATTGTTGAAGCACCTCAATGGTTTATCGATTGGTGTATCTCTCAAAAAGTTGAAAAGAAAAAATTAATACTGGCGGATAGTACTGAGCCCATCTCGGAGCATGCTCGCAATGATACCTTAACTTCTATCGGCGGGGGTTTGCGTCATAAAGGTTTGATTCACGGTGAAATATTAGCTGCTTTGTTGCGCATCAATGAAGAGCGCTGTTACCCACCCTTACCGGAATCTGAAGTTCAAACAATTGCAGCGTCAGTTAGTCGCTATGAAGTAGGCAAATCTAATGTGGTTCTTGTGGGTGGCAAAGTAGCCGGCTCAACTTCGGAATCCCCACCCCAACAAATGGCTTTGGCAACCGAGGAAGAAATTACCGAAATAACAGCCATTCCTTATCCTAAACCGATCGGCGGTTGGGATTGGATCATGCGTGGCACCTCTGTATATGAAGGTTTGGTCAAGCCTTTCTGTGATGTCAATTCACGCTATCCTGAGTTCATGTTTATGCCCGCCATCACTCTTATGCTGAATTATCTAGGAACTAAGATATATGTGAAAGACAAGAATCTTATTCCTTCAATTTTCATGGTATCAATCGGCCGCGCCGGTCGTGTAATCAAATCATCCTGTGTTCAGGATGCTATAGCTTACTTCGAATATATGGGCTGCGTAGGACACGGCGAACAATCTGTGAATAACGCAAATGGGCGATCTCTTGTGTTCACACCCGCTTCACCGGAGGGTTTAGGCAAGGAATTAAATAGAATGAACTGCAAAAATGGAGTTCTTTTCTACGATGAACTTTCGACACTCACCAATAAAGCTGGCATCGATGGGAGCACGCTCACATCTACTCTTCTTACACTTTATGAGTCCGGCAAATTTCAAAATATGGTTAAGTCCGCTAAAGACAGTTATTCACTTTTACCAGGCACCTACGTCGCATCCTTGATTGCATGTTCAACCGATAAAAATTTCGCAATGAATTGGAGCAAATTAGCCGGCAAATCTACCGGACTTAATGATAGATTTTTCTTTCTTTACCAACCTGAGATTTTGAAAGACATCACAGATTATATACATGTAAACACCCAAGAAGGTTCAGCAAAAACACGTCAACTTATTGATAAAGCTCTTGAGAAAAAAGTTTATGAAATTACAAACAAATCTCCTCTAAATGTTTTTAGAAAAGAAAATGAAAATGAAAATCGAGCAGCTATAAGGGCAGAAAAGCTAGCGTTGTATTTTGCAGTCGATTTAGGACTCGATGAGATAGATGATGAGTGCATCGAGAGAGCCTTGGCCCTTATAGATTATGAAATGAAAGTTAAGAAATACTTGAAAGTCTACGAAGCCGCCACCCGCGAAGGCAGCCTTCAAATGGAAGTTCTTTATCAGTTGCAAAAATCGGGTGGATCACTCCCTATGCGAGAACTATATCGACTACTCCATCCGGAGCGTTTTGGAACCAGTCTTTGGAATAGCGTATACATTGGGCTTTTAAAGGCCGGCTGGTGTCGTGAAGAGGGTAGTGGAACCAGAGGTGATCCGAAAAAATTAATATTATTGAGAGCCCCCGAAGATGAAGATTAAGTGTGTTGTGAGGGGTTGCCCAAATAGCTTTGTTAAAAAATCCAATAATCACAAACACTGTGATACCTGCCGAACAGAATTGAACAATACTCGTAGTTTGAATTGGAACAAAAATAATGTAGAAAAGTGTTTGGCAGCTACTCGCAGATGGAGAAAAAGAAATAGAGAACACACAAAAAAGGACAACATGAGGTTCCAAAAAGAAAATCCTAAATACAAACGTTCGCGTAGTAGAAAACTTAAAATAGAAGTTTTAAGTTACTATGGTAAGAACGGTAAACTCATGTGTTGTTGGAGAAAATGTACTGTATCTGATTTAGATTGCCTTACTTTGGATCATATGAATAATAACGGGGCAGAAATGAGACGAGCAGGCGGCCCAATAGGTGGGGTGGATCTATATAGTAAACTTAAAAACAATGACTATCCTAAAAATCATCAAACACTTTGTGCAAACCATCAATTAAAGAAAGAACTTCTCCGTCGTAGGAGATCAGCCTAGTGTTACATGTTGATTTTGAAACACGGGCGATGGTTGAACTCCGCGGGCCGAAGTCCGTAGGCTTATATAACTACATGCATCACCCCCAAACAGATGTCCTCTTATTAGGTTGGGCTTTCGATTCCGAACCCGTTGAAATTTGGAACGTCATCCAGGGCGATCCTATGCCCAATAAACTTCAAAAAGGTTTAGAAGATTCTAAACAGACTTTAGATGCTTTTAATTCAACTTTCGAACGCTACTGTTTCGACTTCAAATTAGGTATTCATTTACCTATTGAGCGTTTCCAAGATCCTCAAGCTTCAGCCCGCTATCTATCCCTTCCCGCCGATTTGGAAGATGTCGGCACCATCCTCGGACTTCCTTATGATTACGCAAAAGATAAAGAAGGCAAACGTCTTATCGATCTGTTTTGCAAACCCCACAAGAAGAAAAAGAAAAGAGGCGAGGCCGAGGTTTGGTTTTTTAACGACTGGAATTCCCATCCCGAAGATTGGCTTCAGTTTATTGAATATTGCCGACAGGACGTTGTAGCCGAACGGGAGATTTTGCGCCGTGAGAAAATGTTGGGTGTATGGCCTTTGCCACCCAAAGAGAGATCGATCTGGGAATTTGATCAACGCGTAAATGATCGCGGAATTCCCGTAGATCGAAACTTTGTTCAAAATGCTTTTCTTTTAGCTTCTCGCGAAAAGAAAGACATGATTCAAGTGAACAACGGGCTCACTGGTCTAGAGAATTCCAACTCCAATGATCAGATGAAAGAATGGGCAATCGGACAAGGCTACGCTGGTCTGGATCCTGAAGTGGAAGAAGACGATTTGGAGTATCCAAAATATTCTCTCAATAAAGATGTTGTGAAATCGGAGTTAAAAGATAATGTTAATCTTACACCCCTCTGTCGCCAAGTATTGGAGAATCGCGAAGCAACATCTTCTACGTCCTATCAAAAGATGTCTGCAATCTTGCGACAATTGGCACCCGATGACCGATTACGAAATCAATTCATTTATATGGGAAGTCCCCGATGTGGCCGATGGTCCGGGAACGCAGTTCAACTCCATAATATGGCGCGTCCCACAGAATTTTTTGAAGATGAAGTTAACGTTGACCTCGCCCGTTTTCTTATTTATGCCGGGGATTATGAAGGAATAAAATCTAAGTTTGCAGATCCCGAAACGGGCAAATCCGCCTCTGTTCTTCTCACGGTTAAATCAAATATTCGCACTGCTTTTGTTACCAAGAGTGGTCTTCGATTTAATGTCAGTGACCTCAATGCAATTGAAACTCGTGTAGGCGCTTGGGTGGCTGGCTGCGAATCTCTTCTCGAAGGTTTTCGTAATATAAAAGATTTTGATCCTTATATGGATTTTGCGATGAAGATGACGCAAATCCCATATGAAATTTTAATGCGGGACAAATCATCCAAAGATCCTAAGATTAAAGCGGCCGCTAAAAAACATCGACAAATTGCTAAGCCGGGTGTTTTGGGTTGCATTTATAGAATGGGCGCGGCCACATTGCAAGCCTATGCTGAAGACATGGGTGTTATTTTAACTCTTGAACAATGCGAACAAATTGTTAAGGTGTTCAGAAACGCATATCGTGAAATCGTAGAAATGTGGTACACGATTGAAAACGCTATCGCAGATGTGTTAGCAGAAGGCGCTGTACGAGTAAAGCGTGAGATCGGACCCAACGGTTGCATCAAAATAGATAAATTTGTTTTTGATTGCGGCGGAAATGAGCGTACAATTCTTCGAGTTCAACTTCCTTCGGGTCGCTATCTGCATTATATGGACGCCCGCATTGAAAGCACCCAAATGCCCTGGAAGGATCGAGAAGGCAATGCCGTTTTTAAACCCACTCTTTGGTACGCCGGTCAAGATCAGGAAACAAAGCAATGGGGGGTTGTTACTTCACACGGGGGTAAGGTTTTCGAGAATATAGTCCAAGGAATGGCCCGCGACGTGCTGGCAGAAAAGTTGTTGGCCTTCGAAGCCGCAGGCCTCTTTGTAGTGGGACACGTGCATGACGAAGGAATTACGGAAACCGAAGACGATCCTTTCACACCCGGATTGGTGGAGATGAATAACATTATGGCCGAATCTGTACTCTGGGCTCCCGGCTTACCTCTTTCTTCTGATGGATTTGAAGGAAATTATTACCATAAATAGGGGAATTATATACTTGACACCAAACGCCCAACCTGATACACTCTCTTACAGATAGAGAGCATCGGGAGGCGAATATGAGCCGAAGCACCATAAGCACCTTTCAGTTATTTGAGAAGTTTCCAGACGAAGAATCGGCTCGAATCTATCTTGAAAAGAGACTTTGGAAAGACGGTGCTCGTTGCCCGAAGTGCAAAGGAACCGAGTATGTCAGAGGGCGGAAAGGAAAACACGGCGTGTATTTTTGCAACAAGTGCCGATTGGACTTCACGGTGAGAACAGGAACTATATTCGGGCGGTCGCATGTACCACTACACAAGTGGCTCTACGCGATGTACCTGCTTGTGACGGCACGAAAGGGCATCTCGTCTCTTCAGTTGGGCAAAGAGATAGGAATCACTCAGAAATCGGCGTGGTTTGTTTTGCAGCGGCTTCGTGAAGCGTGTGGGGCGCAAGTCGTGATGCTCAAGGGGATCATTGAAGCCGATGAAACGTATTTCACAGGCAAGGAAAGCAGTCGCCACATGTGGGAGCGGTTGCATGAGCCACGGGAGCGAGCGGACAAGGCTCTTGTGATGGGAATGCGGCAACGTGGCGGCGATACGATTGCGAAAGTAATTCGCAGTACGGGCGGTCGGGAACTTCGCGCAGCCATTCAAAATAACGTGGCACAAGGTTCTCGCGTAATGACAGATGCTTTTGCGGGATACACATCGCTCGGTAAAGATGGATTCAAACACGAAATGGTGAACCACACTAAGGATGAATATGTTCGCGGAGACGTTCACACGAACAGTATTGAATCCGTCTGGGCTGTGATGAAACGCGGGATGCATGGCGTCTATCACCACGCCAGCAAGAAGCATCTCGGACGATATGTTGATGAGTTTACGTTTCGTTTGAACGCAGGGAAGGTACAGCGTCACACGTTTGACCGACTGGATAGTTTCATTGACGCAGTTGCGGGAAAGAGAATCACCTACAAAACTCTTACAAAGGAGACCGTATAATGGCAGCATATCAAGTGTTCTACACATTTCGAGACAAGGTGTCCAGTCACTTCCTAGATGCGGACTCCGCTATTGAAGCGATGGAGAAACTACCTCGATTCTATCCGCAAATTAAAACCGCGTTCAAGGCACAGAGAGTCTACACATCCAAAGCCGTACAGGACGAGTTGAGTTTTACTTGGACAAAGGAAATCGTCGCTTTCATCTATGCGATGGTTGACGGTAAAGTGCGGATGTATGTTGAAGGGAACAGCGACGTTTCTAAAGAAATCGAGGATAAATATCAAGAGTTAACAGGTGAAGTTCTCGTTCCCAAAAAAGGAGTTTACAACATTGCGCCTGATGCGAAATGGGGAACTGAAGGAACTGTGTATTATGGTTCGATTCCTTTTCCAGAAGATTTCGGACTAGAGCCTGAAAAGTCAGGTCAGGTCAATTCTACAAAACTGTTTTGGGTTTTGATTCGTATGGGCTTCCGACTAGAAGGCGCACACCATACGCACGAAATTGAAAACTCCATTCCAGCGGAGTTACGACGAGTTGCGGGAGTCGCCTAATGAGGGCATCCATCTACCCGATGGAAGGTGCCGTTTCGACAACGAGCCTCCCGCTCCAATCTTGGTCGCCCGACCTATATCTTGAGTTCTGTTCGGCGGGCGACCCTAGATACGAAGCGATTCGTAAAGACCATTATGTTGTTCACAAAGGATGCCACGGTCAACAGATTCATTTCTTGGTTTGGTATAAGAATCAAATCGCGGGAATAATAAGCGGGGGTAGCCCCGTGTTTGCAACTGCCGCCCGCGATTCTTTTTTCAAAATCACAAAAGAGAATCGCACTAAAGTTATCAACGGCATCGTGGACAACGTAGTATTTCGGTTGGTGAACCACGAGCGTAATTTAGGCAGTCGTGTTCTCTCGTTGTGGGAAAAAGCGGCCGTCGAAACATGGGAAACCTTATACGGCGTAAAGGTTTTTGGCTTCGAGACGTTTATCGTTCGTGAAGGTTTGATGCGCGAAGAAATCACGGACAAGAATGATAATCTAGGCAGACCGCTTCGGAGGGTTGTAATGGTTGCGGATGCGGAAGGAAACATTCGACGCGGGAGTATGTACAAAGCGGCAAACTGGACGCACGCGGGGGAAACAAGCGGCAGTACCAAAGGACATGACGGCGTTGGACTAACAGGCGGCAGAGAAGGCGGCAAAGGCTCGTTTCTCCGCAAGACTACGCTAATCAAAGATGTGTATTGTAAATGGGTGTCTGGATTGGCCGCACCAATCGAATCGGTTTACAAATCTTCATGGAAGGCTGCAACGAAAGAAGGCACACCCGAAGAAAAAGAAACAGCAAAAGCCAAGAGCGCGGCTCGGAAAAATTTGATGGGACGGCGCTTTTATATCAAAGCCGGGAGGCTCACGCATGAAAACTTCTAATCGCCAGATGCAAGGTGGCTCTAGCGGGATGCACCCCGAACGGCGTACCGTTCTGGATTCAATTCGTGTGGATGTTTTACCCTCGCATCCATTGAGTGTGAAAATTTATGGTAAACCAAAACCCACCGAAGAATTGTTGAAGAGTATCGCTGATGTTGGATTGTTACAGCCGCTTGTTGTCAACGATTTTGGCGACGGTAGTTTTCAACTTCTTGTTGGCAATACACGAGCAGAAGCGTGGCGTATTCTTCTCAAGCAGAAGAAAATTTCTACGGTCTGGATTCCTTGTCGCTTCGTGAAACTCTCCCCGCTAGAAGCCGAACGACTTGTGATTGAGTCGAATCGGCAGCGGATTAAAACTCCCGAAATGAAGGCGCGAGAGTTCAAGGAATTGAAACGCATCGAAGAGGCTCTGGCAAAAGAGAGAATGCTAGCGGGCACCAAACCTGACCCTATGGCCAAAAGGCCACAGGGTCAATCAGCCGCTTTAGCGGCGGCAGCAATCGGGATGGGCACTAATACCGCCAAGAAGATAGAAGCCGTCGTGGACGCCGCCGACAGCGGGGATAAGAAGGCTCAAACTGCCCTTAAAGCGGTCAACGCTGGTGACCTGAGCATCGCAGGAGCATACAAGGCGGTTGCCAAGCCTAAACACCCAGAAAAAATAAACGCGGGCGTCCTAGAGGCGCGGGAGTTGACGCGTTTGTTCAAGAACGGGGAAGTGACCCGAAGCAAGCGGGACGGTCTGTTTCACGTCACTGTCCGCGACGTGACGCCCGAACAAGTGCGAAAATTAGCGAAAGCGATTTAGTGGGGTTAAGTATATAATTCCCATAAATAGTGCTTGACAAGGATGAGAATATCGGTGAAAATGTGACTAGAATAGCGAGGAGTCAAATGGCGAAAAAGAAACCGTTTACACCCATCTTAACTGATTTGTCTCAATTGTCCAAAGAACAGCAAGATGAGTACGTATTGGCGGCTTGTGAATTTTTGGGCGTACCATCCGAGCTTGGGCTAGTCGGGCTTTCTCTTATGGATACAGGAGACGGCGCTCGCAACATGGTGTTATATGTGAAGAAAGGCGCAACTGACATTATTCGAAACAACCGAAAAATCAATGTGGAAAAATTAGAACAGACCAACGGCGACGGTTATGTAGGTTGGATGGCGACCGGAAAAGATGCTACAGGACGCCAAGAGATTGCAGTTGGCACGGTATCGATTAAAGGGTTGACCGGGCGGGCTGTTGCTGACGCGGTAATGACTGCTCAAACAAAATCAATGCGACGTATGACCATCCAGTTTGCCGGTGGCGGATTTTTAGATGAGACAGAAATAACTGAAAAAACCAGCAATCTTTCGAATGCGGCTGAATCACTTTCACAACTCGCACAGCCTATTCAACCGGTAGTTGTACCCTCAATTGCGGCGGGTAAAGACATTACGGATGCTTCCAAGGCAGTCGCGTCAACTCCGACGCCCGAGCCGCTGAATAGCGCTGTAGGAGCTATTGGTTCATCGGCGGCTCAGGCTGAGGAGCCTCGAAAGAAACGAAAACGTAAGACTGTCTCATTGGATAATCCCGAATCGATCTCTGTAGTGCAGCCCTCGGCCGCCCCGGTTCCCCCGGTTGCGGTCCAGGTAACAGAGCAGGTACCGGTGGAGCCCCAAGTGGCTGCACCACTAGTGGCTGAGAAGCCGGTGCCTGTTACTCCTGAACCTAAATCTCAAACAGTTTATCAAGGTACACCTCCCACCCAAGAACAAAAAGACGAGTTCAAGAAAAAAGTTTCAGATTATATCAACAATATTCTGCCTAAGGCCGGCTTCCTTCAGTCCGAAAAATTGGGTAGTCGTAATGATAAAATGAAACTGTTCGCAAAGGCGATGTTTCCCTCAGCGAGTATGAAGACACTAGCTGTCGAACAGCAAAATCATTTCTTGAATTTCATGGAGACAAAAATAAAGGAAGTAGGTATTGAAGGGCTTGTCAAGATCATCAATACGCAAATCGGGGAGGAAACCAATGTATAATGCTCTAATTGTCGCCGTTCCGGCTTTCTTTTTATTTGCAGCGATCGGACTATCGCAACTAGAGCCGAGGCTGCCCACTTTTACACCCGATGAATTGAGAGAGACGGCCGGATACCATAATCGCATGAATCGAACGGGCACGTTTACACACCCCAAGTTTGCATCTGCTTTAAGTTTCAAAGTTTGCGAAAAGCGAATACTCTATTTGCCAGGAAGAACAACCTAATGGATATAAGATCCGGCTGCGGCTATCCGGGCGCAGCGCTGTCAAATTTTGCGGCTCATCCTTTCGTATTTGACGGCATTCAGGTCAATTCCATGGAAGGTCTTCTTCAGTCCTTCAAGTTTAAAGAAATTGAAATACAAAGAGAAATCTGTCTGTTAGTAGGCTATGCCGCTAAGAAGCGCGGTAAAAGCAAGAACTGGCGAATTCGACAGACTTTATATTGGAACGGCGAAGGCTATCTTCGGGCCGATGATGGGTATCAAAAACTTTTAGACCGCGCTTACTTAACCCTCTATCAACAAAATGAAGGATTCCGTAAGGCACTATTAGCCACAAAAGAGGCGGTTCTCACCCATTCAATCGGCCGGACAAATACCGCAGAAACAATTTTAACGCAACATGAATTTTGTTCCCGCCTTATGTGGTTGAAACAATTAGCAAAAGAAGAGCAGGAGAAACAAAAAGTCTAAGGATCTCCTTTGAGCCGCAGTCTTTCCGTTGATTTAAATGAAGAACAAACTATAGCAGCCAACGCCATAGAGGGTGTTTGGGTTGTGCTCGCAGGTCCGGGAAGCGGCAAGACTACTGTGCTTCTTCGGCGCGATTATAATATGATGATGAGGAATATATCGGCTAAAGATCGACTTAATTTAACCTTCACCAACTCCGCGGCGTTGGAAATGGCCTCACGATCGGGGATGTTGGATGCTAAGTCCGTCTTCCGTACCTTCCACAGTTTTGCATTGGAATTGATCAAGAACGAGCGTCACAAACTGCCCTTTACGACGTGCGACACTGTAATACCCGTTGATCTCCAAGATTATGAGTTATTATTTGAATTGGTGAAAATCTATCCAGCGATTAACTGGCGTACCCTCCAAGAGCGCATCACATCTTGGAAGTGTTCAAACACATCGCCCGAGCAAGCCATCGATGAAGTAAGACAAAACGGAATTGAATATTTCTATGCGTTGGCCTACCACGATTACGAAAAGAAGTGTCGTGAACAGGGCTGGCTGGACTTTGCATCTCTGATGGAAGAGACAGTCAAGCTTCTTGAGACGGATGAAGAGGTTCGAAATAAGTACAAAAGAAAATACATTGCAGTGGATGAAGCCCAGGATTGTGATGAGCTTCAATTTCGTCTTCTGCAACTGCTGTTCGATGGCAATATATTCGCGGTCGGCGATGAGAATCAACTGATCTACGAATGGCGCAATGCAAAGAGTGGGAATCTAACCAATTTTGCTCGTGTGTTTCCCGGCGCGACGATTCTTTATCTGGGTACCAATCATCGAAGCACTTCTAGTCTCGTGGATTTCTTTAAAGATATTCTACCGGTTGATAATGGATTAGCATCACACATGTCAACTTATAATGAGATAGGGATTCCTTTTACGATAACCAAATATGCCGACGAGCAAGAAGAAGCTGAACAGATTCTAAAGAAAATTACAGATCCAACCAACACAGTTATCATCGCCCGTACCAACCGCCAATTATTTATTTTCCAAAGGATTTGCGCTCTGCGCGGAATCAAATACAACTTTTTAGGTAAGAAGGATTTTTGGGAACAAAATGAAATTAAGAAGCTGCTAAGTTTAGCCAAAAATTCCCGTGATGCTAGATCAGCCAACGTCGTTCTAACACATTTAATCCAGCAACACAATCTTGTAGCCCTCTATTCTCAGGCTGGCAGTAATCCCATGGAGTCTAGTCCTGTCGAAAACCTAAATAGCATCGTGAAGATAGCCCACGGAAAAGGTAATATTAAAGAATTTTTAGATTATTTGCGCCGCCTTACCCATGCTCGGAAGAAATCGGATGCGTTGACCCTCTCTACCGTACATCAAGCTAAAGGTCGAGAATGGCACACTGTTTTTATTGTGGGGTGTAAGCAAGGCACCATGCCCCATAAGGACGGAGAGTTGCCCGAGGAAGCCCGCATTTTTTTCGTGGCTTGCTCCCGTGCCGCCCGTGAACTTCATATCAGTTTCTATAAATCACTCAGTATGTACCTCAACAATTACCAAGATCGAATTATAGAATATGAGCCGGAGGAAGAAGATGGCGTTTCTATACATCAACACGAAGGGTGAGCCTTGGCGGAAACATAGTTATAGCGCCGGCGGGGATTATGAACAAAGCCCCAGTAAATACTATGCTCGCCGAGTTTTGGGTTGGAAAGAAAAAGAAGATATGGCTCGCTTTATGTTCGGTCGAGCATTGGAAAAAGCGATTGAATATTTCCATGATAACAATGGAATGGGCATCACCGAGAAGTTTCTGGAACTCTGGGCTCCGACCAAAGATATGAAGGACGTAATTTATACGAAGGTAGAAAAGAACTGGGAAACACTTAATCGCATGGGCATTGATATGACGAAACTCTATATCGTTCGCCATCTCTCTCTGCCTATACCACTCGGAGGCGGCAGCGTCTTTCAACGGGAATATGCTAAGGAAGTTTATCCCAACGACCCTAACTACGGCGAGATTCAAGACGCTGGTAAACTGGACATCGTATGCTACGTGGATCCTGCACACCCAATGTTAACACCCGTACACTGGAAACCAGAGTATGGAATTTTGAGGCCACTAATTGTTGATATCAAGACATCGGGCCAAGACTACGATGCCCGGCCGGGTATGCCGGCGTTCGACAAACAGCTTCGTCGATATTCTTGGCAGTCCGGAATTCGAGACGTAGCCTTTTTAACTTTTGTCAAGAAGAGCTTGGGTTACAAAAAGAATTCTAAAGTTACATTGTTGGTGGATGTGGGGGTTTATAAAGCCGGAACTGAAATGATTGTTGCCGGTACGATTGAGGGCGGCGCGTGGCTCGTAGGCGGCCAGTTCGCCATGGAAGCGATGAATGTTGCACAAGGTAAGAAGACCGATGGTAAGTTGGATACAACCAAAGCGGCAACCGCCAAAAAAGATGCCTGGCTTGAAGATAATGCGTTGAAAGTGTCCGAGTCAAATTTTACACGTCAACGATTGCAATTCAATTCGGGTTTTGTTACGCAGGAATCAGCCGCCGAGGCCGGATTGATCGCCGGTCGGCAGATCGTACAGATTGTAAATTCTTGGAAGAACAAGCAATGGCCCAACACTTTCGGCATTCGTTATCCACAAGACGATCGCCGAGATCCTTATTTTAGAGCGTTTGTGGAGAAAGATGAAGTTTACAAGAATGAACATTTTAAACTGGTAAGTCCCGATGAAATAGATCTCTTCGATGATGAGCCAGAGCCGGAGGGCGAAGATGAATGAGGTGAAGTGTGTTATAGAAGGGTGCAAAGAAGTTTTCAAAACAGAAGAAGCGGTATCACCCAAAGTACGGTTTGTTTGTAAAAACCATCCTCGCGCACACCAATTAGCCGCGGTTGGCCGTTCTTATAAATCAGATGCAGATACTCGTGATACTGATGTACATTTTCAAACCCATCAGTTCGATAAAAAACTTTAGGAGGAATCATGATTAAATGTATCGGGAACTGCGGCCGTGAAACTGATGCTCTTCCTATAACAACGCCGTCCGGTGCTCCCTGGAAAGCGGAATGGGGCTGGTTGTGTCCTACTTGCGCCAATGAGAGCAAACGTCGAACCATAGCTGGTGGGGAAACCGAATGGCGAGAAAGTATGGCCGAACAAACACATCGATCCAATGAATCTACTTATAGTGAATAAGGAGCCGCATGCTTTCAGATACATTCGAAGAGCTTCGAGGATTTTTAGATGGTCAAGATCCTTTCATGACTACAGGCCATCAAATTTTAAAAATTCGTCGCCCAAAGAAAACAATACCATCCTGGGCTTATAGTCATAAAAAAATTCAAGAGTTTTTACTTCGAGTTTTTCCTAATTTGGAAAAAGATCAAAAGCAAAGAGAACGAGCCGGTCGTTGGGTAAGAATTCTCTATCTTTATTTTAACCAGAATTGGAGTCGAGGTCAGATCGCTTCGGAATTAAAACTGACGTATTCCGCTGTAAATTCCACAATCCGAGCTATCAAAAGGGCTGCGGCGGGCCTTAGATCAGATACCGGTAAATCCTTTAAAAAACCGCGAGGGAGGCCTCGAAAAAACATGCCCGCGTTAAAACATCCTTTAGAGAGGGTTGTGAAGTAATTCTTCGTTTCATAAGATCCTTAAAATGAGAGAGATCCATCTACCAGTTCGGGTTCATAGTTGCCGTATCAAAATGAGGCACTACCCTCCGGAAAGCCTCATGCGTGAGGAGAGGTATATTGAGATCCGGAAAACCGAGAAAGTAAAGGACTTCGGAGTACCTCTCAAACTTGGACAAGATTTTCCACTAGAGGAGCGTGAAGTTGTTGTAAGTGTCACCTACCTGAAATTGCCCAATCGTTGCCGATGTCGTAAATTTATCACCTATTATCGAGCCGACGAGGCCGTTGCGAGTGGCAAGGCGATGCGCACGTTCAAGCTCCTAGCCCGAGGCATAGTTAAGGATGAAAATCAAATCTGGATGCCCATAGTGCGCGAAAGAGTGCCTCGTGTAGATCTGATCAGCCGGGCCGACATCGAAAGAGCCTATATCGGTAGTGAAAAGAAATCAAAGCACTTTAAGTTCAATAGAATCACTAATAGGTACGAAGTTGTTCAAGCACCGGAAGGAATAACTGTCATGGAGTGGTCAATGCGAGCCGAGGAAGAAGTTCGATTTGAAAGAAAGATTCGTAAGCAATTCAAACAGTATATAGCCGATTGTCATGCAGTAACTATGAATGCCCGAGCAGCACTTATTGTGCCTTTTCGTGAAGATCCCTTTGAGGGTCGAACCATATTTGCATTCGGACCGGAGCAACAAACCTCGGGTAAATAATGCTTGACATTTGGATTTGAGGGGCGTAGTCTCCGAATAGGAGGTATAGGATGAAAGTTAATATTTCACTCGTCATTGCCGCCTTTGCTGGCGCTCTCCTCATGGTAAGCGGATTTTGCATTGCTCATGCCGGCCCAAAATACCGATTTAAAACAAGCCCTGCGGCTCTTTATCAGAGTGACAATGAGCTTTATTTTGATAATAAACTCCCCAAGAATGTTATTTTCGTAGAAGGTGAGTGTCCCGATAAACCTACTGACGGCGGGTTTAATGTAGCCTGCACGTCTCATGCGGTAGGAACCCGTTGGTATAAAGTATGGGTCAGCCCCACCTACAATGAAACTTTAACAGATGAGCGAGAGGCCGTCCTTCACGAGTCGTGTCATATCCGAGTATACGAAAATTATGAAAACAAAAACGAAACTTACGGAGGCGACGAACATGGCCCGGAATGGCAGGATTGCATGTTGACTTTGGCGAAAAAGGGCGCATTTGAAACAATCTGGTAAGGAGATCTATGAAAAAATTTTTCACGCATCGATCGGCATCTTTTGCTAAGAGTGGAATTCGACTAGCCGGTTACGGTCTAATCGTTATTTATACTGAAAGTGCTTTAGTCTTTTTGGCATTTGGACTTTTGGCCGTGGCAGAAGCGATCGGCATCGTTGAGGAATTTTTAGTTTAAATCTAATGTGGGGTGGCTCAATGGTACAGCAGACGCCTGTTACGCGTCCAATTGCTGGTTCGAATCCAGCCCCCACAGCCACTTAAGGAGGAACAGATGGGTCATTCAGTTTCAGATGCAGCGGCAGCTTCAGTAAAGAAAAGTGAAAAGAAAATCAAGTCTGAACGCACTGAAGAACAAATTATTCGAGACATCGGCAATCATCTCGAAGCTCGCTTGTCGGTGCCACCGGATGATGTTCGATTACTTTATCGACTTTATACTGAGTTAAAAACCGAAGTCGATCAAGTCAAAGCGACGGGCGTTTACCGAACCGAACTCGAAGAAGATGATCATCGAGATCGGGAACAAAGTGAACGAGGGGCAGGAATTATTTAATGTCTGATCAAATCCGCACCGGCACTAAGAAGAGCCATAGAGAACGTAAGAACGGCGCAAGTCGCGAGGCCTGGGAGAAACAAAAGTTTGAAACCAATACGGCACGCGGCCCTCAAGAGATATTTCAACATTCGGTAGAAATCGGAAATAGCAAAACGGTTACAATACGTCGAGTAAGAGGGTGAAACGAGCGTTGATAGCGGGATTGATTTCCGCGTTTCTGTTTTTGGGGACAATCGAAATCATCGCAAAAGTTTGGGTATTGATTTATCAGGTGCGACCTTCTCGATATAACGTAATGAGGATTATACCCTGATGGTTTGTCAATGGTGCGGCGTTAACCACAGCGAAGGCATTTTAAATCATATCTGTGCGGACGGCTCTACTTTTGAAGAACGAGTAAAGCACTACACTGCGGGAGATAAGCCGCCGGCCAATCTTATGCGACGAATATCGGATCAGCTTAAAAATGGCACGGCCATTTCAAAATTTGGTTTCGATTCAAGTGTCAAACCGAAAGACAAGTATGATGTTTTGCCGTTGACTCCGGAAGATATTGACTGGTTGATCGGCCTCAAGATAGGCTGGTAAGGAGACACATGATTCGAATTAATCTGTTATCTAAGCTGGATAAAGATGTCGCCGCAGCCCGCGCAGCTATTCGAGCCCGCTCATTTAGTGGAAGAAACCCCGCATTAGGCAAAATGTTCAATTGTGAAATCTGCGGAAATCGTCATCGATCTATTAAGATATGTAAACCCATATATGCGACCGGCCGCTATGATCTCGCGCCAGAAGGTGAAAAGAAAATTTTGATAGCATCACAAAAGACACTGAAGGGCGTGATAGGGGCGCGGGCAGTCGCCAAGAAGCGATTCCACCCCCATCCGAGCAAACGCAAGCTCCGACTGGTTCAGCGCACCCAGGAAATCTACCCCACAAACGCGCCGTATTTCAAGTATGCTGTTGAGTGCATGAAGTACTCTCGAACACTCGCCGGCCGACAATTACGATTTGAGACAGGTCGAACAAAGAAATTAGCTCGTGATCAGCAAAAACTATCTCGCCGCATTAATCAACTGTCGGCTGTACCCGGCGCTCGACTGCCGAATCGCCAACTAACTGTGACGGCTATAGGTTTGCAGAGCCGCCGCGAGAAACTGGCGAAGAGGACCGAAGCCAACAAGGTGAAGAATGAATCTTAGTCGAGTTAGCATAGGAATAAAAACGTTCCTTCGGGATGACAAGCTTTTCAACACTATCCAGGCCATACGGGATACCATGCCTGAAGTGCAAATGATCGTTGCTGATGACGGCGATGCGTCCGATGAAAAAGAGGGTGTCTATTCAGATTTACTTCGAGACGGACATGAGGTTATTTGTATGCCGTTCGATTCGGGTTTCGGAGCGAAATCCAATATGATTGCTCGTGTAAACCAGCGACCTTACCTGTTGATCGGATCTGACGATTTTGATTTTCGACCGCCTTCAGTCCGACAAGGTATTGAAATTATGTTTTATGTTTTGGAGCACGATCCAAGTCTTAGTGTTGTCAGTGGGAGGGTCCGCGGATCCTATGAGTTTAATATAGAGGATCAGGGAGATACAATAGTTGAACATAGGGTTTACTTTTCGATCATGCCTCCTGTGCCGCTATATTTTGAGTGCGATCTAACGGTGAATTATTCTCTGATTCGACGGGAAATTTTTCAAAAAGTGAGTTGGGACGATGATGTGAAAATAGGTGGGGGCGAACACGGGGCCTTTTTCGTGGACATAAAACGCGCCGGATTTAAAGTTGCTGTTGCGCCCGGTGCTCAGATAAGTGAGCAACAAGGGGAGGATAGTGATAGATACAAACAATTTCGGAAAAGAGCTAGTTCTAGCGCTCGTCCGTGCTTTGATCGTCGTGGCATACGTAAATATGTTCTTGGCTCTGGTAAGATTGACTACGAAAAAATCGATTATAAAGAACCGCTAACTCGATGAAAACGTTGATTGCTGTTAAAAGCTGCCGGCAAGATCGTGACCGCGACTACCATGAAGTTATTCGCGGCACTTGGGGTCAAGATGTTATCAATGCTGATCTTCATTTTTTCATGGGCAACGGCAATGGAATTTTGCTAGCGAATCAACGAGACGAAGTGAGTGTAAATTGTCCAGACGATTATGCATCCTTACCTTTTAAAACTCGGGAAATCCTAAGGTGGTCAATTGAAAATAATTATGATTTTACTTTCCTCTGCGATACAGATAGTTTTATTATCCTGCAAAATCTGTTAAGAAGCGGATTCGAAAAATACGACTACTACGGTGTAATACGGAAGCCATTGGGTAAAACATTCGTTTATGAGTCAATAGACCGTGAAAAAAGACATACTTGGGTTGGTGAATGTTATCCTTGGGCATCAGGTGGATTAGGATATTTTCTCTCTCGAAAAGCCGCAGAGATTATCATTCAAAGAGAGCCGGATATTTGGGCTGAAGATTTGTGGATAGGTCAAATATTAGGACCGTTGTACGAAGCCGGAGAAATCAAAAGCGGAGATGCGAGCCAAATGATTAGAATCGGAGACGCCAAAAATTTAGAAGGGGTTGCCACTTGGCACTTTCCTTCCTATAAATACAAAAGCGGTTATGATTTGAAGTTCAAGTGGATGGAACGGATGTACGCGGAGCACAGATGATCACGATAAAACTCGTGGGAGGATTAGGAAATCAATTGTTCGGTTATGCGTTGGGCCGCTCTTTGGGCCTAACCCAAGAAGTTCAATTTGACATTTCGGGTTTCGCCCGCGACAACAAAAGAAAGTACAATTTGGATAAATTGGGATTACAACTCTCATTGGGTGTGGGAAAAGGCCACGGAATTCACGAGTCAAGTTTAAAGTTTGATCCTGCTATTTTGAGAGTCGCAGAAGAAAAAGGTGATGCAATCCTTCATGGATATTGGCAGAATGAGAGGTATTTCAAACGTGCTCGTACTAGAATTCTATCCGAGGTGTTCGTTGGAATGGGTCGCAGCGAAGCAACCCGAGAATACGCAGATAGAATTCATTCAGATGGAAAGAACACAGTTTTTATTCATATTAGAAGAACGGATTATTTGATCGAACCGCATAGATCATTTCATGGGATTTTATCGAACGATTATTATCTTGATGCGGTGTCCTCGTTACAAAGAAAAAATCCAGATTTGAAATTTTATGTTTTTTCGGACGATAAAGAATTTGCAAAATCTTTACTACTCGATTGTACTGTTGTAGAAAATACAAACGAATTCGAAGATCTATATCTTATGTCGCTATGCCAGAATGCTATTGTAGCGAATTCCAGTTATTCTTGGTGGGGCGCATATTTAGGACCAGATCAACGGGGTATTGTGATTGCTCCTGAATACTGGTTTAAAAATGAAGAGATGCGAGCACAAAGTGAAGATTTGGTACCGGTTAGGTGGGTGCGCCTTGCTAACTAAACACATCGTCATCACAGGTGGTTGCGGCTTTATTGGACATCATCTCATCGAAACTATCTTAGATCATACAAATTGGTGCATCAGTGTGTTTGATGCTCTATCCTATGCTTCCCGTGGCGTAGAGCGGCTACAAGATATTGGAGCATTAGACAGTGGAAGAGTTCGTGTATTTCCTGTGAATTTATCTCGCCCAATTCATGATGATGTGAAGAAAGAACTAGGGAGAGTAGATTATATTGTGCATATGGCAGCCGAAGTTCATGTAGATAAATCCATCGCTGATCCCGAAAAGTTCATCCATTCAAATATTATGGGAACTTTTCAAATGCTACAATTGGCTCGGGAAATAAAGAGTGTATCCCATTTTCTATATTTCTCCACGGATGAAGTGTTCGGTCCGGCATTGGGGGGCGTGCCGCACAAGGAATGGGATAGATATAATTCTACAAATCCTTATTCCGCTACGAAAGCCGCGGGTGAAGAACTAGCCTTAGCTTGGGCCAACACTTACGGTGTGCCCTTAACCGTTACCCATTGCACTAATGTGTTTGGGGAAAGGCAGAATCCCGAAGCTTTTATCCCTAAAATGATAAGCATGATTTCTAAAAGAGAGAAGGTTCGAATTCATACAAACGATAAAAACACACCCGGATCTCGATTTTATATCCATGCGGCTGACGTTGCGGATGCTTTGATGTTTCTACTGACGATGAAACCATCAAGAGATAAATTTAATATTTCGGGATCTTTAGAGGTTTCGAACCTTGAAGTCGCTCGAAGCATCGCTGATTTTTTGAATGCATTTTTGAGGTATGATTTGGTAAGCACCGATCGACCCGGCTGCGATTTTCGCTACGCATTGGATGGGTCCAAGTTATCAAATATGGGGTGGCGACCTCTTCGAAATTTTTCAGACAGCTTAAAGAACACTGTGCGATGGTATGAGAAAAACCCCAAGTGGTTAGAGAAAAGATCTTCCGCTGTATTTGGAGGATTGCGATGAGGACCGCTTTGGTTTTAATTGCTACCGGAGAGAAATATCGAAATTATGCAAAGGCATTTATAACCAATGCGAGAGAATATTTTGTGCCCCACGATGTAGTTTTATTTACAGATAAACCTATGGAAAACACGGAGGCGAAGTATGCGGTCCCGTATACGTACCAAGGCTATCCTCAAGCCAGTTACCTTAGATACCACGCATTTACAAGCATTCAAAAAATCTTATCTCGATATGATTTTATTTTCTATTCAGACGTTGACATGCGTTTCGTTGCTCCCGTAGGCGAAGAAATTTTTTCTGAGGGTATAACCGCCACTGAACATCCCGGTTACGTCGGATTAGCCGGAACACCTGAAACGAATGTCGCATCAACAGCGTACTGTCCTCAAGTGCGAACATATTTTTGCGGAGGATTTAACGGCGGATCCACTTCCGCATTTTTGGACATGTCTTTGGACATCGCTAGAGACATCGATATAGATCAATCCCGCGGAGTGCAAGCAATTTGGGTTGACGAGTCTCATCTTAACCGATATTTATTCGATCATCCACCTTCAAAAATTCTGAGTCCTTCTTATTGTTATCCTGAGAAAGACGATCATTACCGACAGATTTGGGCACGAGCGAATAGAGGGCCTTTTGAGCCCCGTCTTCTTGCCCTCGAAAAAGGTGGGCATTAATGTTAGTGTCCATTATCATTCCGGTCTATAACCAAGAAGAGTATCTAAGACAAGCGATAGAGTCGGCATTAACCCAAGATCTTTCTGATATTGTTGCTTTTCCGGATCTCGTTAATCTCGAAGTTATCATAGTAGATGACGGATCAACGGATGGTTCACTCAATGTGGCTCGCGAATGCAAAATACGAGAAATCGAACGTGAAGTACTTGAGTACAGTCAAGAAACTAAACGATTAGCTGCCGAATACTTACAAAAGGTCGGTGATAAAATAAATATAGAATGGTACAAACATCGTGAGCAAGATTGCACGGATCGTAAAGAAGGCCGCGAGGTAAGAACCACAAGAAAGACTCTTATAGCGCGAGAATTTGGATGTAGAATAAAAATCATTCAACAACCAAAAAATATGGGCTTATCTTCCGCCAGGAATGCGGGAATTAATGCAACGCATTCACGCAACGGGCACGATTTAATTTTACCTCTAGATGCGGACGATTGGATTGAGTCGAACTATCTGAAAAAGACGATACCTCTAATGAAAGATAGAACCGGTGTTGTAGGAACGTGGGCATCCGTATTCGGCATAAAAGATTATATCTGGCATACACAGACTCCAACAGTTGAAAAACTCATGGAGGATAATTGTGTTCCTGTTTGTTCTTTGATACGACGTGGAACATTAGAAGAAACCGGAAATTTCTATAATATACAATTGAAGCATGGTTATGAAGATTGGAACTTATGGATTGATATTCTTAAAAGAGGTTGGAGAATTGAAATTCTTCCTGAACCTCTATTTCATTATCGAGAAAAACCGAATTCCATGTTGAAAGATGCTACAAAAATCCGACCTGAATTAGTTACAAAAATTCACTCTTTACATCCCGATCTTTGGCCTCCGGACGGTAATAGAAGTATGTTGGATAAGTGGGCAGGTCATCGAGACGCAACCGGTGCCAACGTTGCCGGCTTTTACGGCATAGAAGAGACTTATAAGAAGACTGCTGTCTTTCTTGATGATGGACCTGTAGAGGATTGGGGTTGCGGTAAGGCCTATGCTCGCAAATTCTTTACGCAGCCCTATGTAGGGGTAGATGGTACTCCGGACGGCTGCGACACCGTGGTTGATCTTACAAAATACACATCCAACACTCATGGAATTCTTTTAAGGCACGTATTGGAGCATAATTTTGAATGGGAGAGAGTGTTAAAGAACGCCTTGACATCCTGTGAGAAATTAGCTATTGTTGTATGCACGGCGTTCGGTGACACGACTCGACTATTGTATATTGATGAGTGGGGTATTCCTATCTTCTCATTTCATGAAGAAGATTTGACAAAGCATTTCCCTTCTTACACAAAAGAGGTTATCAGTGGAGAAGGGCAAGGTCAACAGTGTTCGGAGACAATTTTCTACGTGAGGGTAAAGTGAGTTTTAACATTGACACCTGCCAATGGGTAATGTGGAGCGATCGAGATGATCGCAATACTTTTAATCACATTCATCGAGCATTTCTCCGTGCTCTAAAGTATATGGGAAAAGAAGCTTATTACCTATCCAACGGGGATGATCTGTCTAAGTACGACTTCTCAAATACTATGTTCCTCAGTATGAATTGCGTCCTTGAAGGGCTACCCCAAAGAGATGATTGCTTCTATTTCATCCACAATATTTCCAACGATCCTCATGAATCTTATTTTGACGGTCTGAACATGATGGGATATGGTGTACACGTTCTATCAAATAAATATTCTTCGGCTGTTCAAGAGATAGGACCGGACGTTTACTTCGATGCTTCTTCTCGAACGATGATGATGTATTGGGGAACTGACTTACTTCCCCATGAAATTGAGGCCAACAAACCCCTCCGAGTTTTCAACCAAGAGAGTCGCATATGTAATTATATCGGATCCGTAGACGGGAATAAAAATAAAGCGATTAAAGACTTCTCCCGTGCCTGTCAAGAGAACGGCATTCAATATCAAGGATATGGAGGGTACAACAACGGCCGCGTTGTTTCGATCGACGAGCACATTCAACTCATTAAGGATTCGTACATGGCTCCGGCATTTCAAGGACTGGATCAAGTTGCGCAGGGATACATGTCCTGTCGCATTTTCAAAAATTTATCGTATGGTCAAATGCCACTTACTCACTCAGCTTATGCCAACGAGTTGTTTGGGGGAAAACTGATTTTCAATACAGATACGTATCGGTTGTTTTTTGATGCGAAAGAACGCCTTCAGAGTATGTCGTTGAAAGAACTACACAATCTTATGGACGAGGTAGCCAAAAAGCATACCTATCTTCCAAAGATTGAAGCAATAATTAAAGCCGTTAAGATTTTGGAGGGCTAATGATAAAAATTTTTACTTTCACATTCAATAAAATTGATTTTATCGAGTTACAGTACCGAGCCCTTCAAAAGAATCTCAAGGACGAATTCGTGTTCACGGTTTTCAATAACTCTACCTTCGGTCAGGAGCGAGCAAGCGGTAACTACGAGAAAATAAACGCAGAGTGCCACAGATTGGGCATTCCTGTTATTGATATCCAGATGGACAAGAAAATGGCCGAAGATTGCCAAATCATGGAAACAGCGGTTACTATTTTCAACCGTGGGGGCTCCTATACTTGCGCCAATGTGGCTCACGCTTACGCTTTCTATTGGGCCTGGAAGAGTGTTATCTCCAAAGAAAAAGATCCGATTCTAATACTGGATTTTGATATGTTCCTGGTAGCGCCCATCAAATTAACTGATTATCTGCAAAATTATCAGATGTGTTTTGTGCCTCAAGGAATAGGATTGACCGTGGATTATATCCATCCCGGCTTCGTACTCTTTGACATGTCTAAGTTGCCAGATCCAGAATCTATGAATTGGTGGTGCGGCCGGGTCGAAGGCGTTCCCGTAGATGTTGGCGGCCATACAAGTTTATACTTAGCGGCGCATCCTGAACTTAAAACATTGAAATTGGCTTTTCAGCACGTACAGGACGATCCCGAAACAGATTTTCATCCTTCAGATTATGCATTTCTTTTGATTGAAGGACAGCCTGTTTTCCTACACTATTACAGGGGCTCTAACTGGAATCAACAACCCTCTGATTACCATATAAAGAAAACGGAATGGTTGAAGAAACGGTTGGAAGAATAAGAATGAAAAAATCATTCACCAATTATCCTAACTGTCACAGCAGTTCTCGACTGGATGAATTTTGTGCCCGTCTGTTTAATTTCAAAAAAGACGGCACGTACGTTGACATCGGTTCAGCGCACTCAATGTATCATAATAACTCATATTTTTTAGATTCACAATTGGGTTGGAGGGGGCTATGCGTTGAGCTTGACGGTCAATACAACAGTAGTTATGTAGATAGGAAAGGTTGCACTTATATCAATGGTGATGCCACAAAAATAGATTACGCCGCTGCGTTTGCGAAATTGAATCCGTCCTCTTCTATAGATTATTTATCTCTGGATGTAGATGTGCTTGATCTGAAAGTTATTAAAATTTTACCGCACGATAAGTATCGGTTCAAGATCATAGGTATTGAGCATGACGCCTACCAATACGGCGATAAATACCGCGTTCCTCAAAGAGAGTTTCTTTTAAGCAAAGGATACGTTCTGACTTGCGCGGATATTTTTGTTCGACACCCAGATTTCGAAAATTGTCCTTTTGAAGACTGGTATCTTGATCCGCAATATTTCAATAAAGAAGAAATAGAAAAAGTGAAGAGCGAATCGTGTTATCCAGAAGATGTAATCAGCAAACTATAGTAGATTTAAAAAGGAGAAACAAATGGCAAATCTACAAAGAGCGATTGTATGCGGTGTAGAAGTTCAAGGAGACGGTGTAAACAACACTTTCATTCTTGATCTACTTCACGATCCGTATGTTATTTTATTCGGTTCAGGAGTTTTAGGAACAGCTCAAAATTGGTTCGCTCAAAATCCAGGAGCTACACAACCAATCGGTGTGGGTGGTATTTCACCAAGTACCGCCACTCTTGTTGATAACGTAATCACCTTCACTCTTAGTTCGGCTCCGCCAGTGGGGCAGAATGTCATCGAATTCACTCTATTTTTCTAGAATGAGTTAACAAACTTGACACAGCCTATTTAGAATTCTATTTTAGGCTGTGTCAAATTTCTTCGGAGGATTTATGATAGAAACACAAAAACAAATTCTTGAATATTTTACCAAATATAATTACGATTTCCTTCCCGGTAAAGATCCTTATACCTTCAAACCATTTCCCGGTGCCCTTGTACTTGATATCGGTGCTAATCTCGGAATGGTTACAGCATTCTGGGCGATGAATGGGGCGAAAGTTACATCCTACGAAGCGGATCCCGAAACCTATAAGATCATGACTGATATGTTCTCACGAACCGGTATCAATGCCGACGCGATAAATACTGCTATTTGGACCCACGAAGGCGAAGTTAATTTTAGGGGCGTTGGGCATATGGACGGAGATCGTCCTTGCCGTAACGGAAAAATAGAACAAAGTTCTAAAGCGACTCCCGTGCCTTGCATTACTTTTGCTTCTGCGTTGGGTGATACAGTTTGGGATTGTGTAAAAATGGATATTGAGGGTGCTGAGTTTGAAGTTTTAATGGGCACAGATTTGAATTCTATGAAGAATATTAAATACATGAATTTGGAGCTTCACGAAGAGAAAAATGATCCCGGATGGATGACAGTGACTCCGGATCAAGTAAAACAGTTGCGAGAAAAAATGAGCCTGATTTTTGATATCAAAGATAGCGTTTTTTCAGACGGTTTTTGGCACCTGATTAAAAAAGGATAATATGAAAGACAAAATTGGGATTTTTCTTCCGGGTGCAAACGGCGACATCATGCAAGCCACATCCGTGTTGAAATACAAAGATGTTTTATGGCCCGACAAAGACATCGTTTGGTTTTGCAGTGCGCCGAATAATGAAATTCTGAAGTATAATGATGCTATATTGGAAATCAGGCATTGGCCGCATGGTTGGGGTTTACCAGAACGGTGTTTACTAGAGAATCCCAGTGCAATAGCCGATGGAAAACCACTGTGGGCAGATTTTAGTACACTCAAGGATTCAAACAATCACTTGGATCAAGGGCACAAGCACCTGTTTGAATCCACAAAGGATTTAGAGCGGGGGTATTTTCCCGCTCCTTGGATGATGTCAGTGGAGCAGCGGCACGGAATTGATTATCCTAATGTATCCAGAAAGGTGTTTGGGGCTGATCCGTCATGGGAGTGGCATCCTTATTTGGGTTTTTTAGACGGGGAAGAAAAGGCAGTAGCGGATTTTTGTTACGGACTTCCTTATAAAAAGACTGTAATGCTGGAAACCTCTTTTTACTCCGGCAAATCGCCGTGGGACGATGACTTAATACGAGAAACTATAGCCCTGTGCCGGCAAAAACTGGGCTCGTGCAATTTCATTTTCGCATGTTTAGAAGATAACTCTAGATTTTTTGATGTGGGTGTAGTATCTTGTTCTCAATTTACAGTGAGGCAAACGGCATTAGTTAATAACTACTGCGATCTATTTATCGGGGTATCCAGCGGGATCTCTCAAGCAGTAAACTGTTGGGGAAATAAGCCGACCCCTAAAATACAGTATTGTGGATCTTTTACTATGAGTTCCATTTCAATAGCAAACGGCCCTTTCGAGCTTGTGACAACAGATCCGCCGAGTTTAAATCATCGAGAACAATTCAAAACTAAGTTGTCTGATACATTGGATAAAATATGAAAATTAGTCTAGGCAATTTAATCGATCAATTAGCTATTGCCAATTTGCGCATTTGGGCGGCCGAAGACTTGAAGAGAGATCCAAAGGCCACCGACAAGCAGATAGCTGATGCCACCCGCATAACTAATGTTGCTAATCAACAGAGGAACGATTTAATCCAGGCGATCGATGAGGGTTTGAACGAAATCGCGAAGGGTGAATTACAGAAACTATATAAACAGGGAACCACCAAGAAATACGGCAAGGGAGAATAAGATGAGCGACCCCACAAATTTACTCAATAGATTAGGAAAAGAATTCAATCTCCGGGATTTTGTAGAAACAGGAACCTGGAAGGGTGATAGATTTCGAGCCGTTCGGGGACAATTTGATCGCGCCTTTACGATCGATGTAGTCACAGATGCCCCCTTTGATTATGTTGAACCCGAGAATTATTTCTTTTTCAAAGGCTCCAGCGGGGAGCGGTTGGGTGAAATACTCCAAACATACGGAATTACGCGGGCTCTGTTTTGGCTGGATGCGCACGGCAACGAGACGTATTATGTAGATGACGGCAAGGATCAAGTTCCAAAAGAATTAGAAGTGATCACACAATACGCTCCTGATTCTCTAGTAGTGATTGATGACATTACTTTTGCAAAAGGTAAGTATTGGGTTAATACATCATACGAATTTGTAGTTCCCCAAGGATGGCAAGTAAGATATTGGCCCTCAATATTAGGCCGACAAGCCATTTTGCATCGAGGCGGATATACCCTACCGGAAAACTTATGATAACTCGAACCACATGCCGAGTCTGTGAAGGACAATTCGAATCTGTTCTTTCTTTGGGAGAACAATATGTTTCAAACTTTTTACTGCCCAGCGAATCGGACGGAATTAAAGCACCTCTGGAGCTAGTACTTTGCAAGCAGTGTTCCCTGCTACAGCTACGCCATACCGTGCCGTGCAACGCGATGTATCAGAATTATTGGTATCGTTCGGGCACCAATCAGACCATGCGAAATGCTTTAGCGGATATTGCTAACACAGCCGAACAGTTGGTAGGTCTTCGCCCCGGAGAAGCCGTCCTGGATATTGGATGCAATGACGGCACTTTACTTGCATCTTATAAAACAAAGAATATTTATAGAATTGGTTTCGATCCCGCAGAGAATTTAGCACACCTATCCAGAGATGTAGCCCATGAGGTAATAATTGATTTTTTCACAGCAGAAAAATTTCAACAGCATTTTCCCTTACCGGATCTTCAACCTATGATCGTGACTTCTATCGCAATGTTTTATGATTTAGAGGATCCCAATAAGTTTGTTGCAGATGTCAAGAAAGTCATGCATCCTGACGGCGTGTGGGTTTTGCAAATGAGTTACTTGCCCATGATGCTAAAGCAGCATGATTTCGGAAATATCTGCCACGAACATCTTGAATATTATTCTCTGAAATCTCTTGAGTATCTATTAGATTTGCACGATCTCACAATCTGTGATGTGCAGTTTAATGATGTCAACGGAGGTAGCATTCGAGTTTTTATCATGAATGACGACGAAGCCAAGTGTGATGTATGTGCAATTAAAAGAATCGAAGCGATACTAGCTCAAGAAGATGAAATGAAACTAGATGAAATTAGTACTTATCGAGAATTCGCTACTTGGATAGAGCGAATCCGAGATGATATATTTCAATTTGTAGATGAACGGGTATGCCAAGGAAAAAGAGTGGCTATATATGGCGCTTCAACTAAAGGGAATACTATGTTGCAGTATTTTGATTTAGACTGGAGATGTCTTGTTGCTTCAGAACGTAATCCCGATAAGTGGGGAAAAGTAACAGTGGGTACTCGCATTCCGATTGTCTCGGAAGAAGAAGCGCGAGCCCTCAAGCCGGATTATTTCCTTGTGTTGCCCTGGCACTTCATCGAGGAGTTTGTTACTCGTGAGAAAGATTATTTATTGGGCGGAGGAAGATTCATTGTTCCACTTCCACATTTCACTTTAATTTAGGAGAATATAGACATGAAGAAGAAAGCGCTCATTACTGGAATTACTGGTCAAGACGGATCTTATCTGGCCGAGTTCCTCTTAAAAAAGGGGTACGAAGTACATGGAATTATCCGGCGCACAAGCAGCAACAATACGGAGCGCATTAATTCTATCATTGATGATCTCCATCTCCATTCCGGCGATATGACGGACGCCGAATCTTTGAGTAGAGTCGTTCGAATTGTGAAGCCCAACGAAGTTTATAACTTATCGGCGATGAGTCACGTACGCACCAGTTTCGAAGTGCCGGAGTATACCTCAGAAGTAGACGGGTTGGGTGCTCTGCGCTTACTCGATGCAATTAAGGATGTTGATTATGTGAAGTTTTACCAAGCCAGCACCAGTGAACTCTTCGGTTTGGCCGGCCCCCCGCAAAGTGAATCAACGCCCTTTTATCCTTGCTCTCCTTACGGGATAGCGAAGATGTTCGCTTACTGGACTACAATTAACTATCGTCAAAATTATGGGATGTTTGCCTGCAACGGCATCTTGTTTAATCATGAGAGTCCTCGACGAACTGAAACTTTTGTCAGCAGGAAAATAGCGAAAGGATTGGTTCGCATCAGTTTGGGAAAGCAAGACAAACTCTTTTTAGGAAATCTGGATGCCAAGCGAGATTGGGGTTATGCGCCCGAGTTTGTTGAAGCAATGTGGCTTATGTTACAGCAAAACAAACCGGACGATTTTGTTATCGCGACGGGTGAAAGCCATACCGTTCGAGAGTTTTTGGATGTCGCCGCAGAGCGATTAGGTTTGGACTGGACTAAACACGTCGAAATAGATCCGCAATATTATCGCCCCATGGAGGTAGATTATCTCTTGGGAGACGCTTCTAAAGCTCGTCGAATTCTGGGGTGGGAACCTAAAGTAAAATTCCGGGAACTTGTGGAAATTATGGTCAAAGCGGAGTTGAAAAACAATGATTGATTTATACAAGAAACGGGTATGTGTTACTGGTGGAGCCGGATTTTTCGGCCGTCGCATTGTTGAAGAATTATTTAAGGGAGGATGTAAGCATGTATTTGTACCCCGCTCCTCTTTTTACGATCTTAGAACAGAGAAGGATATTAGGAGTATGCTGTGCTATCATCCCTCGGATATTATAATCCATGCGGCGGCCCAAGCCGGTGGAATAGGACTCAATCAGAATAAACCCGCAGAGTTGTTTTATAACAACGCCGTTATGGGGGCTCTGTTGATGAATCAAGCCTACAAATGGGGGGTGGAAAAATTTATTCAAATCGGGACCGTTTGCGAATATCCCAAATTAACAGAAACTCCTTTTCGGGAAGAGGATTTGTGGAAAGGATATCCCGAAGAAACGAACGCACCTTACGGTGTAGCTAAGAAGTCGTTGTTAGTGATGGGTCAGGCTTACCGCCAACAATATGGCTTCAATGTGATTCATCTTTTGCCTGTAAACCTGTATGGACCGGGTGATAATTTCAAGATTGAAAGCTCTCATGTCATACCCGCTTTAATCCGAAAGTTCGTGGAAGCAAAGAAAACAGATGAGTCAACCGTGAAATTGTGGGGTACAGGCAACGCCAGTCGAGAATTTCTTTACGTTGAAGATGCAGCTAAAGCCGTTGTGAAAGCAACTCAACTGTATGATAAAGCGGATCCTATAAACATCGGATCGGGCAAGGAGATCAAAATATCTTCTCTTGCTTTAATGATCGGGAGTATGGTAGGATATGAGGGTGAGATAACATTTGATCCATCGAAACCCGATGGGCAGCCTCGTCGCCTTTTAGATACTCGGAAAGCGCTGGAAGAATTTGGTTTTGTGGCTACAACAGATTTAAAAGACGGCCTTCGAAAGACGATCGATTGGTACACGAAAGGAGGGTAGTGATGGACATTCATATCTACAAAAAAGGTAAGTATATTCGAACCGATCGGAACGTCGAATCAGGGGTCATTGATATAGACTCCTTAAAAGGTAGTATATCAGATTACACAATTGAACAAGATGTTGTGTTGCCGCCCACACGATGGCCGGAAGGTGCTGAACTGTGAAAAACTATGTCAGTTTGAAACAATTGAAAATCTTTTATGACGAACTCAATGAGAGATTTTTTAATAACGATCTCCCAAAGAGAGCCACTGTAAAATTCTCTGATATGGAAGAGGACGGCCTCTGTACATGCTCCGAGAAGCTGATTGAAATTCACAAAGATCTTCAACGACACCCCGATTTGATGATTGTTGTCTTGTTACACGAAATGGGCCACTTAAAATTAAGTGACGATTATGTAGGTATGCCCACTACTGCGAGTCACGGAATGCGGTTTCAAGCCGAGCTTGTGAGATTGTTCAAAGCCGGCGCTTACGATAACGTTTTATGAAGAAAAGAATCGTCATTAAGACATCATTTTTCCCTACGGCAGAAGAAATTGGGCGTATTTTAGGTGTTTCAAAACGTAGAATTAAACAGTTGAAAAAATTGGTTATGGGTGATAAATGAGAACACTTGTGATCGCGGATACACATTTCAATCACGAGGAGATCAAGACGTACTGCGATCGGCCCGACAATTTCACTGACCTTCTAATCAAGAATTGGAATGAACGTGTCGAGGACGGCGATTTGGTGATTCACGCCGGTGACGTCGGTATAGGATCGAAGAAGCACATTCGAGATATTCTGCACAGCCTCAAGGGCCGTAAGACACTAATCCGCGGTAATCACGATCGGGATAAGTCTTGCCTGTGGTGGATGCAAAACGGCTTTGACCTGGCTGTAGATGCACTGATGTTTCGAAATTGGTGGATCACGCATGAGCCGGCCAAACATCTGCCCTGGGAGTTAGGGCCGCACTGTCAAGGTAACATCCACGGCCATCTACACAACATCTTTCATGGGTTTCATGTCAAGGAAGGGGCGCAAACCCCTACAAAACTTCACAACCCTTGGCAACGGCTATTTGCGGTCGAATATACAAATTACTGTCCGATCGAATTCATGGAGTTCGTGGATCACCCGGACAAATACAACGCGAGAGGTATAGAACATGGCAAGTTTTGATATCGCAGTTGCAATCACACTGGACCCCCAACACGAAGGCGGCTTCCAGAAGAATCCTAACGATAAAGGCAACTGGACCAGCGGCCAGGTCGGCGTAGGAGAATTGAAGGGCACTAATTTCGGTATCTCCGCGGCGCAGTTTCCAACTGTAGATATAGAAAATCTTACAGTCGCTCAAGCCAAACAGATTTACTTCACCGCATCACAACGGTACTGGAACCCTTTATATGCACAGATCAAAGATCAGTTCATCACGAACAAGCTCTTTGATTTAGGGGTGCCATTCGGACCGGGCACCGCGGTCAAGATACTTCAAGGCGTTCTTCAACCGCAGTTTCCATCCGTAACACCTGACGCGGCTTTTGGACCTGCAACACTAGCGGCCGTAAATGAGTCCGATCCTCACTCTCTTTTGATTGCCTATAAGACGGCTTTTGTGGCGCATGCGATAGCAGTGGGTGCGGCTAATCCTCTGGAGCGGGCATTCGTAGGAGATTGGATAAGGAGAATAAATTCCTAATGGCTTACTTCAACGCACCCCACCGAAGTTTCATCTCGGGTAAAAAGAAATATGTTGATTTGCTTAAAGTGACAAGAAATTTCCTCATCTTGTTTGGAAAAGATTTATGGGAAAGAGTTTACGATTTTTTCAATAAACCCCAGCCTTATGTATCTCAATACAGTTTGAGGACAGAGGCCGAGCATGCCTTAATTCGGGCTCGTCTAAAGAGAGATCCCAGAAATTGTACACATGAAAAAGGTGGTCCGCAATTGTGGCGTCGTCCCTGGAAAGATTACAACGTCTCTCAGCATACTTTCACAAATAATGTGACTAGAGTTCGCTGCAACTCCTGCGGAAAAAGGTGGTATGCGGGTAGACCTGGATGGGATGAAGCGCTTAGTATGGTTGACCAATCAACAAACCATCCATCGGCTTCGGAACGAAGAATAAAGGTGTATAATGGGCGAAGCACATAGAGCTTGGCTGAAGAAAAGATTAGCACTTTATGAGAAGCAACGGGCGTTGGATAAAGAGCGCCAAGAAAGACAAGCGGCCATAAACAAAGAACATGAAGAGTTGATTAAGACGGAGCCGCCCAAGGAGTCTTAATGCCCCGAGAGGAGATAGCCCTGTGGATCATCGTCCTTCAAGGATTTGCTATTATGTATTTCGAATGGGGTGTTTGGTGGATGAAGTATTTGGATTGGAAAGATAAAAAGAAATGGCGTGAGGATAAGAGAAAGGCCGTGATCAAAAAATTGGAAAGTCAATCTAAGTCGGAGGAGCAAAATGGCGGATAATAATTCAGTAATGTTTTCAATAGGACACCTAGAAGGTTGGATCGGACAAGCCGGCCAAATGGGTGCGAACAATGCTGAAACTGCGTTGGCGCATCTCAAGATTGTTGAAGAGGCCTACAAAGAACAGATCATAACTCTTCGGACATTCCGCAAAGTTGCTCAAGAAATCAAGGGGAGGGCGGATGCTGCCGCGAATCTTTAAAGAGACAATAGACCTAATCGTTCACAACCCCAACCAATTTTTGGGTGGCGGCCTCATGTTAGGAATGATTGGGGGTGTCGTTGCCTATTTTAAAGATATTCCCCGCAAGATCTATGAATGGGTGCTACATTTATTTTCAATGACATTAACTATGACGGATGATTCCGAAGCTCTCGTATGGTTCAAGTGGTGGTTTGACCAACATGAGAGATCCAAGAAAATTCGCCATGTGGATGTCTTTACGCCCTATTTGTATGATACGTATAAAACTATTTTGAGTCCTGCGCCGGGTGCTCATTGGTTTATATACATGGGCCGTCCTTTCCGACTAGAATTTACCCGTGAAAAAGAAAAACCGAAATATGCAGAAGCTCGCCCTGAAACTATCACTCTTCGTGTAATAGGCAGAGATCAGCCTTTCTTAAAAAAGTTCGTTGAAAATATCCAACAGAAATATGATGAGACACACAAATCACGAAATTATTTTCATTATTGGGCAAATTCAGGGTGGAACTCTTCAGGAGATTTTTCACCTCGTTCTTGGGAATCAGTTATTCTACCCTCCCAAATGAAAAAAGATATCGTTGAAGACATACAAGATTTCAAAAATAATCGAGAGTGGTACGATTCGGTGGGCATGCCTTATCATAGATCTTATCTATTGTATGGGCCGCCCGGAACGGGGAAAACATCTTCTCTATTAGGATTATCCTCTCATTTTAAAATGGATTTATATCTCCTCAAAATAAGTAGTATGACGGATGACTTATTGGTAGCTGCTTTGAGAGAAATTCACAGCAATTCTATGGTAGTATTAGAAGATGTAGATTGCCTCAATAATAAACGAGAGGGTGTGTTAAAGGAAAAGAAAAAAGGCGACAATAAAAAAGAAGGCAATGCTTCACTCTTTGGTCTAACATTGTCAGGTCTGTTGAATGCATTAGACGGTATCGAGACACCCACGGGAAGTATGTTCTTTTTAACAACCAATCTAATTGATAAATTAGACCCGGCTCTTTTACGGCCTGGTCGCGTAGACAAGAAATACTTTTTGGGGCCGGCTACCGACGAGCAAAAACTCGAAATGTTCCATCGGTTCTTTCCTCGTGAGAGCGAGAAATATGAGAATGACCCCGAAATTTTTGTAATGAATCATCCCGAACTGAAAACAATGGCTGAGTTCCAAGAGGCGCTTAAGCAGAAAAGGAGTGAAGCGTGATGGCTTATCCCAAGAAAGACAATTTGAAATGGTTTGTACATCGAGCTAACCCCAGTATAGAAGTTACATATGAAATTAATTCCGGTTGTTACCTGCTCTCTTCCTTTTCAGTTATGATAAGTGAGGCGATTGAAGACTGGTTAATTGTTTTAGATGTTGATGAAGAGTTCCAGAATACCATGCAAAAATCTTTGGAAATTTCCCGTGAGTTTATAGAAAGACACTCATCTGAAAAGACTTTCCAAGATAAAATTTGGGATTCGGTCGCTGAATGATTAGAAGGCACAAGGACGAATCCCGCGCCCAGAGTTCGCACATCTCCGTCCCGGTGCCACAGGGTTTAACTTACCTGCCTTTTCAATTGGCCGGCATAGAGTATGCTTCCAAACGCGATCGAACGTTGATCGCCGATGAAATGGGATTGGGCAAAACCATCCAAGCCATCGGCCTTGTAAACGTAATACAGCCTCAACGAATCCTCGTAATATGCCCCGCCTCTTTAAAGATCAATTGGACTCTCGAATTTGAGAAGTGGGGCGTGCAGGATCTGCGCTCGACTTATATTCGGGGTCGCAAAGATGGCTTAGTGGGCGATGTTTGTGTCATAAACTATGAGCTTTTGAGTGCCTACGGGGATCAACTTAGGGCTACTCCTTGGGATCTGTTGATCATAGATGAGGCCCATTACCTGAAGAGCGCCAAAGCCGATCGTACGGCCCAGGTATTCGGCCGTAGACGCGCTAAAGGCGCGAAACCGAAGATTAGTCCTATCCCTTGGGCCAGATTGCTCATATTGACCGGCACGCCCATCCTGAACAAACCTAAGGAGCTATGGCCGCTCCTCCAGGTGCTGGATCCCGAGGGCTTGGGCTCCGACTGGTTCTACTTCGCTAAACGGTACTGTAAACTGTTCGAAATCGAGCAATTTGACGCCTCTAAAGGGCGAAAGGTTCATGTGGGTTGGAAATGGGACGGAGCCGATAACTTAGACGAGCTACAAGCCATTATGCGGGAACGCTTTATGCTTCGTAGGCTGAAGAAAGACGTGCTGAGGGAACTGCCGCCTAAGACGCGCCAAGTCATAGTGCTGGACGCGAAAAAGGGCTTGACAAAGCTTTTGGAACGTGAGAGGATGGATTATGACTCCTACGTGAAAGTACACGGAGCCGTTGTCCTTGAATCTCCGGCTTTCATTGAGATCGCCAAGATCCGAAAAGAAGTAGCATTAGCAAAAGTTCCATATGTGATAGAATATTTGAAAGAGGTGATGGATGAGAATTCAAAAATTGTCGTTTTCACGTACCACCACGAAGTCTTCGATTCTATCGCGGCTGCTTTTGGATCTATTGCAACAGGGTTTGACGGACGAACAAGTATTGCAAAGCGTCAAAACTCGATTGAACTTTTTCAGTCTGATGCGCCCACAAGGTTATTCATCGGCGGAATACAAGCCGCTGGCGTTGGCATCACTCTTACAGCCGCCTCAATTGCCGTTTTTGCTGAACTTGACTGGGTGCCCGCAAACGTCACGCAAGCTGAGGATCGACTTCATCGAATCGGGCAAAAAGAAAACGTATTGGTTAGACACATCGTCCTTAACAACAGTCTCGACCAAAGAATCGCGCAAGCCATTATCCAAAAACAAGAAATCGCGGACAAGGCTCTAGATAATGAAAAAAGCAATCCGTAGGTTACGGCTTCGGAAAGGTGACATACTAGTAGTGAACGATCCTTATTTACCTGACAGGATCATGCAAATTCAAGCGGGATTGGATTTTCCCGTTCCGATAGTATTTGCACCCGACGGCATTAGACGATTTAATAGAGAGTATCTACTCAAACTTTTGGAGGAAAACAAATGAAGACAAAAAAGAAGTCGTTTAAAACCATTCTTGAATATAGCGGAAGAATCGTTCGATTGACGAAGACTCAAATGCTGTTTTCCTACTTGGATCCAACCGATTTTTCAGGTGGTCCTCGTTACAAAGTTCAACGATCTGATATTCGGAGGGCTCTTAAGCTTTTGAAGGAAAACAAAAAGGATGTACATATAACTTATAGAGATGGAATGGATGATTTTAAGATGGCTCGAACTGCGAATGTTCTAAACAGTCGCTTTATTGAAATCGGTTGTCAATCTTTCGATGAAAAGAATTCCCGACTTCTTCGTGAGTGGGCCGGCGTTAAGTGAGTGGAAGGAAGATTGAGGAGCTACAAGACTTTGTGAACAAATTACTAGAGCGGATGATCAAAATTGAACGTCGCGTAACCGCTTTAGAGAAAGGAGAAAAGAAGTGAGCGAATATCTAAATATCATCGAACAACCCACAGAGCGGAAGACGAAGGTTTTTTACGTGTACTCAAAGACTGAGAGCGGCGGCCGGCCCCTCTGTGAAATCTCATTTTATCCCCAATGGCGAAAGTACGTCATGAAAGTGGGCGGCATAGTTTTTGATGTGTCCTGTTTGGAAGATATCATATCTCATTTGAAAATTGAAACCGGAATTTGGAAAAACAGCTTAGGAGGAAAACAATGAACTTCCCTAATATAAAAGTTACTCCACCCCCGACCCGAGAATATCCGGATTACGAAGTCAAAGGGCGAGGCGAAGAACGATTGACGGTGGGGAAATTAAAATATATTGTCGGCAATAACGGCCATATATCCGGTTATTTTTTCATATCAGAAGGTTATCAGCCTATTTCAGAAGGCACCTTCCTTCAGATTTATCAACAATTGTACGATCTCAACAGAAGGATATCCTAATGCGAACCACACTCTCACAAAACACTCAACAAGGTCGCCGGCCGTATCAGGAAGATAGGCTTGTTTATAAGATCTCCGAAGACGGTGTATTGGCGGCGATCTTTGACGGACACGGAGGAGACTACACATCCAACTTTTGCGCAGAGATGTTATTCGCGGCCTTCGATACTGTGGGAGCAGATGCTGAATTACCCACTGTCATTGATAAGATGCGTCGTCTATTCGGCATTCTGAATTTCGCAACTGAACATATGGAAGAGGGAACAACCGCTTCGATCGTCTACATTACACCTCAACTGGATAAGGCCGTGGTGGGTATATTAGGCGACAGTCCGGTGATCATCAAAAACAAGGGGGCCGAATACTGGCATGCGCCCGAGCACAACGTGCGATCCAATCCCAATGAAGTTAAGAGAATCACTAAAGTGGGCGGATATGTACACGGAGGTTATGCTTTCTCCGGAAGAGGTAGTTTGGACGCCGGAGGACTTCAATTAACCCGAACCTTGGGTGACAAAGCATTTTCCGACATCTTGTCTCGTGATCCGGAAATCTTTGAACACGAATTAGGAGTAGGAAGTTTCGTGATGGTGGGAAGCGACGGTCTTTTTGATCCCTCGCATCAATCATCTAGTCCGGCCCGCGAAATTGTTGAGTTGGTGGAACGAGGGCGGGAAGCCGGCGATTTGGTGAAGCATGCGATTGATAAACCAACCCATGATAACGCATCGGCTATCTTAGTGAGGATACTCGCGTGAGCGATGTGCAAATATTCGAAGAGTTCGGCTTTCCTTGGCCCAATAACTTAATCATGTCCTATGTGGGTGGATCCACTGCGCATGGGGCTAAGCTCGTCGAAAAGGCCGACACCGATTATTACGGAGTCTTCATCGAGCCCGCTTATAAAATACTGGGCATCGACGCCTTTGAGCATTTCGTGCATACGACGGGTACGGGACATAACACCGTTCATGATGTAGATATCTGTCTTTATAGTCTGCGCAAGTGGGCCGGGCTAGCCGCTAAAGGCAACCCCTCATCCCTCCACTTTCTATTTGCTCCTCGATCCTTTACACATCCTCTTTGGGACTACATTCAATACCACCGAGATAGTTTTTTGTCCAGAAATCACATTCGTCCTTTCATGGGATTTGCCGACGATCAAATGAAACGACTGTTCGGAGAGAAGGGTCAAAAGAATTGCAATCGAGCCCAGGACGAATTGGAATTCGGCTACGACACGAAGTATGCCATGCATGTCATCCGCCTCTACAGCGAAGCTAAAGAATTGATGGAGACTGGAATTATCACACTGCCCCGCCCGGACAAAGATTTACTCATTGACATTCGAAGGGGTAAGTACAAGCTCTTTGAAATTAGGGAAATGGGCACACAGTTGGAAAGAGAAGCCATGCAGGCCGCGGATAAGTCACCCTTACCACCCGCAATCAACAGAGAGAAAGTTTCTAAAATGGTGGCCGAGGTATACCAAGCGTTCTGGGGAGGATACGATCTATGAAATGGAAAACTAGTGATACAACACCGCCAAAATTAGGCGACACTTATCGAAGGGATATCTTCTCTCTCCTACCCCGCGATTGTTCTGACGGCTACACGCGCTGGCTAGAGCGCGTGACTATAGCCATGAAATTTGTCGAACAAGAAATCTCAGATGGCGAACTTATGGGTATACCCACGACTCACACCATTCAATGTTATGTGGAAATTTCGGCTCACCCCTTAGCCGGCTCTCTCGATCATACGATAGAACTCGCACGAAAGAGATCCCGAGAGAGATTTGAAAAATTACAAGCGGAACGAGAGCGTATCAAGCCATGAGCGATCCCATTCAAGACCGCATGCTTTGGGAATTTGATTGTGCAAAGTGGAGGGGGAAAGTGCTGAACGGGCCGGACGCTCATTATTGTTTCGATTGGGACGAGCTACCTGTAGATGCGACGACACCCGAATATGATTGTTGCACTTGTTTTCCCCATACTTTGAAAGGCCGAATCATCAATCGATTGTACATGATAGTTTTTAATTTCAAGGCTCATCGAGTACAAAAAGCAGCTGAGAGAGGAAAAGGTACCTTCTAATGAAAATCGTCTACAAGGATTTTGATGTAGATGCGCATCGAGAGAAGAGTATGGGCGGAGATACATTACTCTACTACTCGATCTTTAGAAAATCAGACGGTTACGAAGTCACTTCGGGCTTCAGTTACGGGACAGATAAGATTGTGGACTTTGTGGGCTATCTCAAGGATTGGGTGGACGATTTTATTGCAGATCCCCAGGCCTGGATGACCGACGAACGTATAACAATTGAAACTGAAGAGGAGGAAATACGTGAACTCTAAAGATTCACTGGGTGACAGGATGAAAAGTCAGTATGAAGATCGTTATCGTATTATGCTTCCTCGACGGACATATACAATAATTAGATTAGACGGCAAAAACTTTCATACCTTCACTCGCAATGCTGTACGACCCTTCGACTTTGAATTTACAAAAGCCATGGACCGAACAGCCGAATATTTGGCTTCTGAGGCTCAGGGCTGTCAATTCGTCTACACCCAATCCGATGAGATCTCACTTTTGTTAACAGATTTTGAAACACCTCAAACAGCCGCTTGGTTTGACGGCAATCTTCAAAAAATAGTATCCGTAATTGCCGGCCTGTCGTCTGCAAAATTCGGGGAGATAGCGCGAAAATTTAGTTGGTTTCCAGATAGCGCTCCGTCTTTTGACGCCCGTGCCTTCATTATTCCTGATCCCGTAGAAGTAGAAAACTATTTTATTTGGCGACAAAAGGACGCTTCTCGAAATAGCATCAATCAAGTAGCGCAGCATTTCTTTCCTCATTCCGAATTACAGAACAAAAACATTTCCAAAGTTCAAGAAATGCTTATACTTAAAAAAGGCTACAATTGGGATACGGATACACCCACAGGCCTTAGGAACGGAAGAGCAATCACATACTGGGGCCGATTAGGGGAATCTTGCCGTTGGCACGCCGATCCGGAAACACCCGAGTTCACCAAGAATCGAAGTTATCTTATATCTAAAATCCCCATACAGTGGGGTGGAGATCCTTTATGACAATAGATGAAATCAAGAAGTCGCAGGCTGACGTACGAGAAACATATCTCAGTCAAAACAATGTGGGACAGGAAGCTCGCGCTTCTTGCATCATAGCCGAGGCCGTTTACGAAGTGGCTTTGCAACTCGCTCTATTTAGAAAGAAGCAGAGACACAACAACGGCCTAAGTGATAACGCTAATGAATTCATTGACAGTATACTTGGTGATGATTAGTGGATAACACACTCTCACTTACATCCGAGGCCTACGAAGAATTGAAAGCCAAGATTATAGCCGTAGGTTATGGAAATTCTAGAATCAAGATGGAAGGCGACCGGGAATACCTGGACCTGGACAGCATAGGTTTAATACGCGGAGACGATAAAGATCTGAAATGTTATCTCGTGTATAAGGGCGGGATCGTGAAAACCGGGAGAACAGACTAATGGGTAAATGTGAAATTTGCCATACGGAAGAACAGGCAGAATTAACAACCTGCACTTACTGCGGTCTAGAATTGTGCTATGACTGTTGCAACGATCACGAACCGGATTGCGACGATAGAGACGATAGAGACGATAGAGACGATAGAGACGATAGAGACGATAGAGACGATAGGGACTCAGATGACTAAAATAAGCGGACCGACCTGGATAACTTATTTCATTATGCAAAATATAACTAACAAGGATCGCCGGCTTGCCCACCCCACTTCTACCGATGAACGGCCTCCTTCCCGTAAATTCCGAGATCTCGAAGAAAGAATGCGATTGAAAAAGCTTCTGGCCCATGTGGAAAACCGAATATCATTAGCTGAGTTCTCTAATACAACGACGGATAAAATAATACTTCGAAGGATTTTTGGTGAATAGCGCCCGCAACCGCAGACCCGCAATTAGAGAACGCGCCCGTTATGCTCGTATCCGCCGACTGAGCTTGGAACTTGAAAAGAATGGAATGCCCGAACCCAAGATCAAAAAGACTGGGCCGGCCACAATTGAAGGTCGTGTCTATCTCAACTATGACGATACTGAGGAGCGACATGTTTATACCAGTCTGTGGATTGAACTGCCTCTAAGCAATCTTACAGAAACGGTTCAGTCCATGTACAAGAATGGATTCTGGGCTCCCCGGCCGCACAAGAATGAATTGATCTTTATACCACCCTACAAGATTTCTCAGATTGTTTTATCAACCGATATTCGAACGACAGAATTAGTTAATCCCGATTATTCAGTAGGAGGATAGATGACAGATTGTGAAATTCGATATGGAATGCTTATAGCTCTTCGAACAAATAACATTGAAGAAGCCCGGCGCTTACAAGGGTTGAGACACGACTTAATTGAAAATGAGGCTTTAGAACAACACAAACTCATTGAGTCTTCTTTCGAAAGATTATGGGAAGAAAAATCTAATACTTGGCTACCTCCATACCATAGTCCGAAGGCGGTCGAATGAGCTACATGCAATTTCAACAGAGATGCGAAGACTGTAAAAAGGAATGGAACGCGGCTTTCGGAATTGTGGGCACAACCATTCTTGCTTCACCACCTGTTAAGTGTCCTCACTGTAAATCCGAAAAAATCTCTCGAATAGCCGAAGGTTGGAAAATTACTAAAGAAAATGAAAAAGAATTTGCAATCCGATTAGCAAACAAGATACTCGACCGTCCAAGCGGTGATCCCGATGATGATCTAGCCACTCTGTCACGACAGTTTTTACGAGCACTTGAACTACGCACACCCAAATGCCCTAAATGTGGTAGCAAAAAATTACGCTGCGAAAACGGCTGTACCTGGGAGATTGAAAATGTTTCATAGTCGATGCCGCGGTCATCTGACTTGGAAAGAAGAACTTGGATGTGTAGTTGCCGCTCTCATGTTAACCGGAATCATTGTGGCTACGGCACATTGGCTAGCATACTTGGGATATTAAGTATTGACAAACGATCGGAATTAATGGTATGTTGATTCCGTGGCGGTGGCTCAACGGCTAGAGCACGCGACTGTGGCTCGCGGTATGTGGGTTCGATTCCCACCCGTCACCCCAACAAAGGAGATATCATGAAAATTAAATACAAAGACTTTCGATTATCAACCGGCAGCCTCTCCCTCGTGGAACAATGTAACGAGATAATCGAAGACTACACCAGCCAGGGATTCATGCTGACTTTGCGGCAACTTTACTACCAACTGGTTTCCCGAGATATAATTCCCAACACCGAACGATCTTATAAACGTGTAGGCTCAATTATCAATGACGCTCGATTAGCCGGCCTCATAGATTGGAACGCCATAGAAGACCGCACTCGTAATGTCCGTAGTCTTTCTCACTGGGATAGTCCGGCCGATATTGTGGAAACTGTCGCAAAGCAATTTCGAGTAGATATGTGGGTTGGTCAGACATACCGGCCTGAAGTTTGGATAGAAAAAGACGCTCTCGTGGGCGTAATTGAAGGCATCTGTCACCAATACGATGTGCCCTATTTCTCGTGCCGAGGATACACATCCCAATCAGAAATGTGGGGCGCAAGTCAACGTATGATCGAACACGCCGAAGGGGGGGCAGGTTCCCTATATCCTGCATTTCGGGGATCACGATCCCTCGGGTAAAGATATGTCTCGCGATATTACCGATCGATTGAATATGTTTATGGGCGACGGTGGACTGGAATTCAAACGAATGGCCCTCAACATGGATCAGATTAAGAAATATAATCCGCCACCCAATCCTGCAAAATTAACCGACGCTCGTTGTGCGGGATACATCCGAGAATTCGGAGACAGTTCTTGGGAATTAGACGCTCTCGAACCTCGTGTAATTTCAAATTTAATTTCTAATGCTTTAGACAATTTAATTGATCAAGAAGTTTGGGATGAGCGAGCAGACGAGATTAAGAAGGGCCGGAAGACTCTTCAAACCATATCCGACAATTACGTTAAGGTAGAGAAGTTTTTAGCCAAAAAATAGTGCTTGACATCCTTTCGAAATCATGAGACTATTGATTTCGGAGGTCATAATGGAAATGGACGTAGCAACACAAGCCGACATCTATCTCATGAGTCTTCAGACTCGCAAGCGTGGCACCGCGAAGGCATCCACATTGGCGGCTTATCAATCCTATCTGAAAAATTGGATCGTGCCCAACATCGGCAATCTGGATTTAGGTGAGGTCAAGAATGGCACCCTCAAAAAGCTCGTGACAACCATGGCCGACGCCGGCCTCAGCCCGGCAACGATCGCTGGGGTGACAAATTGTGTCAAGGGTATAATCAATTCGGCCGTAAGTGAAGAAGGGGATTACCTTTATCCCGTCAAATGGAACCACGAATTCATCGATTCGCCGCCAGTTAACGCCCGCGATCAAGAGAGTCCCATGATTGGGCCTTTAGAGGTCCGTACAGCCATTTTGGCGGTTTCGGGCCAGTACCGCCCACTTCTGGCTCTGCTGGCCGGGACTGGCTGCCGTATTAGCGAGGCTCTAGCAATAAAGAAAGGGCCTTGCCCCGATTCTTCCTATTGGGATCCCGCTCGGGCCATTGTGTCCATTAGCACACAGATTTACCGCGGCCAAGAACAGTCGCCCAAGACGGCCGCGGGTTTTCGCGAGATTGATCTGGCACCCTCTCTAAACGATTTTCTTACCTGCAACTTTAACCTTAAACCTGCAAGTGAACTTCTCTTCTGCGACGAAAACAAGGAACCCCTCACGCTATCCGCGGTGTACCGCGCAACCGCATCGGCCAATATTCCGGGCTTCCATTCCTTCCGTCGGTTCCGCACCACGCATCTGCGCTCCATGCGCGTGCCTGAAGACATCATCCAATTTTGGATCGGCCACTCGGGGAAGAGCATCACCGATCGTTATAGCAAAATGGCTCAAAATATCGAGGAACGAAAAAAGTATGCAGTCGAAGCGGGGTTGGGTTTCGAGCTACCGGAGGCACAATGACAAACGAAAAGTTACGAAGAATTCACAACATGTTAGTTGAGTACCGAGAACAACTGGAAACTCGTCATAGAACAGAACCGCTAAAATCGCCCCCACTGTTTTTGTTAAATCAAGCTATTGAAGCGCTTCTACCGGCATTCGTATTTTCTAAAAAGAAAAAGAGGAGGATTAAATGAAGATAGATATTAAATCGAGGTGGAATTCAACAGTTTTATTTACAGCCGAAGCGGCGAGCGTATTGCTAGCTCTTCAAGCCGCAATTAAAAGCGGGGCGAATCTGCGCGGGGCGGATCTGCGCGGGGCGGATCTGCGCGGGGCGAATCTGCGCGGGGCGGATCTGCGCGGGGCGGATCTGTACGGGGCGAATCTGCGCGGGGCGAATCTGCGCGGGGCGGATCTGTACGGGGCGGATCTGTACGGGGCGAATCTGTACGGGGCGAATCTGCGCGGGGCGAAAAACAGCGAATTGGCTATCGCCCAAACAATTATTGCTCCCGAAGGACACATTGTAGGTTGGAAGAAATGTCAAAACAACGTAATTGTAAAACTACTTATCCCCCAGGATGCGAAACGATCGAATGCCTCGGGCCGGAAGTGCCGAGCAAGTTACGCCAAAGTACTAAGAGTTTTCGGCGCGGAAGAAGGGATTTCAGTGTTCTCAGATACAAACACGCCGCCTCTTACTTACCGAAAAGGCGAGATTGTGAAGCCTTCTTCTTGGAATGAAGACCGTTGGGTAGAATGCAGCAGTGGAATCCATTTCTATCTTACTCGCGTTGAAGCGGAGAATAATTAGAAATCAATAATGTGTTGATTTTAGGAGGATTTATGTTACAAAAAATCTGGGTTTGGATAATGCCGCTCTTATGTTTTTGGCGGGATAGGATAAAAGAATAATGACTCTCTCCAAAGAACAAGGGGAAGAAAAAGTCAAGTATGTAAGATGGCTTTGGATTTGGGGGCGAGATCTCCTAGAGCTTGCTCACAGACACCAGGCCTGGTATATCAAAGCTCTTGAGTTAGGATTTTCGATGGAAAAGATTTGGACGCAGTGGCCACATACCGATGAGGGCCGGCACATCGCCTACCGGAGAATCGGATAGTACTTTCGTACCATTGACCCCCAGATGTTTTTATGAGAGGATTACAAAGATAAGCAATAAAGGAGGAATAATGGATCCAATTAAAATTCGATCAATGGCAACCATGTTACGTAAGAAATTTGAAGGTCATACAGAAACCGTTCGAGAAATCGTCCGAGAAATGACCGATACCGAAATCGCGTCCCGCTATCTTTCACACGAGGCTGATAAACTCCACTACGCTCGTCTAGATGCGGCCGAACGCGTTCAACAAAACCTCTATGCCCGAGCGGTTGAAGCTCATAGTTAAACACCCCAATCGGGACAACCAAATCGATGGGAATATCGACCACCGCAATGTATGCAAGGATCGGGGCAAGCAGAAACGCCCCCGTTTCCTTCCCCTTTTTCCTCAAAACCGAAATCCATGGGTTTTCCGTTTAGAAAAGCGTCGGCATATTTAGTAGCTCGAAGATGAGCCGTCGGTCCATAAAAAGCGACTCGCACACCCTCATCCGTTCTCACAAACCAAACGCCCTTCATATTATCAGATTCAGAAACCCAAACTTTTTGATTAGCTTTAGGTTCGAGAGGTCGTTTCGGTTTGAATTCAGGACGTTTCAAAATGTGATCCGCACACTTTTTCTCGATCTCTTCCTTCCATTTCCGAAACTCTTCTGCGGACTTCTCAGATTGAACACTCATTGGCCCTCCTTCAGAGTGGTTCGAAATCGTGCGTATATCTACTACCCGGATCCACATGAGATAATATTTCTCGAAGTATTTGAATCCGCTCTTGAATTGTCTCACCCTTATTCATATGCGGTTCCAACCGGTTGTAGTATCTAAATCCTTGATGAACCGCCACAGACGGCTCTGCACATAAGACACGACCTTTTATCGACCGTTGAACCTTTCGAATCAATCCGTCATCCAAAAATCCGTCCATTCCTATCATGGTCGGAAAATGTTTATCCAAATAGCCTTGATTATTTGCAAAATATTCTGAATTGATATGAGACACAATCTGTTTGAGGGAAGATCGACGATAGCAGGTACCGGGATTGGAATAAAAATCCGAAGGCATCCGACCGTGACGGCGACCGCATGTAACAAAGTAAGGAGCAGATTCATGTGTCTCCCAATTCCAAGAAAAAAAGGACGGTCGGATCATCACATCCTCTTCGATCATAAAAATAAACTCGGCCCCGGTGTCGTAGCCGGCTTTAAGTGCATTAAGGATGTTCCAGCAACCCGAAAGAACAGTAATGTGCTCATTCGCGTGAAAGAGATCGGCCGTGGGCAAATAAGTATCCCGCACATACGCGATCTCTTCCACACGTTTATCATCGGTTCGATCGATGTACAACCGAACATCTAATCTATTGGCTTGAGGAGTTTGACTAATTTTTTCTAAAGCTAGGGCTAGAAACTCCGGCCTCTTCAGACAGGGCATCACTACGACGCTCTTCTGCACGACGCTGTTCTCGTTCTTGATCAAGATGTTCCGCCTCCGCGGCCTCTTTAGCCAACCGCTGAGCTTTTTGAGCGCGAGCTTCTTCTTCCTGAGCCGCTGCTCGTTCTAAAAATCCCTTAGAATCGAAATCCTTTACTGCATCTTGAAACTTCTCTTCTGTGATTCCCGGTTCCGAAGCTGGAAAAGCAGCTTTTGCGCCGCCTCGCGCCATTCTATCGCCGAATCCCTTACCCATTGTTGTGACCTCCCATTGATTTTACTTCCTCTCCCATTCTACCAGCTTCTGCCAGATTGTCAAGTGTTTTCTTTGAAGATACTGAAGCCAATGCTTTACACCCTCATCGTTCTGCCTTTCAATGCATCGGAAGCCTTCCAAAGCCGCACAGGATTGGGACAAAAGATTCACACCCACCCTTGCTATGTCCATCGCATCGTCAGAATCTGCTTTCCAATCCTCGGGCACCCAAGTGATAGCACTACTTACTACACTGGGTACACCACAATAGATCCCGTCGGCCGTGACCATGTTAAACGATTCAGTATAAGAAGGCTGCAATAGCAGATCCATCTTACCTACGATTTCTACAAACTCTTCCCAAGGTCGCCAGGGATGCTTAACCAATGTAATGCCTTGAATTCCACTACACATAGCTACGATTGCCCGACCGACATCTCCGCCGTCACCTTCTCCACCGAAACTCATGTGTATTTCAACTGGAACATCCAATATCGCTTGAATAGCTGCTGCGCCGGCGGCCGCTGTCATAAAATTCTTGAGGGGTCGAATTGCTCCAAATATCCCGATCTTAACGGTACTAACACCGTCCCAGGTTTTTTCAACTACACCTGATAGGGGATAAAGATTAGGAAGATAAACGATTTTTGTCTTATAAACTTTTTCCATCCAACGTACAAATCGAAGAGAATTACCGCCCACTCGAATGTTATCATGTGTCTTAGCTAATTCTAAAGCGTCCAGCAAATGTCGCATACCCAAAGGATCGGCCTGAAGAAAACCCACATTGGAATGAGATTCTATCACAAATTGAATGCGAGGAAAACCTTCAATAAGGCTCTCCATATCCATCTCACTCAACCAAGGTGCTGAAATGATCACATGGGTAAAAGAATGCTGATGTTCTCTTTCGTAATCCTTTATTTCATCTACCAAATCAATATTATGCTTTACCGGAAGAACAGATGTTTTAATACCATGTCTTCGAAGTACACGGGCGTTTGTTAAAGCTGCTACGTTCAGGCCTATATGTGAAAGACCCGTCCAACTCGCGAAGTTTTTAAACGCAATGCCGACTCTTAATTCATCTTTCGGTATCTCTCTCATGGCCCGCGCCCCAGTCTAAATTTTTATTTACCTTTCAAAATTGCTCGAACATAATTTTTTGTTTCTTCGGGTGTATGATCTAACCAATTATCACCCCATTTATCAACTGCATTTTGAACTCTATCTGGACTCCAATTGTATGCTGCTAAAGCTCGATCCCAGCGACCGAACTGATTGTGAAGTTGTGCCATGAGTTTCGCGCCGCCTGCTATATTCTGAACGGGATCGAAAGAATCTTGAACACCCAAAGCTTTCGCGGTTGGGTCCATGAGTTGCATCACCCCTTTGGCCCCTTTTTTACTGATTGCTCGGGGGTTTAAACCCGATTCTTGACGAGCCTGAGCGCGGAAGATATCCTGCGGGATACCATTGTCAGTTGCAGCCCGATCAATCAAACTAGGAATGTCTGTCTCTCTTCCCTCAGATTTAAAAGCGGTTTTTGTGGGTTGGAGTTCTTGTGTTTTAACTGCGGGTTTCTCTTCTTTCTTAGTCAAACCGGCTAACGCGCCTAATCCTCCGGCCGCAACTAATGCGCCCGCTAGAGGGTAGTTTGGTTTTTCTGTCTTTTTATTTAACTGGGTAGGGCTTTGTCCAACTCGGCTCTCGCGGCCGCTTTCTGTTCTGGCGACAGCCCTTTCACTACGTTCTTCAGTGCCCCCACCAACTCGCGGGGCGTTCCCTTGGCCGGAATTTTTGGATTGCTCATCTTTAATCTCCTTGGCGATCTGCGCGACTCGCTCCTTACTCATGTGATGAGTTGTGGGCAGATCTTCTTCGCGCTGGCCGGAATACTTTTTAACTATATCAGCGAATCCGGGCTGTGTCAATACCTCGCGGGCTCGATTCTTCGCGGCCTCGATCTTGGCTACGGCATCGTCGTAAGTATACCCCAAAGCGCTTAAAAGACTGTGCGCCTCATGAATATCGCCTTTCATGCCCGCATTACTTTCCATGGGTGTGCCACTGAAAGCTTCTTCTCCCGCGCCGCCACCCATCAATAAAGTCAGAAAATCGTGAATGTGCGGAACAACCTTATCGTAGTCAATTCCATGTTTCGTTGCGCCCCAAGGATCTAAGTCTATGCTAACGGACGCGGCCGTGTTATCTACACGATTGTCCGGATGACGATCACTACGAATGCCGTCGTCTGTCCCCAAGCCCATAGAATCACCTACAAGCGCATGACCTAGCTCGTGGTGAATGTCATCCATAACTTCGCCCGGATAGTGCACAGTTTCAGGCAACCTCTCTAAAAGAGTTTTCTGAAGTTTAAACGAAGTGGGGTTGGGTTGAGATAGATCTAAACGATAAATCCCGTTCTCAACATCTACGGGATAACCTTTTTTCTGAAGAGCTTTCCACGCACTCGCGGCCGATGGGCTGGTTTCGCCCTTGGCATCTGAAGTAAAAAACTTAGCGCCTTGAGTCTGAGCTTTGTTCGCGGCCTCCAAAATCAGCTTTTGACCGTAGCCTTTTCCGCGTTCGCCTTCATCTAACCAACTGGAATTGACGGACGCATTTTCGCCTTTATGGGTGAAGTACAACGCACCCATGTCTTCGTCGCCGATACGTAATTTGGCTTCGTTGATACCTTCTTTACTGCCCCCGTGTACTATCTCGGGAGCGGGCGTTGTGGCTGCCGCCCCCTTATTAGGGTTTTCAACTTCTCCGAAACCCTCGGGCTGCACCGTACGGCCCATTCTTACACCACCCGGTTTAGTGGGGATTGCAGCTTCTTTCGATGGGCCGGCCTTCTGCATGCGCTCCAATGCCTTACGCGTAAGTACATTGGGGTTCTCTTGTTGATCTCTCCACCAATCTGCGCCCAAAGAAGACAACTCCCCTATGATAGCGCCCGGTGCTCCGCCTAATACCGCACCGGCGATCGCAGGCATCGCACCCCAACCTTTACGTCCGGTCAACCCTTTCCAGACGCTCCACTTTCCTGCGTCCTCTGATCTCTTGGCTGCATCGCGCAGTGCATCTCGAACATCAATGAGGCCTGCTTCTTGTCTCCGCCACTCTTGAACACCTTCGACACCCAAATCTTCAAACTTCTGATCAATCGCCTCTCGAAGAGCCCTATTGGCAACTGCTTTAGCATAAACTTCGGCAGAAGGAACTTTGCCCGCTTCGCCAAATGCAGGAGTAGAATCTTCTTTAAATCTTTGACGAATGTTTTCCGCACCGTAAAGATCAGGAGTCGGAGCAACGCGATTGACAGTTGGAGTCATCTCACCGGTGTTAGGATCTTTCGCCATCTTAGTTTCCAATCCTAACATCTTCATAACCGATGAAGAAGCTTTTTCGATTTCGTCCGGACTATATTTACGTTCAGCTTTATTCCAACCTTCGTTCAAAGCATTTTGAATTTCAGTTTCAACGCCCTCCATACGGGCTTGCGGTAAACCGCGCATGTCCGCGGCTTTAGCCTTCAACTGAGACTCAATACCGTTACGGTGGTTTTCGATCGCCTCGGCCATATCCACCGGAGTTTCAACGTTCGGATTTTTGTTGGCTATCACCGATAACTGTGGCATAGCATCTTTCAACGTAGTACGAAAATCATCGGCGACTAAACCTTTACCGGGTTTGATAGCTTTATACAAATTATCTGCGGCTGCTTCTAAATGCTCTGCCGGAGTTGCTTCTGGAGTTTTATCTGGAATCAAAGCTGCGGCCATCTTCGGAATAGCAGAAGAAACTTTACTAGCTGCTCGGCCCAAAGCTGCGTCGGCTGCGGCACCGGCTTTCGTCCAAGGCTGGGCGGCCGCCTCTCCTGGTGCTGTTTTAGTAGTGGCATGTTGAGTAGCCAGAGTAGACATGGCCCCGCTTAAAACGGCATGAGTGAGTTGATATTCTGCTTCTGGGGCATCGCCTGCATCGTAGGCTTCTTTAAAAGCTTTCATATGCTTATAGGCATTAGCGATTGTATCGCCGGCGAACCCCGCGCTGACCAAGCGGCTAGCCATACCCAAAGCTTGGGGCGACTCAACCATGCCCATTCCGCCCGTAGCAACCATCGTCGCCAACATCTGAGGACTGACAAAACTCTGGGCCGCCTCAGCGATCGCTTTCCCCATAGGGTGTTTCTTTTTATCCACAAACTGTGCAGCGTCTACCGGAGGTTTTGCCAAAGAACTTTTAATTTCCTCATGAGCACCCTCACCTTTAAAATCTGGGTTGACTTTTTGAATAAATTTCTCAAGAGGACTACCCGGAATAACATGCGGACGCTCAGAGTCCCAAATCTTTCCTAATCCTTGTCGTACATTTCCATGAAGAATGTCTGACGCACCGGAAATCTCAGTAGATGCTTCTTTCGTTGGAGCTTCATTCGCAGATCCTAATACCGTATTAGGTCCGGTAAATAGTTTCCCTATTGTAGATTGAGGAGGTGCAGCCGTCGCAGTGGGTGCAATCGTTCCGCCGAACTGTTTAACCAAATCGTTATAGTTGGCATGTGAAGCAACGTCGGCCGAAGCACCGGCTGGAGCCTTTGAAACCGGAGCATCGGTAGGTGCAACAGTCTGGGTAGAGGATGCAGCCGGAGCAGGGGTCGCAGCTACCGTTCCACCAAACTGCTTTGCTAACGCGGCATAATCCGGAGTTTCTTGTCCGTTCTGATCGTCAGGCATTATTGTTTGACTCCTGATTGAGCGGCCAAAGCCGCCTTAAACTGATCCGCTTGTTCCTGTGTATTGAAATGAGCGGAGTGGCCGTCCGGAAGGGGTACCTCAATTGTAGCCTGAGCCGCTTGTCCTTTATTTCGAATATACTGCGCAGCTTCGATCTGCTGAGGACTAACACCCGGCATCGGTTTGTTCCAACGAGAAGAAGGCATCGCATCTTTCCATTCATTTTGATATTGGGAAACTTTTTCCATAATGCGATCATTCTGTTCTTCGACTGCGGCTTGCTTAGAGCCTTGAGGATCCAGTGTTCTGAAGACCGAAGGATCCAAAGAATTCTTAGCTCCCTCGATGTCTTGATTACTAGGGGCATTACCGCCAGCAAGAAATCGAGCTAACTCCATAGAAGCGTCATTCAAATCAGCCTGGCGTTTTGCATAATTCACTCCGCCGATGAGAGCACCCGGAAGTTTATTATCATCATACAATGCTTTCAAGTGAACTAAAGAAGTACCGGCAGAGTTCAACTGATTGGCAACTTGTCCGCTCGTGAATTTTTTAGTGGCCTCAACATATCCACCGATCTTACTAACATCAAGTTGAGGATCAGAGAGTGCCGCTTCTGCAAGGAACTGCTGACCGTCTTTACTCGATAGCATACGCTGTAGCTGGCCGGGAGGCAATTGACCGTTGATAAAAGCCTGCATCACAGGTTGACGAGACGGAGGCAAAGATTTAAGATAAGGCTGACCGGTTAAATTAGGATCGCCTTCAACTTCCAACGGCTTGTTCTTAGCCGCAGTAGCGTTGGCCTTAATATTCTCCAAAGATGATTTTTCCCATTGATCAATACTCTTGTCAATGATCTTTTGACCCATGCCATTCTTAACGGAGTCCAACTGCTTCTGAACAGCTTGAGCATGATCGGTCGGCTGACCGGTCTTAGAATCAATTTCCTTAGCGGCATCCTGCATATTCTTCATTGCCAGTCCGGGATCACCTTTAGCATCATTGAGCCAAGGCAAAAACGTGTGGCCGGCTTCTCGAAACTCTGCTTTATCCTGAAGCTCCGCCAACTTCTCTTTCGTGGTACCACCTTCAAGTGCAGCTTGAGAGGCTGCATTTTCTTCCACAACTTTAAGCCCGATTTGAGCACGCAATGCACCCGCATCTCGGGGCTGAAGAACATCGCCTTCTTTAAAATCTTTACCCAAATATTTCTTGGCCTGAGATGCAATACTTGCATTAATGGTTAATGGATCACCCCAAGTCAAAGCAGAATAGGTTGCTTGACGTTGCGGTGCCCCCGTAGGCTTCCCGTTGCGATCAGTGCCTTGAATAATATCGCCGTTAGGGTCAGTCACATTGCGCCAACCGTCTTGATGAAGATTCTGATCAGACAACCACTTCATTCCTTGGGGATCCGAATCTGATTTGTGCTGAGCAGCCAATTGCTTCAATTCCATATCCGTCATGTTAGCCTGAATCACTGTTTGACCGGCATCTTTCTGTGCAGTTTCCCAAGGCTTGTAGATCTTATTATACATTTCATCTTGCGCTTCTGAAGTACTATGACGCAAAGCATCCTGAGTCTTGACACCCCGAATAAGAGTGTCAGCATCCTGAGCATCTTGCTTCATCTTGAGTTCTTTAGTCTTATAGTCGTTTTCAAACTCTTGCTGCTTAGCTTGAGAAGCCTGCTTCTTCTGTTCATTCTGCTGAGCTTGGCGTGCTTCCATCACTTTACCTACACCGTAAAGAGCGCCACCGCCCGCGGGAACTTTCCCGATATTTCCGACTCCCGCCAATGCTGATTGCAAGCCGCCTACAAGAGCTTTAGCCCAGGCTCCAGGTGCCGACGGATCGCTGGCAGTTTTAATAAGTTTATCGGCATTGCGAGCAAACTGGGTGCGCAGATCTTCCGATACGCCACCTTTAGGCGGAGGAGGTGGAAGGCCACCCAATGAAGATGCTCCACCCGTTGATGTGGTATCCATTGGAAGAGCACCCGTAGTATCCGGTGCTCCCGTCGAAGGAGCCGCAGTCGATGCCGCAGGATCGGTTTGTCCACCTAAAAGTTGTTCTGGTGATAATTCCAATGCCATTGTAAAACTCCTTTAATTATCCAGCTAATGACTTTAAACCACCCTGAAGTCCACCACCGCCCATCGCACCTGCGCCGAATGTTGCAGCATCCATACCCAAACCTACAATTCCTCCGGCAATATCCGCTTCCATTTGACCTTGCTGTTGAGAAATTGCACTAGCTGATCCGAAAGCCTGACCTTGCGCCGTAGTAGTTGCGCCGGCGAAACCCAAGGGATTCTGAATACCTGCCAATGTCTGATATCCGCCAATAGCTGTCTCAGTGTTCCGCTCAGCCTGAGCTTGATTGGCTAATTGAATCTGAGCCTGTTCTGTCGATAACTGTCCTGCGCCTTGACTTGCAATACCGGCTTTAATCTGAGCATCTACACCCGATTCTAATCCACTGTCTCCACCGCGGCCAGCTAATTGATTATTTGTAGCTCGGGCAGCCTTTGCATAGTTAGCGCCCGTAGTATCAATTGCAGAAGTGTTAAGCGCAGCCAAAGTATTTGCGTCAAATCCAGGAAGCAATTTACCTTGAGATACTCCTGAGAGAATATTCCCTAAGGAACTCAATGTCATGGTCTGCCCAGCAAATCTTGATGAAAAATCTTGCGACAGAAGATTTGAAAAACTGGCCTGTTGGCCTGCGATCTGCTTCTCTTGTCCTGACGGTCCGCACACAGTGCTACCTCTCTTAAAACATAAAAATATAATCGTTGGTATTTTCTACTGACTTAAAACCCATTCTATCCATAAAACGAATCAACAAAGGTGATACAGATTCAAACACAAATCCTTTAGCCCCTTCTTGCTTTGCCTTAAAAGCTAAAGCTGGAATAGCTCGCGATATCACCCGTATCACTCTAGTTTTTGTGACTTCATTTTCCGGTGCAAACTGAGTGTGCAATCGAACTAATTCCCCTTCTAAATCGAAACGAAAGTACATCGTTGGCCCACCTGCATCTTCTATACAACCGGACAAAACTCCTTGACCGGTCAGCCACCATCCAGGCCCATCGATCGATGCTTTCGCACAATGATATGGATCGGCTAGTGCCCAACGAAGAATCTGCGGTTGATCATCCGGAAGTGTGGAAGTGAATTTAATCATTAGGCTGGATTCCAAATAAAATCAAAAAAATCTATGGCAATTTGTTTGTTCTGAGTAGGGGATGCACTCGTATCGTTTCCAAACAAAAATGCTGGAACAACTGCTGGAAAACCCGTAGCAACTTGCGACGTATTCACAACAGTAGAAATAGTTGCTGTGGGCACTGACCAAGATAAATGATCCTTGTCTCCAACGTATTGGAGGGGAAACGTCCCATTTAAAGTTGCCAAAGTCCCGGTAAATCCTGTGAAAGTAACTAAAGAACCCGTACTAAATGGCCCGTCGTTTCCTGCAAAAGAAGCGGTAGCTACGTGATTATTTACTATAGCCGAGCCCGATCCGCCGGAATTAAGAGCGAATGTCGGCACCGCCAATGTTGCCGTAGCTGAGGATCCGTCAGTTCCTGACAAAGAAAAATTAACAGATCCTGACCCGTTGCTTGACATCGTAAGCGTATACCAAGTAAACTCAGTGGGAACAATTGTGGTGTTAAAGGTGTTGCCTTGAACATTGCTAACTGAACCAGATGTAACATCATTTGCAACGCATTCAAACCAAAAGGTTGAATCACCAATAGAAGGGGATGTCGTATCCGTATCGAACCTCAACCAGGCTCCTGCTGCTGGCCTTCTAAAAACATTTTCTGAAGCGTTAGAAGGGCTTATATAACCCACATATAAACTAGTTTGAACTAAAGGAAATGCTGATGCTGTTGCTGATCCGGCGGGATCTGGATACCGTTTTACTTGAAAAATCATTGTGGAGGTCCAAACAGGGTAATCAAATAAAGGCCACAATGCGTTTTCAGATCCCGCTTGGCCGGCTTGACTAATAGAAGGAAAAGTCAACTCTGTCGTACTCGTGCCACTAGAAGGAGATGAACTATTTGGAAAATTAAATGTTCCTAAATGTGGAAAGCCCCCCGAAGATGTATAAGCCAAAGTAAATGTAGATCCTGCACAATTCCATTTTAATTCCCCACCAGGAATCGCATTTGCAACAGCATTATCCGTACCGAAAGCAAAGTGATCTATAAACTGAATAGCATTGGGTACAAAAGTTGAAGTTACAGGAACTTGTTTCGGCAAACCTGCAATCGCCTGATTGACAATTGTCGTGGCAACGCCTATCGCCTTGGCGTTATCACCCGCACCGCCTTGAACCGGCATGAGTCTTACTGTTCCTAAACCAGGAGCGGTATCTGTTTTAGCCAAATCCGTAGCTAACCCGAAATTAGGAGGCAGAGGACCAGAATTAAATGGATCGCGGCCTGTTGGAGTTGGAGGACCACCTACGGGAAGATTGGGATTAATGGGCGGAGCATCCACTGGCTGCCAATTTTCCGGCATACCATAATTATTTTCCGGTCCGTCTTCTTGAGGGGGCTTCTTTTTGTCTGGCATTTTAAAGTTCAATCATCAAACGGCCAAATATGGTTAAATCAAAAATCTCATCGCCCGTATCTGTTGTACCGTAATCCACTCGCAATTGCAGATGACGACACCGAGCCAACGACCCTGTTTGTGCAAAATAATACCGCAGGGGCTGATAACTTGATGGAGTGATCGTTCGACCATAAAGAGATGGGGGATCAAAAACAGGGCTCGGTATATTTGTAAATGGGCCTGAAATCTCATTTAAGAGATAACTCACTGTGGGTGTGAATCCCGCAGAGAAATCCCCCTCCACAAACTTCAAAAGTGCCAAAGATCCCGGATGCGCAAGGACTATACTCCCCATGACAAAGAACGCGTCGTACGAAATTCCGTTATCCGTGAATACATTCAAATTCCTTTCCAGAATCTGAAAACACCCGTTTTGATTTGCAGTGTTGCCCCCACCTCCGCTAGAAGACGCAGGGGGCACTGTAATAGAATTACTGAGTAAAGTTACCGCACCGTTTTGAGCCAACAGTCGGCCGCTAGTGGAAGCATTTGTGCCTACACTGATCGATGTCAAAGCTAAAATTGTACCCCCAAAAATAGATGAGGTTCCTAATGTGGCAGAAGATCCGACTTGCCAGAATACATTAAATGCCGTCGCTCCATTTGTTAAAAGTACACTGGAGCCTACACCCGTAATAAGAGTTGTAGCCATCTGGAACACATAATTTCCTGCTCCATTTAGAGTAACGGTTTGTCCCGCTCCCAACGAGAATGTTCCACTCAAACTTGAATAGATACCAGGAGAAAGTGTCTGACCGTCCAATGCCGTTGGAATAGTTACGGCTCCTAACAGACCCGCAGCTTGGTTATAAGCGGTAGTCAAATCTAATTTAGCCTGAACCGCCGCTGGATTGTCTATGTTCGTAGCACCTGTTACTGTGGGTGATCCAGTTACCGCGCTGCCCGGACTAAGCCCTAAATCCCCAAAGATAAAAGTGGGTCCGGAATTCGTAATAGTTGATCCGGCTAAAACACCATAGGTGGAAGCCGACAAAAGATTTACAGAAGGAGGAACTCCAACAATCCCTCCACCTCCGCCTGCACCCAGTGTAGATTTTGTACCCACAAGTAATTTCTTGATTCCCGGTGCAACTTCAACCGATTGAACCATGCGAGCGCCATTTGTAATTGTAGCGAAGGGGCTCCAAATTGCCTCAGGCCCATTTGAACCACCCGGTACTTGATGCGGATTACAGCGCCACCAACCGGTTGAACCGTCCGCAACATAAAAAGCGTTATCCACACCAGCTTGTTGAATAGCCAAATAACCCGCGGAAGGATCCAAAAGAGTTAATTGATCCCCAATTGGGAAGCCCGCATTTGATAACTGCAAAGAAGGATTAATGATCTTAAGTTGAGAGTCCGAAGAAAAGAAATATATTTCTCCCGCATAGATATCCAAGAAATTGTAGCTCAGCATTCCAATACCAGGTGCTAATGTCACTTGATAGAATGAATTTGTCTGCGGACCACCACCAATAAATTCAACGCTGTCCGTAAGAAATGTGACTAATCCCTGTGAGTTTTTAACCACTCGGGTTACAGGAGCCAAGAATGGAAAATTATCTGCGGGATTAAATGCCTCGTTTGGATTTCCAGTGATGACATCCGGACCCCCGCTCCACGGTACGTTGCTGCCGTTTCCCCCCCAAATTCTTTGAAAGTTATAAACCATGGGAAGAAATGAGGAGGGCGGAGGATCATTTTCATCATCGATCGGCGCAGGAATCAAATTGTTCAATCCGGGGAACTGCACACCCGCAACAGTCATTGCCACATCAGGAAGAAAATCTTGAAAATTCCATGGCTGAGCTATTCCGGCAATCGGAGGCGGGGCTGGAATTTCAGTCAAAAAGAACATATTATCAGGACCGCCGCCATCCGCATCACGCCAAATAACGATTGTATCGATCTGAGGATCTGTTGAACCCAATCCAGAAATAGTATTAACCGCCCCCGTGTTGGCCCCTGTGATAGTAAAAACAGGAGAAGCCGTAGTGATCAAACCGGTTTGACTACCTGTCGGAACGCCCAATCCGTTGGGATATTGAGCTTGTAATCCTGGAGGAGGATTCGTGTTGTAAAAATCTGTGGCTAATCTGGCCTCATAAGAATAGGCATACACATGGCCTTTAGTCCAAACCAAAGAAAACTGCGAATAAAGCGCAACTGATTCCCATGTTATCGTATTATCTGTGGTTTTACTTCGTATGGGCACAGTATTCCACACGGGCATAGTTGAACCCGATATGCCGGATGTAACTACCGCTTGGACGTAACCCGCCCCTACAACTTCAGATCCACCAAATGGCTGCGCTTGAGATGGGGGGACAAAACCTACTAAGGGTAATTGCCATTGCGTATTGGCAGTCCAACCAGTCGTTTGATTATAATAGGGACCGACGCAAGTCCACTGCACCCCATTATCTAAAGTAATCGCACCGTAAAATGTGCCCCATGTAGGTGCAGTTGCACCGGTAGTACCACCTATGGTGCATACCTGCATATTCGCGCCATCGAAAATGCAAGAAAATACTTGACCTGGAACCGTAAAGGCTTCAACTACAGTTGTCGCTGTCCAAGTCGCCGACCCCAAACAAAGCCACTGAAGTTGATTATCTAATGTTACACTACCTGCAATTTGAGATCCCGGTCCTGTGGGCGGAATTCCACTCCAGGGTGTATAAGTCGTATTTGCTGTTGTACCCGCTGTCGTAGCTCCCAACAAATAAATCGCAGGGCCGGTACCGTTAGCATACGCCGTAAGATTTGCACTATTAGGAACAAGAGGAAACACTATTCCGGAATCAAGATTTGATGGATCAGAGCCGGATGCCGCAGGTGTCCACATATTATAGTGTGTGTTTTTCTTCCAAAGCAAAACACCCGTGGGCTCAACACTGACAACGCCTACACACTCCCAACGAGCATTTCCACCGCCCAAACTTTTGGTATTTGTATCATTTATGTGTGCCCCGGTGCTGGGGTTCATTATTTGAGATGTGTTAAAAACAGGTTTAGTCGGACCTGAAGTACGCGCTGTACTGTGAGACTGAATAAACAAGGCATTTGTAGTCGGATCATAAATGCACTGATCTGGTTGATAAAGTGTGTTTGCGACCCAAAGAGTAATAGGTCCGAAACTCGTCCAAGTTACGGTTCCGTCTGTTGTTGTCGCCCCAGTTGCAGTATTGAAATTTGGAGCGCCGTTTCCGGATGTCCCTAACGTGGCAGGAGGGGGATTCAGCCCGGTGCCGTTGACCGAATAAAGTTGTTGTGTGTTTCCATTGGGATCGACGATCAAACCCATAGTGGAAAAAACGGTGGAGGGTTGCCAGGCTGTAGCCGCGCTTCCTGACTCTACGATCGTAACAGTGGGTTGTGCTAAAGGAGTATAACTTCCCCATTGCCAAACGTTATCGTTATTATTTCCGTTTATATTGCTGGGGGTATACTTACGAACATCAACACCGTCGCCCATATAAAGAACGCCGGCAACGGCCACAAAATATGTTTGACCCGCACCCGGAGATTTCGCAAAAAGAAGAATCTTATCTGTTGAAGTTGCGGTAGCGGCGGCCGTATCAGTTGTTGCCAAAGGATTGGAAAGAATCAAATAAGAACTTGTAGAACCCGTGCAAAGAAAAATACCATTGTTATTGGTTTGATCGAATCCCTCTACATTAAAAATCTGACCGGCAAAACCGTTCAATGCGGCGGTAGGCTGGTTTAAAGTAAAATGATAAAAAGCAACGTTGCTGATCTCATCCACCGCAGACAAAGCATAAGAAGGTCCGTCGTTCTGTTGATCTATATAAACCGCCCCAGAAGAAACGGCCGTAGCCGGGGCAACATCGGTAACTGCTTTGGTGTTGTTAAGTATGAGATAGGTGGTTGTAGAACCTATACAAGTGAACGGTCCGTTGTTCAAACCATTGTCAAAACCTTGCACATTAAAAATCAAACCCTCATATGCATTATTATCTGCACAACTAATCGGCGAAGTAAAAATGTAATAGGCTACACCGCTCACTTCATTTACAGCGGACAAATTAAAGGTCGGAGTTGAAGAAGTATCAATAATTACTTGGATTGTTCCGTTGGTGAGTTGAAACGAAAAAGCACGATCAGGGGGAGTAGGATACGATGCAATAGAAAACGGAGTCAGACCGGGACGGCGTTGAAGTGTTAATCGATTAGTTAACTCGATATTTGATCCTGCCAAAAGTGCGTCGGGACGACCGCCGTAAAAACGAGAAGTAGCAATATCAGAAGGATCATGCAGCACTGAGCGCTGCGTCCAGATTCCACTAAACATCCGATCCATGAAGATCGGTGCATATTTAGGTGCCTTCTGAGGTTGTGCCCCAGCGGTTTGAAGTAAATTCATTTATTTTTTCTTTAGAGGTACAACTTTTGTAATACTAACGATCCCCTGTTGCCTTAATTGAAGCATTAAACTGCGACCCGCTGCCGCTCTAGTTGCTTGACCTGGCGATGCCATTTATATCTCTCCTTATATATTAATTCTTTTTAGCTGCGTTTCTGTTTCCCCACCGTCTCTTAGACTCTCCGATAGCTGATTTTCCACCTAATCTACACGTTTCTACAGAAGGTCTAATTCCCCGAGCTTTCAATGTTTCACTAATCTTTTTACGCTGTTCAATAGGCACAATTCTACCTTTGGTGGGACTTCCAAATTGTTTCACCCTTCTTTTTTGACCCTCACTCATTTTTCTTAGGGTTTCTAAAGAATAAAGACCTTTTTTACCGCTATTCCAAGCGGACATACCAGATCTACCCCCACCCCCGGCCGCTAAATTGTAGCCGATAGATCTATCTTGAGTTCTCAGTTCTGATATCAGCGATTTTTCATAGTAATCTAAATCTTTATGGCTGTGCATAACAGCAAGAGCTTCGATCTCAAAAGCTTCTATCCCATATTTACGAATCGCATTATATAAGAAAGGTCTTCCTGTTTCCCCATTTAAAGCGTTCCAACATACGCGATAAAAATAATCTTTCACTTTTTGAGTAGTCTGCCCAATGTAAATCTTACCGTTAACTTTGTTACGTATAACATAAATTTGCATTTTATACGCCACGTGCTGCGGATCCTTGCTGTGTACGAAGTTGTGCGCCCATCATTTGAGAAGATCCGCGAGATACCCACTGTGCTAAGAAAGCATTGGTTTGCATCTCAGTCAAACCTTCGGCCTTTGACAAAAGAGCAGCAATGCCGCGCTGACGGTAATACTGACCTGTTGCATCAACGACATCCATTGCTTCAGCTAAAAATAAATTGTTGAAAATATCCATAAAACTATCGGGTATCGGATACCAACTGTGGTTAATCGCGAATGCCTCTGTGGTTTCCGCCACTCCGTTCGGATTCGCTAATATCAAAGTGGTTGGAGTAACCGATACAATATTAAAAGATCCGTTATTCACCGCACTGTTAAAATTTACTATTAAAGCAGGTTGCCCAACAGTGAACAAAGTAGGATTGAAAGTTCCTGTGTACGTTGTATTTCCACCCGCGGCCATTGCTACTGAATCAATATCGAACTGTTGAAATGGCAATGCCAATTTTTGATAAGTTAACGTACCTGTATAAGCTTGATCCGGGTTACTCAAAAATCGTAGAGCCATACTTACGCCCGGTATGTAAAGCTTCACAGATGCGGCATTAGGTTGGGCTTGTGCAGATTCCGCAGGAACACCTAAAATATTTCTATTGTAGATATCTTTAAGCTCATAACCATATGCGCCGTCTTCACTCAACAATGAAACTTTTTCTAGATAAGCGAAATCTGTGATTGGAAAAACATAATCTTGTGTGCCGGCTGTTAAAGATTTGGGGGTATTTGGCGATCCAATGGCCCACTCATTGCGGTTCCAAGGCCAGGTGAAAGGAGAATTCATAATAGTGCTGCGGATCATTGACGCGATAGAGAGCGCAGGTTCGAAACCGGCACCGGCCGTAAGAGGCGAGTACTCAATATACGTCTGTGAAAAATTAATAGTTTGTGTTAAAGTATACATGAAATCCCTTTAATTTATGGGATACGGAAACGGCCACTGCGGACCTGTGAATCGATTGCGTCCCGGCTGTCCACCCATGATGCCGCGATCCGGCGTAAATACGTTTTCTTCTAATTCACGATCGGACTTCTTGCGGCAATCTTCTAAAGCTTTTATAGCCAGTTGCCACTCATCTTTAAATTTGGCGCGGACAGATTTATCATTTGAGTATCGATAACATTGGGCGATAAACATCTGTCGGAAGTTCGGTTCATACTGATCCGGCAAAGGAAACAAAGTCTGCTGTAAAGTTTTAAATCGAATGGGCAACGCTTGCCCCCAAAGATTGAATTGCCACACAACGGAAGTCTGCGTTGGCACAGGAAGAATTCTAAAACCCATACCGTTCGGATCCACAACGGTCCACTGGGTAGTTGCTCCTGCTCCAAAAACAACCGTACCGGGAAGAGCGTTGGGCGGAGCTAGGGGCGCTGCCGTTCCTTCCGCACCATAACCGGTAAGCACAAGAAAATTTCCGTTAGCATCTTGAATTTGAGTAACGGGATTGGCCGGCATACTTTGATTAACCCCATACGGACTGATGTAAATCGAACCGGGAAGTGGGTTGTTTCCCAAGGATGCATTGCCGTCCTGAAATTCGCCCCAAACTCCGTAATAGAGACTTGTATTTGGAAACCAATTACACAAAAACATGGGATCGCTAAGCGACCAATTAAAAAAAGTTCCTGTAGCTTGTGGCAACTGGCGACCGACCTCAACCAGCCTATAAGGTTTGGGCTGCGCAGAATTATTGATGTCAATGACTATGCCTCTTTCAAGCCAGCCCAAATTTGTAACTGATTTTCCATTGGGGTAGATGCCTGCATAATCCTGTTGGTATGAATTTGTTACAAATTGTGGCATCTCAATGTCATTAAATTTCCAAGGAAAGGGCTCGGAGATAATGGCATTCATAACATCATTAGCGATCGATAGGGGTAACTCTATGCTCGATCCCGCAACGTTCAGAATAGGTTCAATATCTCCCATTCCTTTTGCGATGTTAATAATTGTCTGAAGCTTAACCGTTGATTGTGTGTTTACATATCCTGCCATTTTTATTCCTCTGTCCATTCAAAATCAACTGTAACTGTTTGGGTAGCCACTACCGCCGATAAATTCACACAAACTTGTTGTGCTACTCCGCGAAGAACAATAGTGGAATTTCCGGCACCGGTACCGAATGACCATAAAACAACTGGGGATGCTTGTGCTTGGTTCCCTGAACTAACAGGATCTAACAATGTCAAAGTTGAAACTGCTCCTACAGCAGTTCCCAATGTAGGTGCAGCAGTGTATTGGAGTGGAACAGAACTTGCAGCAGCATAAGTAGAATCTAAAGGAACAGCGGTCATGTTCGCATGGGTGCCGCTTGTATCCGCTGTTGACCTTTTCACCAGCGAGGCATTTATAGATGCCGTCGTTCCTGTTGTATTCAAAGAGATAGCAACACGCGTTACTCGAATTGTTTTTGTGGCACTTCCGGGTAAAACAGCGATGTCACCCGCAACAGGGGTAAATACTGCTGATGCACGATATGTCGCTTTTCGACCTTCAGAATTCACATATGCCGCGCCCGTAGTATCACATTGTTGAGCAGCAGATTGCCCTGTAGTGAGAACAGGAATGGTGGAATTATAGACTCTGAGAGTCGCCAGCCCGTTTGCGGGAGCGGTCGCGGCCGTAATAACACCATCTAAAATTGCTCCTGCATTTCCAAGTACATCGATCTTACCGATAATATTAGCTCCGGCTGGTAGTGCGTTGGTGATTGCCGTTACTGCGGTCACCGTAGAGACTGTCCCAATGTTGAAAGCATCCACGCCCGTAGCAACAATGATGGCTCCACGAGCAGTGCTTTGCGCCTCAACCGTCTGACCCGTTGTGACCGTGGGCTGCGTGGTATTAAATACGCCTCCAATTTGAACAGGATTTCCTGCCTTAGCCGCGCTAGAAGCAGAGTCCCCTTGAATCGTTTGAAGCGCGGGAAAATTAGAAACAGCAATCGTCCCGCTCACAGGTTGAGTCGCAGGGAAATTTGAAATAGAAACTGTTCCACCAACAATCCAGGGTGATGTCGTCTGAGTCACAGGCTGAAACTGAGGACTACTATAAGTTCCGTCGGCTAACGATAATGCAATTGAGATTGCCCCAGTAAAAGCCGTGATAAAAGTAAACACTGCGTTCGATCCAGATACAGCAACTGAGATATTGGAACTCACGTCCGCACCTAGAGCATTAAACGCGCTTACCAAAGAAATTCCTGTAGGAGTCAGTGGTAACGCCACATTGGCGGACAAGGATACCCCGTCGCCGTTGATAGTGAGTAGTAACGGGAATGAAGGTAAGTTTGCCATCGGATTTCCTTTTTAGACGAGATATCCTAAATTAAATGTGATCGTGGCCGACCCAGTGAAAGCGGATGAAAAGGTGATAAGAACCTGCTTCCCGTTTTTGGACAGCGTCGCTGATGCGGGTATGTTACCTGATGTTTGGCTAAACACCACGGGTGTCGAGACTGAACTGGGTTGAGGGTTGAAATTTGAAATATTTACATGGCTTGTATAAAACGGGGTACTATCCAGAACAATCGTGGCGGTCGTGGATGACCCATCGCCCAATACCTGAATTAAAATTCCAACATAGGATTGGTTTGCCATTTATTCCTCAGTCCCACATACTATGATATTTACCAAACCAACAGTGACAGCGGCAGATAGATTTATGTTGAGCGCATTTCCAGCTGCCGCCGAAATATATCCGTTTCCCAAGTCAATCCATCCTGTAGAATAGCCACCAAAAACATTGGTTATAGCGGATGATGGAACGAACGCCGTGAAAGAAACTCCACCGTTGGTTGTATTACTCGCAGCAGGCACGTTTGCGTTCAGTGCAGTACCCGCATCATTAAGAGATATAGTTAGATTTCCTCCGGCAGTTAAAGCATTCGCCATGACATCAATCATGAATCGCATCAAACGAAACTTCTTCCCTGTCGGCGTCCAGACCGCTGTGTTTCCCGTCGCCTGTGTACTTATTGTTTTGAAAACGGTAGGCGTTCTAAGACCAGCAAATTTTATATTACTGCCATCTGTTGCAACCCACATTCCAACAGACAACACTTGATGAGTGCCATTAGGCGCGAGGACCGCTCCACTTGTGGCTGTACCATCAGGAGGCGCGTTACCATCAACGATAGCAACTGGCACTATATTAGTAATAAGTGGTGCCGTACCTTGTCCCGCGATGGTTGTAACACCAGCTATAGCCTGAATATATGGACGAAAAACACAAAAAGTTAACGCCCACGGCTCCGAGCCTGCAAGCAGAGCCAACGGAGCATTCGTAGCAAATGTTTGCTGCAGCGGCGAAACACCAGAACCCGCTGCAAAGGAAAATAATCCAGCAGGAGTAGTCGGATTAACTTGTCCCGAATCGTTAGTCAAAATTTCAGTAAACGGAACACTAGTAGCGACGGGCAATGTTATATTTTGCGTTGCGGTTCCGACTGCGACCCCAGCAATCATAAAACCGTTAGGCATTGTCTGCACAGCAGAAGCACCCAAGGTTGCAGATGCTGACGTTGCTGCGTTCGCTGAAAATGCTTCTGGAACCACCCCTGGAGCCAAGCCAGTTACTTCATAAATCTCAGCAGCCATCGAAGCAGCAGCGCCGCTATTTGTGACAGTGATGGTGTTCGCGCCCGCTGATTTACTTTTACACCAAAATGTTCCAATGCCAAATGCGTTGGCAGGGCCTACCTGGTAAGCACCAGTTAGTATATAAACATTTCCCAGTGTATCCGCAACTGTGGGAGTGTTGCTGACTCCAACTGCGACAACAACGATAAGAGTGTTACCTTTCTTGACTGGATTGGGAAACGCACAAGCTAGGGACGACACAGAGCCAGTAGATGAGAACGCCGCCTTCTGTACCGCCGTAGGCACTCCACCCAAAATCACGCGAGTATTGCCATTCAAATCCTCTGATAATAATACTTGACTGCCCTCAGTGTTGACTGGTGCAGTTTGATTTACAAGCGCATTACTATCAATAGCCACAAATAACTGTGTACTGGGTTGATTTATTAAAGTGACAGGTATGGCACTTTGATCAGTTGCAAGAACTACTGGAATAGAATTCGCGCTAGTTTTTTGACCCAAACTAACCGCGCTGCCTCCAACTTGTGTAATGTTTGTTGAAGCATTGGCCGGAGGAGTCGTAATTACTGTACCGCTAATCGGTTGAACAGCAGGAAAATTATCAACAGCCACAAATAGTTGTGTGCTGGGTTGATTTATTAAAGTGACCGGTATAGCGCTTTGATCGGTTGCTAAAACTACAGGGATGGAATTTGCACTATTTTTTTGACCTAAAGAAACTGCACCGCCCCCGATCTGAATAATATTTGCGGGCAGAGGGTTTGTAGGAGAAACATTCTGTAAATTCCCCGCGCCGTTAACAATACCAATTTCAGTTGCGGAAGTCGGAGCCGCAGCGCCGGTTAAACCCACACTAGGATTTGACGCTGAAATAGTTCCGGTAATAGGAAGAGGATTCGCGGCACTTACACCCACTAAATTACCACCAACAATTATACCAATCTCTGTAGCAGATGTGGGTGCTGGAACACCCGTGGGTCCAACACTGGCATTGCTAGCGCCGCCGCCGCCCGCAACAACACTGACAAGAAGATTGCCTTCATTATCAACTTGCAAAGACATCGCTTGTTGATCTGCGGGCGCAGGAGTTGTGACATTATAAGTTCCGGCAACCGGAATCGAAGTTGTCGGTCGTGAACTATTTGTAGGTCCGGTGCCCATTATACTTTACCATCCAAACGTATAACTTGTCTCGATTCTCTATCCCAAACAGCCTTTCCGTGATTAGCCGCAACACTTACACGAGCCGCCTGTGCAACAACCTCAGAAGCTTTATTAGCCGCCTCTTGAATTTTCTCATGTGTAGCCGCGTTCAATTTATGTGCCTCTACGTTTGATTGATGTGCTTCGATAAGAGAGGCAGTAGAATTCGCGTGACCTTGCTCAATATTCCCCAATGTCTCAACAATCGCTCGATGAGTTTCTTTCGTAGTTTCAACAATCGCTCTGTGAGTTTCTTTCGCAGTTGTAACCACAGATTTATTAACGTGTTCTTGAGCCGCAGCTAATTGCGACAAAGAACTCGTATGAGCGTATGTAATATCCGAAAGAACTTTCTTAAACTGATCTTCATCAAACTGTTGACGATCTTTCAACGCCGTAACAAAATCGGTGATGGCCGCATCTCGACGACTCATGAATTTATATGCAAAAACAGAAAACACAACGAACGCAGCATCGGTAAAAATCAAAGAAAAAACTAAAATAGTTTGGGGAGTTATCATTGCGCCTCCAGCCGAGTCGGGAATACAATGATTAAAAAAGAGGAGACAATCGAATTCATTCTAGCCTCGGAAGAAAAATAAAAGAGGCGAGATGACCCGCCTCTATCTTTAATTTAGAAACTACTTTATCGAGTAATGACCGAAGTTTAAAGTGTGTGAACACTGCCGGTGTCGGGGATTTCGTTCTCCGCTTGAACTTTCGACCAGGCGCTACTTGGAATTTCACTGCTTGACGGCTTATTAGTTGAATCATCCATCATTTGAAGAGCTTCTCTCCAACCAATGCCTGTATGATTAACTAAAACTTTGCCACCACGAACGATGCGTTCTTGAGTATCAGTTAAATACCACTTCATCTTGCACAAAAAACATTTAACATACTGAGTATTATCAATGAAACGGTGCAAATAAACGGCGTAATCTTTTGCTGCCGTCTTCATTCGAAATGCTCCGCCCTTCAAGTGCTTACAAGCTTTTTGCCTATCGATCATTGCTTGATCTGCACCGCTGCGATTACGAGCGTATTGCTGTCTACGGTTCTCTATCCGATTGTACTCGTCTTCCTCAGATTTTGCCAATCGGGCTTCGCGAGCCGATGCGATCTTAGACTGTTCTAACAGTGCTGCAACTAATGACATAAGCTGATTAGCGTCCGGTGTCGCGGGTGCGGGAGTTGCGGGCGCTACGGGGGCTGCTTGAGCCGGTGCGTCCAACTTTGCTACCTCTGCTTGTACAACGGGATTCTGGGACTGAGCGCCCTTAGGGTCGCCGTCCTGTGATGCACCCTTATTGGGGTTTGATCTCTCGATAATCATTTTACTTCTCCTGTGTGTTGCCTGTTAATATACTGCCGTTTGTTGCCTAGAACCCGTCAAGGATCTCAACATCTTTATGTCGATGACGGAATTCAAAAAGCGATCTGCGATATCGGCGACTAACGATACTATCTGTAGGCCGTCCAAATATCTCAGTGGCTCGTCGTTCTGTTATAACCTGTCTCTTTACTAACTCAACTACGACTGACCTCCAACCACGGTATTCAAGTCCGTCGGGAAGCCCGTGCGGGTCGAGATGAAGTACATCCCACTCGATCATTGCCGGAATTTGAATGAACGTGACGTACCGAACATTCATTCCCGTTTTCGTGGGAACAATTGACCAAAGGCCTGCTGTCCCTGCCATACCATTATAAACCGCTGCACATCTGATTCCATTGTCTCGAAGCTTTAAAACAAACTCCTTGGACCCGATGATGTTTACGTTGCGGGCTTTGAAGTCGATCAATTGTTCTTGATCTTCCATACGGTATTCAGCGACCATGTTGCAAGAGGTTTCATAATCGTACGCGGCTGATTCCTTAGCGTATTGTTTGTAATCCTCGGGGTGTGAAAACCAATCTGGAGTTCCGTCTTTGAGGAGTTCTTTAATTGTTGCTTGTGTAGTTGCTGTATCGTGAGTTGCTACAATCGGATTATTTTCGATCTTCTTATACTCAGGATTGATACTCCACGGCATTTTGGTTCGCCTCTCTAATACGTCTATTCTTTTGAGCTTCTGCTATTCGCTTCCTTGCTTCGTCTGATCGTTTAACACCTAAATGCACTTGATGATGTCTAAGAAGTTGCTCGGGGTTTAACTTTCGTCCTTTCAGTGCTTCAGATTGCTTTCTTTTTGTTTCATCTGATCGTTTCAAACCTCGACGAGATTCGTTAGCTCTTAATTGCGACTGCTCAGATAATCTCTTACCTTTGTGAACTTCTGATAGTCTTTTTCTAGTTTCTTCGGATGGTTTTATACCGAGATGAGATTTTGATATCTTCTTTCTGGTTTCTTCGTTGGGATGAACACCGATCGTGCCGTCTCCACCATCTGTAAGATTATACCCTTTCTCTGAATTTCTTAGATTAAATGCTTTTATCAAACCGATTTCGTACCTGTCCGTCTCCCACTTAGAACCCACAACGACGAGAGGTCTAATTGAGAAATTTTCTATGCCATATTTACAAAATGCTTGATACAATACTATTCGAGTAGTCTTTATAAGCCTCTTAGCGGTACAGACCTTTCTTCTTAGGTATTTTTCTAAATTATTACCTGAATGCTGCCCGACATATTGTTTTCCGTTAACTCTATTTGTGATTAGATAAACAAACATTTTTCTCTCCTCAAAAGAGAACGAATCGGGGTGTGTTTGAGGCACACCCCTATCGAGAAACCTTAACACAAGTTGCAACCTATGTCAAGGAGATTTTGCTATTGGATCGCGGGCACACTGTCTATAAATCTGATCCTCTGTGTATTGAGGCCGGTGGCCGGGGGAAGCGTGATGGTTTGGTGGCTAAATGTTACGCCGCTCTTTCGAGCGTGAGTCAGTCATTTCTGCTGACTTCTCATGATTGTTGTCTCATGAGAACAGACTATCGCATCGCCCCAAAGGGCGTTCTCTCGCTTAGTCGTTCACGGTGCCTTTCGGCTTCCGCCTTGTCGCCCACTCGGGGGTTCAAGTCGATCAGAGAGAATTATCTACTAACAGATTACGCTGCTAGGAGTCCGCGATCTTCATCTTGAAGATCTTCAAACTTATAAGAACACCATCCGCCAATTGTTGCCGTGGGATCGAAGCTCGACGGTGGCGCGTCGGTTACAACGCGACAGTCGATCGTGCGCCAATCTCCTTCGTCCAGATCCGTGTCGCCCGGAACTTCGAGCCACACGCCGATCATCGCATAGTTCCCGAACACATAGGAACGATACGCGGTCGAACCAGAACCCTTATAGTTCGGGGTCGTGGTGACGAACGGGGTCTGACGGATCACGATATTCGTGCCCGGCAGTTCCAACTCAGCCTTCTGATCGGAACCCGCCATCTTGTCGAACTTATCCTGCATGCCGTACTTCCAAAAATCCACGATTGAGTTATTAACAGTCGTGGCATTGTAAATATCGCCCAAGACGTTCGAACTCACAACGCCCATATACTTCCCCTTTTTGCAAGGGAGAACGTTATGTGAAACCAATTGCTGCTTGAGTTCTCGATAAGTTCCGAGATCAAGAGTGAACGGCGAAGACAGCAAACCGCTTTGGTTGACGTTAGCATCGACGCCAGCCGCGGAGTCCGCTACTGCGCTGTACAGTTCGGAAATGGTCTGACCGCCCTGGTATCCCAGTTCGACAGCCGAGTTCCCGACCACCTCATCAATTGCGGATGCGATAACCATCGAACTGAAGTTCGAATAGTTGTTCCATTCGCCAACCTGCGCCGGAGCGGAGATCTGAGAGATGAGTTCCGGCGATCCAACAGTACCGTCCGCTGACTGCGCGGTGTCCGCGCCCAACGTATTGTACTGAAAGAAAGTCCGGTTGATACCCATGTGCAAAGGCTGCACACGTCGTTCTGCGGCCGCAACGAATGCGTCCGTTTCGCCTTTCAGGTTCGGAATCAATTCTTTGTCGAACAGAATCGCCTGGGCGGTTAATACGTTTCCTACGTTTTGTGCTGAGGGGTTAGGACCACTCATAATTCACCTGCAAAAACTGGAGTCAAGCTTCGTGCTTCGTTTAGGCTTTGATGCCTATTGCATTGAGTTGCTTTACGAAGTTCGGATCCTTCAACTTCCGACGAAAGGTTGCCCTTCCCTCAGGAGTATTAGTCATCCTCGCGACCTCTTGTTTTGTTAGTCCGGCAGGTTTTGTCGTACCTGTTGCCCGCCCCCCATGGAGCGTGCCTGGTTCGATTCCTGCCGCCGGAAGCTTACGAGCCGGTAGCTCTGGCGGATTAATCGCCGCTACTGGTGCCTCAACCGGAGTTGATGCAGCGGCCGAAGCCGTTGCCGCAACTGGTGCAGTAGCCGCCGCGGTATTGGCCGCCGCTTGCTCCTGCTCAATCTTTTTCTTTGCTTCTACTTCTGCGGCCGCTTTAGCTGTCGCTTCGGCTTCCGCTTGAACTCTTGCTGCCTCGGCATCCGCCGCGGTCGTATCTGCAACCTGGGGAGGATTGTTCTCCACACGAGGCGCTAATTCTTTTTCTCTTTCTGCAAAAGCTAACTCAAGATTATCCACAGTCCATTCGAGTTTGTTTTCCTGGATATAATCCCCTAAAATCTTTGCGTTTGCTTCACAAGCATTAAACTCGGGATGATTCTTTCTGAACTCAAGACTTACCGCTTGTCCTCGATTAAAATCTTCTTGGCGACGATTTTTAAGCTGTAACTTCCTGGCCTCATTCAACTCAAAAGCGACCTTGGCTTTCGATTGAGCGATCTCGTCTTTAGATTCTAAATCTTTCTGAATCTTTAAAAGTTGCTCTTCTGATAGAAGCTCTATGGGCACTTCCGGTTGTTTAAATTCCGGCTTGATCGATGCCCGCTTCTTCATACGCTCTGCGAAACGCACAGCATTCTCATGACAGGCTTGTAACTTCTCTGCCATCTCTTCCCAAGAATCTGCTTCGAGATGTGTAGGACGCCCAATGGGGTTTCCTGCCTCATCCCTATTCTGATACTCACGTATAATCTTTTCTTTAGGCTTAGCCGCCTCTTCTGCAATAATCCGTTGAGCGTCTTCTAAAGATTTTTTCTCGGCTTCTGATTTTGCTGCAACGTCGGCTGCGATCTTATCCGCCGCTACTTTATCGGCCGCTGCTTTCTCATCAGCTTCTTTTTGGGCGGCTTCGGCCGCGAGACGCTCAGCTTCTTTAGCTTGCGCATCTTCCACTGCGGCTTTCTCTGCTACTCGACGATCCAATTCAGCTTGTCTCTCTGCCGGTCGCAATGAGTTCAAATACGAATCGTCTCTTTCTTGAGCTATCCTAGCGGCTTCTTCTACCCGCTCTGCTTCGGCTTGCGCGGCAATCTGAGCCTCATACTCAGTCTTGCGCTCTTCCGAGGTCATACGCGAAAGACGAACAACCTCTGCTTCGCGATCCCTCTGGGCCTTCTCACGCTCTGCATCTAGCTCTTGTTTACGTTGAAGCTTTGCTGCCTCAAGGGCACCCAACCTCTCATTCTGACCTGTAAGCTGAGCGGCAACTTCCTCTGACTTCTGACGAAGAACCTCGTCAATTTCCGCTCGACGAGTAGCCATCTCGGTCTTCATCTTAGCGCCGTCCCACTTCATAATTTCTTCATACGTCAAAGTCGTTACTTTCGTTTCGTTTTCCATTTGATTTTCCTTACATTAGATTGTGATACTCAAACCCGTGGGGGTTTAATTCTTGCCGAACCGAAGACTGAACTAACAACCGAACGATCTACGCCGGCTGCTTCCACGCCTTCTTCAAGCTTTCTCTGCTCTTCCAACATCTCACCTGACATCTCGTGCATCGTAACCGATTTAATTATAGCGGCACAAAGCTCATTGATAAGACTTGCATCTGTCTGATATATCTTTACCAGACGATCGTAATCGGGGTTATCTCTTTTTAATTTGATAACCTTAGTGGTAGCCTGAAGACAAGCATTCTCCAACAACTTTAAAAAAACTAACCAGCCGGGATGTTTTGTAAGACTGCCTAAATAAAGCTTTTCATCCAAGCCTAAACCTTCATAACTAAGTGCATCCATTGGGTACTCCTATTATTTTAAAGCGCTGATACATCTCCGAAACCTTTTGTTGTCGGGGTGCCCTCAACTTCAGGTGTAGTCAAAGCAGCTTCGGTTGTTTGTCGTAATGCTTCCGCACCCGCTTTACCTAATTGTTTTTGATCTTCTAACGTCTCTTCATGTTGGAATTGTTGTAATTGCGATTGCTGCTGTGCCTGCAACTGTCGGGCTTGCAAAGCTGCCGGCGAATTAGCGTCATGCTTCTGCTTCTCATCGGGTGTCATCTTACGCAAGAAATCATTACTAAATTTCCAACCCGACATATCTGTGAGAGCTTTAAAGATTGCCAAGCCGTCGAACATATAACCCGCGTCAGCGACGTTGGCCGAAAACGTGGGATTATTCAAAAGCTGCATAACTTGTGGGATGGCCTGAAGCATTTCACGTTTCGGACCCAGATGAGCACCGGCCAAAACTTCATATTCAATTTTGGCGTTGCGGAACTCCTCATGATCTACTTCGTACGTCTCATTCATCTCCTCGCTTAATACATCGCGAAGAACTCGGGACGGAAGATAATCGTTGTTAAGCTCATCCATTTGATACAGCCAGGGTACAAAAATCTGACGGATAAATCTTCCGTCAGGGCCGTCTAGTCTAGATGCGTTAGCCTGAACGACAGCCGCGGCACCGGTGCCGGATCGAGCACCAGATGTACGAGCACCTGACAAAGTATTGCCTTGTCCGAACAACTCATTTGAGCCTGATGTCGAAGCTCCCGTTGACTGAGCCTGTTGAATGAACTGCCAAGCCTCACCCGGAACCGGAGGCATGGTCATAAATTTAAATGATTTGTCAACATCATCGTCCACATCGATAATGCCGCCCAACTTCCATCGCGTAGCTTGTGTTGGTGTGTTGAAACCTTTTTTACGTATAGCAGTGGGCTGTAGACCGTAAGCCAATAGATCGAGTGCAAGATTGGTTACACCCTGCTCCACTAATTGTTCGCTTCCGATCAGTACTCCCAATCCCTGTCCGTAAAAACAATCGGGAATGTTCCGCCAGTTTGCACTGAAGAAGGGAATCTTACCGTAAGGATTCTCTTCGTTACGTATCAAGATGTTATGCCCATTACAAGACAACACAACTATGACACGTTCTTTATCCCAACGCTCTAATATCTCAAGACCGTTACCTGTAGGATCTGCGGTAGTCTTATAGTTACGAGGAACGGCGTGTTGAAGATATCCCCTCATTCCTTCCGGAATAGTCAAACTAAGATTATCGGAACCGGGTGTACTATCTTTTCCCCGCATGAAGAGTTGTTTTAAAACAGCTTCTTCAGGAATCTCATAACCATCAACACCACGAAGAATATCCAAATCCTGGTATGTCGCGAAGTCGCGATAAACAACATGATGAGCCCGGCGGATATCGCCGTAACGACATCCCGGATCCACAAACACCGTGCGTATGTCGCAGTATTTAATCCAAGGTCGGGAGACTATCTTATCTTCATACACAACTTCAAAATCATCTGATACCGTTGTATGAATTGGTTTGGGGCCGGTCGGAGTCTCAAGAGTCTGAGGCACGCCTTTTCTCCGACGCTTTTTGATCTTATCTTTATGTTCGGTGTATCCCCACTTCATGATACAAGTACCCAACAAAGCCATCTGATCTAATGCTCGTTCCGACTCTTCCTCAAACTTCATATCCCAAAGCTGATATGAAAATAAAGCAGTCTTGGCACGAACGATATCTTGAGTAGTTCCTGGACGTGGCCGAAGAAGAAACGGGGGATCCTCATAAAAAATTCCGCCCATCAACTTCGGAACAATTGCTGAAATGTGATTCGAAACCATGAACTTCGGGACATTAGCCTGCGCTACATTGCCGCCGTCAAAAGCGGATGCGGTCGCCGGCGACTGATACAAAGTGTCTGCCAAAGTCCAACCTGAAGCCCATTGCAAAACATTAATGTAATTTTCAGCAAAAGACAAGTCATCAATTACGAGTTTAACGGCTGCTTTATCATCGAACTCAAATTGTTCTGTTAGCGAACTCCAAGTGACATTATCATCAGTCATCTCATTCGCAGGCTCGACGTACAACGCCTCGATTTTCTCTTCGGCTTTAGATGTGCGGGACGAGCCGGACAATAGATTGTTATCTGACATTAAATCTTATTGCTCCTCGTTTCCGTCTTTCTTAGACCCTCGACTGAAACCGATCGTCGGCCCCGATCTTTGAAATCTACCCAATTGACTCAATGCTTCATGAATTGGATCTACAGCGGGGGGCTCTTCGAGGGACTGTTGAGTGTTAATATAAGTCGTAGATGTCGGCCCCACGCCATGAATCATATTATAAAAAGCACGACGACGTTCCTTCTTCTCTAAATCTTCTCGAACTTCTTTTTCTTCTTCTGTATGAACACTTGCAATGTATGGTAAAATCTTTTCAACGTATCCCATCGCGTCCGGAAGATCGTCTTTCCTACCAGATTTTGAAGTCTTATGTAATTTTTTATCACCGTTGTATCTAACTAACTGCCTAACCATCTCTTCAATTCCGGTACAATTACCGAACCGCAAAAGTTCTTTCTCGTGTAAAAGTTGAAGGCCGCGAATCCTTTTTTCTTTTGCCCCACGAGTTCCTTCAGGTGTAAACCAACTTATATTATGAGAAACTCTTCGCAATTGAAGCTGTTGTAAAACTTCATTTTTGAATGAGCCGGCTTGACCTGGAATTTCTTCTACATATGCAGAACAATCCCACTTAATCATCATCTCGACAATTTGTCGGGCTATTTCTTTATCGGAGGCGTGGACAGCACGAGTCTCTGGGAACCAAATAAGAGGATCTTGATCCTCTCCCTTATCTTCAATACCCGCCGCAACCAAAGCATTCCAATCAGATTTTCTTCCGTCCGTAAGGGCTGTGTCTACAAAAATCGCTTTTCTCGAAAATGTAACCGGAATCTCAGATATCCTTTTTACTTTTGCATAGATATTTTCTTCAGTAAAAGTGTTAATATAAGGAGCATCATCGCCATCTGTCAAAGCTGCTGGTTGATTCAGTTGCTGACAACGGAAATTTCGCTCATTATCTACAGCCTTCGCTTTCAAAATTTTGAAAAGACCGGGACCGTAATCCATTAAAAGCTCAACGTCCTCCGAAACATAATCTTTGAACTTCTTTCCGGATGCGTGCGATAAAGTCACCCAGGCGGGTTTTATCAAAATCTCCCACCTATCATCTTCCGACTTTTCTATACGACGAATAATCTCACCGTACAAATCCCGCACTCGCGTATCTTTCTCGTCGTCCTGCTGACCGTCTGGATTATCGCCAGGCGCACCGTCCGTGTATCGAGTTCCGACTACAGTACAATAACCGTAAGGTCGAATAATCAACTCGCACACAAGATCAAATGTTTCCGCGACGGACATTCTCTGTTCAGGTTTTTTATAATTCTTATCATCCTGGGCGTCATCAAATGTCACATGCGTTGCACGAAAACCCGCTGTACTCGATTCAACTGATGTGTAAGCCAGAGTTGCATACGGAATATCTAAGTGCGCCATTGGGCATCTATACTCTGTGCCTTCGCCGTCACCTACCGGTATACAAAACTCGGGAAAATAGCATTGAAAATCTGTCGGCTCATTGTAATTCTTGACTTCAAAATGAGATCGAACTTCCTCAATTCTTAGCTTTCCCAATTTTCGAGTACTCGTACAAATCAAATGGGTTGTGTCTGGTGCGTTCAATATCCACTGAATAATATCAATAAGACACGCTGTAGTTTTTCTGAAACCCCGAGGGAACTCTAATAAGCGATTATGTTTTTCAGACTGATCTAACAACCACTCGTTGAGTTGGTCCTGTGTATACTTAACAGGAAGCGTACTATTATCTTTTTTGACGAAGAAATCAAACAATATACGATGTGCCTTCTCGTGCCACTTACCTTTGTGTCCGTATAGATTATTTGCTAGATCCCACATTTCAGCGCGGAGTTCCCGGCGACGGGCAAGCCAAGTATCAATATCAATCTCTTTTTCGGAGCCTTCTAGCTTTCGGCCAAAGACTTTGATGCGCTTAATCTTGTTCCGGTCTTCTTTATCTTTTTTCTTGGGCGTGTTATCCGCAATCGACGATTGGTCGGCATTCTTATCAAAGCCGTTGAAGACGCACCACAACTGAAAAGGCGTTAATAACTCGCCGGGTATAGGCTCACTGTCCTGTAAACTTTTTACAAACTCTTTTGCTTCTTTTTTCTTCTGGGCGTACTTCTTATTGTACTCGCGTTTCTCTTCACCTGAAAAAGCCATTGGACACATCCTATAAAAACTATTGTTTACTGATCAACTGCTTTCGCTTGCTCCTGTCGCCATTTGATTCCGGAAGCGACATCACTGACTTCTTTAGAAAGACCTGCCGGTTTATTCCCCGAATCGGCGGATGACTTAGCCGCGGATTCGGCCGCTTTATGGGCCATAGCATAAGGCGCGTTGGAATAAGAATGACCGGATTGCTTATCCACGCTACCAGTAAAACTCTTCGCTGACTTCAAAGCATTAGCGGCCGCGGTAAGCGGGCCTACTGAACTGGACATAACATCTCCTAAAAGAATAAGTGGGGATTGTGCCTACTTCCGCATGGCGGCGGCTTGGATCGATCCCCTGCGACTTTCGCGCTTTGGTAGGCAATCTTAAAAAATAAAAAACCACTTTAAAAACGTCATCACAACCCTAACAAATATTGAAGATTTTTTCGAATCTCCCATCGCGGGTTTCTTATCTTTTGTAGCCGGTTCGGGTTCGGGTTTCAATCCTGCTGAATCGTCTTGCATAAAATTCCTAAGATTAGATCCGACTGGAATAATCGCTGCGGCCATCTGCGTTCCTGGAAACATCGCTTCTGTAAGCCCTACTATCTCATGTGTCTCTTCGTCCACAATTGCAGAACCGGAAGCACCGGGACCGAAAGGGATCTGTACAAAATACCTTCTACGTAAATGGGGATTATCGCCGCTTTCTGTTTCTCCAACTTGTTTAGAGACGATAGGACCTTCAACAACTTCTTTGGTCACACCCAAACTATAATTCACATTCAAGACGCGAGTACCGATGGGGGGTATGCCCTCACCTTTGTACGTTTCAATAATGGGATAGTCCGTTATACTTTGAAACGAGAATACTCCGTAATCATACCGATCGTCGTTTTCAAATTTAAAAAGTTCGATCTTATGTAAAACAGGTTTTTCTGAGACATTATCCGCTACATAATAATCAATCTTATTCTCTGCTGCCTCATATGAAAAACAATGTCCGGTTGTTAAACCAATAAAAGTTCCGTTACCATTTTTATCTACAACTGTGGCTGTGCAAACAAACTGTTCTTTAAATTCGCAGGACCAAAAATCGAACGGCCCAAAAATGGTTTCTAAAGTCTTATATCCACATACTTGCTTGCCGGCATAAATAGCCAATGTTGCTTGGGAAAGAGTCTCCCGAAAATCAGGTGTAACTTCAATCTGCTTTACAGATTCTCTATGAGCCGAGATAAGCATAGGAGATGCAAGCATCACGAGGAGCATTAGTAATGCAAAAGCTTTCTTCATTGGCGTACTCGATATTTAATTTCCTCCCAACAATACAACACAAAACCGATGATATTTAACGTAATAGAGAGGATAGTACCACGTTTTGACATTTCAAAGTGTCCTACAATGTAACAGTCCGTTGAGATATCGTAAATTCAACAATACGATTCACCCAAGATAAAAACTCATCTTGGGAAAGATCATTTTTAGCTAGATTACAAATAGAACAGCAAGGCACAACGTTATTTAACTCATACCCTACGCTATTTTCAACACGATCTATACCGTTCCAGAAATACTTAAAACCGCCTCTGCTTTCTTTTTCTAGTGCGGGGGATGCGCCGCAATAAAAACAATTACTGGATGTAATTTTACGGAACTCTTCTTTTGTGAGATTGAAAGTATAACCCCTTCTTCGTGCCGAAGATTTGTAGCTATACATTATATAATTCAAAGGTGCGTCTGGATTCACGCTAAATTCTCGTCTATAACACCCACAACTTTTTGTTGATCCTGTTTTCAAACTAGCCGAACTTATGGTATGATCATTACCGCAATCGCATTTACAAAACCACTGTACCCAATGTCTACCATCTATTGATGTTCTACTTGGAACTTTACTTATAACTACTAGCTTACCGAATCTCTTTCCTATAAGATTGCTTACAATCATACCTTCTCCTAACAGAATTGATCCGGGGCGTGGTTAGGCACGCCCACGAATCTACGCCCCGGTAATGAGCCGAGGAATGTTTTTTATGCCGCGGGAGGTTTGCTCCCGGTTGAATCAACAGTAATGTTATTTACAACTTGCGTTGATTGATTTTGCATTTGGCGATCGTGATAATCTTGAAGTCCGCTTTTGAAAGTCAACAGTGTTTGAATTGCCCCTGCAAAAAGAGCAAACGATGTTAAATCACGCCCCAAAATTAACCAGCCATAAACTCCAGCAATTGAAAAAGCTATCGCAAAAAAAGTTGTGCGGCCGTTAAAGAAGCGAAAGAACTTTTGAATGGCTCCGCCTTGCATTGCTTCTACTGCTTTAGCCTTTACTTTATCTTGAAAGCCCATAGTACTTCCTAATTAGTGTTTCCACTTAGACATCGTGTGTGCAAATTCAGCCATTCGTCTAACGTGCTCTGACTTTGAATTCCGAGCAGCCGATAATTTCTCTGCGGGGATTTTCTCATCTTCTGCGACACCTAATGCACGATGGAGGCCCCCTTTACGGAGATGGTGTATTGCTCGATACAAACTTGGATTCTTAACTCTATCCGCCATGTTATGCTCCCATCCCTGAAACACCTGCGGGAGCGGGTGCTGCGGGTAGTCCTGCCGGACCGGCTTGCGCCTGTGGAACACCGTGATCGCCGGCGTTAGCTTGCATCTCACCCGGATTAGGTTGTCCCAAATTATCTTCCATTGAATGATGAACGCCATCAAGATTGGCGACGGCGTGTTTCACATCGTGCGCCGCTCCGCTTTCATGTTGATGATGAACCGTATGTGACTTGTCTTTATGATGCTCCACGCTCGTACGATGAAATCCGTGGCCTGCGTGTTTCTTTTTATCCGCCATCTTACTTGTCCTCTGCCATCTCGGCAATCTTCTGATGAATGCCTGGCGAAACCTTCTCTTCGAGCGCTTCTGGATCCTGACCGCTCTTCTCAATCTTAGATTCGACTTCGTCAGGATTCAAATGCTTTTGAAAACTCTCATGAACGCCATCCAAATCGGCAACGGCGTGCTTGACATCGTGCTCCGGGCCGTCTGCATGAACGTGGTGAATCGAAGCGGAACCGTCATCGTGAATGTCAACGTGTGTATGTGTAAACCCGTGCCCCGCGTGGGGATGCTTACCTTTCATAACTACTCCTCGCCTTTGTCCGAAGGATCAGCTTTCTTATTCTCCCCTAATAAGGGAATAACTTCATCGTTGGGCATCACTGCGACAACACCGCCCGGATGAATCAAATCTTCTTTGTCTGTTGCATAATCTTTAAGATAACCTCTCAAAGCTTTACTGAGATCTTCCCAGTAAATAACATTTGAAAGATGACCGACTACAATTGCTTTCTTATTTGGGTTCTCAGCAGTCCAACTAGAAAGATCTAATGCAAAATCCTTCTGTCTATTTCTAAAATCACTAACGCTCTCGCCACCCGGAAAAGGTTCAGTCGGGTTTTCAAGATAGTAATCTATTGAAGTGGTAGCTTTATCTTCACCGGTGAAATCGCCCACATTTAGGGGGCGAAGGCGCTGATCCGTGTGAATGTCTTTCAAACCTAAAATTTTACCTATGATAGCGGCCGTATGAAGTGCTCGATCTAAATCTGAGGTGATAACGATCCCAAACGAAACAGGTTGTTTTGCTAAGAAACGCCCCGCAACTTTAGCTTGACGAATACCCTTCTTATCCAAAGCAGCCGAATCATCATCGGACCAGCCCCTAAATTTGTCAGATTCATTAAAGTTCGGTCGTGCCATGTCTCACAAGAAAGAATAAAGCGTTTCTGACATCTTTATTCTCTAGTGGCATAATCTCGACCTTCTCCAATTTCATATCTCGCTATATAGGATTGAACGCGTTCTACAACACCGGGATGATTCTCAATAAAACCAATAAATACGTTGCAACCCCGATGAACCAACTCTCTACAAAGACCGCTCTCGTGGTCATGATCAAAACATTGGTTTAAAGTTTTTAGTGGATTTAGACAGATTGCACAAATTCCTTTTTGCTTTTCAAACTGTTCTTTTCTTACCACTGTCCACCAATTTGTATCAAAACCATTTCCTGGATGTTTATATCTACCGTTGACTGGGGCGTTTCTGTTAGATGCTCTGAGAGTATTCTTCCTTCCCGAACATTTAAGACAACCCGTTGACCGACCGTTAACCAAAGATCTCTGACCTACTTCTTTTTCTGTTCCGCAATCACAGTGGCAAAACCAATAACGAATGCCGTTGCGTATTGATCGTTTCTCTAAAGCAACCCAACGCCCGAATCTCTGCTTTGTTAAATCGCCCGTTCTATCCAAAGCCTGAGCAATCTTGTTTTTAACTTCTTCAGAAGCAGTATGTCCTTTTACAAACACACCTCTCTCATTTCTTTCCGTTATCATTTTTACTCTCCGTAATAGAGTCGGGGGTGATTACGGCACCCCCAACCGTTTACTACAAAATCTTTAAAGGGCCGTTCGTTCCGAATGCTCTTCTGGGTCGAAGTAGTTTTCGACTTAGGTAAGATGGTCAAGCTACAACCATGCGGGACCGTTCCCGCGTGCGCTCATCCAGCCCCGTCGGAGATGAGTTCTTCTTCGGAAAGAACCCGAACTTATTTACTCACAATCTCCGTCGCCTTCTGCGTTACCGTTTTCCATCTTCTCTTGACGAGCACGAGATGCAGAAGGCAGGCCTTGAACATGCTTAACATCTTTGACGCCTTCTTTCTTGTGCATCTTATGAACCGCACCGTACTCTAAGCCCTCACCCAAAGCAATGTCCGCCTCGTGAGATTTAGAAGGATGTTCATTCGTACCGGCACTCGCGGGGGCCGCAGGATGATTCGTTTTTCCAGCCGGCATACTAACGTGGGTATTCGGCTTTGCTTTATCGCTCTTCATAAAAATTCCTTTAGGCTTCGAAATACTCGCCCATGAGTTCATCTTCTTGGATGAGCAAAAGTTTCTCACCCAAAACTTTAACTTCGTTTCCACTGTACTTTCCGAAAACCACTGTGCTGCCCACTGTAACATCCAAGGGTATGCGCTCGCCGTTTTTAGTACGGCCCTTTCCGACTGCTACTACAACCCCTTCTTGTGGCTTTTCTTTAGCCGTGTCGGGCTGGTATAGTCCGTTGACCATCTCATCCGTTTCTGGAGTTACCCGAACCAAAACTCTGTCGTGCAATGGCCTCAACAGCTTTTTCTTTTCAACTGAAATATCTATTGCTGAGTCTGTGCAATTCATATTAACTCCTATTGTATTGTGTTATTTATTGTCTGCTTACTTTTTCGAGCGGCCATCTTAAAAGGTGCTGCTGAAAATTCATTTACTCGTGGTGCCACTGTGTTCAATGGCTCTTGAGGTTTGGGCATCCTGTTCATTTCAGAAACCACGCCAGCATTCTCTGTTGGGAGGCCGCCTGTCAATCCTTTGTAATCTAACATGATTAACTCTTTTTGTGGACCATAGAATAAGAAGCGTTTTTATGAGCATACGCCGGAAGATGCTTCTCACTGGTGGCAGCAAAATCATGAAGTTGAGCATGACTCATCTTCTTCAAACCTTTATTACGAGCATACAACTTTTCTGGTTCGTGCTCGGCGATTGCCATTGCAATCCTCTGTGCTTTACTTTCTGCCGGCATTAGAGTTCCTTGTCCGTTGGATCATCAACTAAAGGTTGGGTCGTCCCCATTGGCTCTGCCACTTCTACTGTATATCCTCTTCGAACACCCAATGCTTTTTCAATGTGCGGAAGATGGTTATTCAAAAGAAGAACCATACCTTCATTCAATGCTCTTTGATTCTTGGTGGATTCATCCATAAAAATATTTGCTTTCTTAAAAAAATCGATTGCTGGTTGAATCCAATCTCTAACTTTCCAACCCAAATAACACACGCCTATGGTAGCTACTCCATCTCTCAGCAATGTAACTATCTGTCCTACCGATGTTACTGTCGATTGTGGTTCGCCCACGAGACACCTAAAGTTTGTTCGCGGCTATAACGCAAACTTGCTCGGGATTTCACCTATACGTTGACTGGAGCCGCTTAATGCGTACTGCCAATGTCAATCGAATTTAAAATTTGCCGAAGTGCTATACAAGATGCTATACAGTTGTATAGCACCCCGGACTTGGAATTACTGTTGCAGATCAAACTGATACATAGATGCAGAATTACCCGCACCGCTGATCGAGAACGTGATACCGACCGCAAGACCGTAAGGAATTGCAGCATTCATGTTCACGCCGCTCAAGCTAGAAACAAGAGCAGGAGTGGCTGAAGCATTGGTTCCGTCCATTACGATTGCTCCGGAAAGCAACTGCACCAAACCGGAACCGCCGAACTGAGGTTGTGATGCCTGACCTTGCTGAGCCAACAGACCGTCGCCTTCGAGATCTGCCGTCAAAGCCCACGGAATTATCGAAGACACATCTGCGGAAGCCGCAAACGTATTCGAGAAAATGGGCGTAGCGCCAACAACCGTACATGACAGACCGGATACAACGGTCGCACTAAACGTCACTGGATACAAACCAATCGTAACGGCCGGAGACGTTAGATCGCCACCGAACGTAATGTTACCGCCCGCACGAACGGATAAGCGCTGTGCATTAGCTTCACCGTTACCCGGAATAAACAACACACCGGCGCGAGTTGATGCAACGCCGATAGAAGCTCCCGGAACGTAAGGGAAAATTTTAACTGCGGTTCCCGTTCCACCAACGGTGACTGGATTCAAACCGTTGATCAAAAGATTAGTTACTGGTTGTGCCATTTGTATTACCTCTTGTTTATGTACCGAACCCGTAGAGGATCACCCCACGAATAAGGCTTTAATGAAGAATAACACAAAAGGTTTTTTGTGCCATTCTATTAGGCGCTTGGATCGAACTGCGCCGAAACTCTTTTTAAGTATAAACGATAACAACCGAAACTGAAGAAGATGGGGGTGTGGTTCCCGCGGTCCCACCTGCCGTTACACACGCTGCTGATAGGGCGGTACCGAATACTTTGCCTGCGGCCCCGCCGGTTAACAACTGGTGTGTCACCGTAGATAGACCCGGAACATATATCACTTCGTCCGGAGCGGTCGTACCAACAGTTACAGAACCGGAAGCCAGGTTGTAAAGCTTCACATAAACCGCTGAAGCATTACCAGAATTATTGACTTGGACAAGATAAACAGTAGCGGAGCTAGCTTTAACCGAATCAACCGCATTGCCCATTGCAGAGTCTGTAAAAATAACTTCGTTAGCCGGCGATTGCGAGGCTACTTGAGTAATTGACAATTTAAATCTCCTGTCCGCAAATTCAACTAGTTAAGAGTAGTAAGCCACACCCAAATAATCAACGTGATAAATTCCATTCATACCTTGTCCACGAACTTGGATGATATCTTGCTGATTATAATTGCCCCGATAATCTGCATTAGCGGTAGCTGCGGTGGGGGCGGGTTCTCCAAACACATCAGAAAATAATTGGGCTGGAGTAAGTTGCGTCAAACCGGGCAACAAGTTTGCAGAAGAAAGACGAGTCTTGTACACACCAAATAAGCAACTTCTTGAAAACAAATTTCCGGTTGTGCTGCCTCCGCTGCCGCTTCCTGGTGACAAAGCCGTTATGGCCGCGGCAATCGTTATAGCACCGCTCGTGGTAACAATACCTGCAAGCATGCGCCCGTTAACAACGCCTCCACCCAATGTGATGCTGGTATTAGCCAAAACATTTCCTTGCATTGTGGAAGGAAATACAGACGTGAAAGAACTTCCGGGCAACCAAACCACATTAGCTGGTTGAGCACCGTTGATGAGTAAAACAGAAGCATTGCTTTCCAAAGTGATCGTGGAACCAGCCTTGAATATAAACAATGCATTAGAATTACCTTGAGCATCCAAAGTGATACTCGTAGGAATGTCCATGCTTGTACCCGCCGAGTAATTTCCCGGCAGATATGTAGATGCGGTCGAGCCATTACCTAAAACAGCAAGGTTGGCCGAAGATGCACTCAAGGATGTGAATACTAAACCAGTATAAAAATTATACGCGATGAGAGCAGCGGCCTGAGCGGCTGCGGCGTCCGCATTGTCGATTGTTCCGGGAGGAACAACAATTCCTGGAGGAAAACCTGTAATTGATGCGGTCGGAAAAGATCCAATGTTCCCACCGGTAATCACAGAACTACCTGTGTTAGTGATTCCTGCTGCGGCCAAAAGCTCATAATTAGCGGCCACACCCAATTTAGCTGTAACCGGGGAACTGGCTCCGCCGCCGCCACTTCCGCCACCTGTTGGAACAGAATTGAAAGGAGGAATTTGCACAACTCCCGTGTTAGTCACGTTGAGTAGAAGATCTCCGCCGATCCCGTAGATCTGAAGCAAATCCAATAATTGTGGATTTGGCAAAGCAGCTAACGTTTGAAGTGATCCGGGACCGAGTTGCAACTGTCCCCAATCTGCGACTGTCGCGGGTGTCTGTAATGCTGGCATATATAAATCTCCTGATTTCTAAATCTAAATTACAGCTTAGCCTTGACATCAGCTACAAGCTTTTTGACTTCCGCAGAAACAGAAGACTCAGCCTTCACGAGTTCTGCCCTAACGGCCGCGAGCTTACTCGCATTCTTCACACGACCGGCTCCGAAGCCCAACCCTAAACCCAATGCTCCAACTACGATTAAACTCAACATTTAAAATCTCCTATGAAAGCCGCCACCATTGTGAAGGCCCCAATTAAAAGTGTGAAACCAGCGACAACTGAAATTAAATTATCCATTGCTCACGATCGAATTAGGCTTGCCGCCCGTACGAACAGATGGTATAGATTGGGTATCATGACTGATGCCCGCTCCTGCACCTCTGTGATGCGCGGGAGGAAGAGTATCTTCATTATGCTGAAGTTCTTTGGCCGGCATTGCGGATTTAGAAAACTTCGCGTTAATCTTACGAGGAGGCACAGCCATTCCCTGAGAAGGTTGTGCGGCTTGCTCTTCGTGTAAATCGACATGAGCCGAGTTCTTCAAATTCAAATCCGATCGTTTCATATGCTTCATAACTTCTCCTAAAATGTATACATCCAGCCGAACGTTTCGAACCGGCTTCCTTACGACTAGATGCCTCTTGCGAGGTATTATCCAATCAAGAGATGCTATCTCAGGACGTGGATCGAATCTCATCAACTCTTAATCCGGCCGAACCAGGAAGCTTGAGTCTTTGAGATCATATAAAATTTGCGCCACTTACAAAGCTGTCAAGCGGGCAGGCGCTCGCCGTTACGACGTGATACGTCGATATTAAAAAGGAGGTGGGTTACGACTGTTCTCCGGAATATTTGCGGCCGTTCGATCGTCCGTCGGTTTAACTATCCGACTGTCCGTACCGGGAACAGAGGAATTATTTGATATTTGTCCTGTGTATGTTTCAGTCTGTTGTACGTTAATAGCTGTATTCGGAAACGTCGCGTAACCTCTACAATCTGGAACACTGTATGCGACTGTTGACAAATGATTCTCCTGTCAAAATTTTGCGATGGCCTATTGAGAGCCTCACGCAATCGCTATTGCGCCCGGTAGTGACCGGAATAGTCTATCCTACAGATAGACACGTTTGCAAAGTCTTAACGCTCTTTGTAATTGTTGGGGTCGGTGGCTGAATTCGAATCACCCCCGCTGTTGCTGTGGGGCTCGTTATCAGTGAGCGCCGGGGGATGTCCAGTCTGCTTCGCGATTGCTTTCTTAGCTGCACCCACATCTTCTTGAGCATCCTTCACAGATTCTTTTTCGTATGACGAGGGCTTGCCTAATGCGTCGTTCTCGTCGTCCGTCTTACCCGCAGGCACTCGTGTGCCCATGGATGGATCAGCGACCTGACCGTAAGCCTTTTTATAATCTTCTGACATATTTTTATTCATACAATTCCTTAATTGGTTTGACTACCCCAAGTGATGATTGGTTGGTAGGGACTAAAATCCGGAGTCCGAGGTACAATCACCGGTGGGTAGTAAGGATAGATCGGCGCGGCCGGGGCGGGGGTCGGTACCGTAATTACGGCCGGGCCTCTCAATGCCAACTCCAAAAGCTGCTTTCGAAGATCTTTCACTTCTGCTTCTAACTCTGCGATTCTCTTTTCTAATCTTTTCATGGCCTTCCTAAAATTGGAGCGGGGTGGAGGAATTGAACCTCCGACCTTCCGATTAAAATCCGGTGCTCTTTCTCTGAGCTAACCCCGCGTAGATTACTTAATCTCATTGACTATGTTGCAGGCACAGCGCCAAGACTTTAAATCATTAAGAACTATACAGGAACCTTTCTCAATGGGGAACAAAGCCAAAGCCGTTGTTGCGCCCTCAGTCATGTGCGAAAAATGTCGATTAAGGTTATCTCGGTATTCCAAGAAGTCAACGCTGGAATCCGCGAGTTTCTTTTTTAAATCTTCAAGATCGTTCGAGGTCGGCACTTCAAGTACGATCAGATCTAACTGATCGGCCTTCACATGATGCTGTGCCAACAATACCGCAATATGAGCGGCGTGAGCAGCCATACGGCCACAGGACATACAAATGTTATTTCCTTGTGTGTCATAAACAGTTCTAGGAATGATGATGTATATCCGGGGCGATTGCATTATGCCTCTCTTCCAAATCGATTATCGTTCGCTTTGCTTTGCAGTGAAACTTGTTAATGTGGCCGCTATACTATCTGGAGGTACTACTGCTCCTGTGAACACTAACCCTAAACTCAATTGCACTGAAGGAGCCAAACCAAACTGATTCATGCGGCTTGAAAACATAGCGCCTAAATAAGACATCGTTCCAATAGTTAAAGTGAAGCTGCTGGATAACTGTCCCAAACCCCCGCCTCGAATAAGACACTTCAAACTCCAGGGCACTTGTGTTTTAGAGCCGGCTAAAGGAAACTGTGCGCCCGGCAGGACCAAGGGATCAGCCACTACTGAAATGTTTGCAACGCCTGTTCCCACTTGTGAAAAGTAATTCTGATCCAATTCAAAAGTACAAGAGGTTCCGGTTGCCAAAGGACTTGTGATTGTACCTCCGGCGTTGATAATACATTTATTGGAAACAAGCCATGCATAACTAGGCATAACCAAAAGCTCATTGGGCATTTTATAATAACCCAAATTGCTTTGTCCGTTCGGCAGTGTGCGACCGGTTAGAGGCGCGGATGGTATCTGTTGAAAAGACGAACGAGAAGGATAGTTGGGCCAAATAAAATTCTGTTTACCCGTACTCGTAAGATTTATGAGAGAGGGGGTAACAACAGAAGCGTTGTCAAATGACTGCCCTACAATGCTCTCGTTACCTGGCGGGAAATCCATAGGACTCCAAAATTAAAAGGGTTCGTCTTATCGGGGGCTGTGATATTATCCCGAACCTTTTTAGCCGTGTAAATCTCAGGATGCCGCTAGACGGGATAGCACTCTTAGAGTGATCAACAGCCAAACCGGCAATACCCAGTGACCTCGTTTTTAGAGATTACAGACGTAACTGACATCGCCAACTATGTTGGTGATAAGCCTCTGATCAGGGAGGACAATATCCGAATCGATGTCTTCTCTCGCGAGATTAATAATCTTTCCAAACTTTAACAAGCACTTCAACAGCGGCCACAGCACACAGGGATCCAAAAGCCGATAAGGCCAGTATTCCCAAAATCAATTCAATCTTCTCTAGAGGGCTCATCTTTCACCAGCTTTCCGCGGTGATCAACTTCTCGGCCGGCCGAATCTTTTCCTTCACCTACTTCATAGACGGGCGCGGTGGGCTCTACTTCGGGATCCTGAGAACCCCGGCTACAAACAGATTCTTCGGGATGACGGATACCACAGAAGCGGCAAATCTTATTTTGTTCCCAGATGTTATTAGACATTTTTAAATCCTATTCGTCGATTTAAATCTATGTGACCGGTCTTCTCTAAATCCTTACGAGCGGTTTGCTTAATCAACTTGCCGGCTCTATCTAGCTTGCGGCCCGCCGAGTCTTCCGTTCCGAAGTTGCCCGCGTTGCCTTTTCCCGGTCGCATATAATCTTGACTCATTAAAACCTCTGAGAGCAAATCAATTTACAAATTTTTTCTTTGAGTTCCTCTGTTAAGACGGGCTCTTTTGATTTATCAATGCCCGCAATGTAAATATCATCGGCAAAGACGGGATGGGAGTCTTGATACTCGCGAACCCACTTAATTGTGTCTTGCAATTTAAAAGTTTTCATTGAAGGGGTAGAACCGGCACGTCTAGTATCCGACCTTCCTCAACTGCTTCGGTTGTGAAATCGGATAACACTTTCATCATCCTAACGGGATCGTCCTTCGTGTTGCGCATCATGCCTACCGCCGGGCTAGGATCAGTTCGGAACACGAAACCGAAGACGGCACATTTGTGCTTCGTCATGTCTCGAATAAAAGATTCCATCAAATTGATTACTTCTGGACTGAGTTGATTGTCGCTCATGAATACTCATCAAACAGTTTGTGACAGCGCATACATTCTTGAACGGAGGTAGCGCCAGGCGCAGGTTCAAGTTCCGGTCGAGGTTTCAGTTTATGATCATTACTGCTTTTGCAATCTGCCATATTCTCCTCTTCGGACGATTCGAAAACTGGGCCACCGGTGTACTTTGAGAACTGGATCAGAAAACTGATGGTGCGCGACCAGAGGCCTCGGGCGTTCATGAAAAGCTCCTAGTTCACGGAAGCGTGAACACGCCAACCATGGGTGTACAAAAGAAACGAATATTAAACTATGCGGCTTTCTTCCAACAGACAGAACATACTCTTTGAAAAGGTTTCATAGGCTGTCCGCATTTACATTGCGGGCCTTCGTGTTTATTCTGTATTTTGGGATTGAGCTTTGATTTAATATCTTCGGCCAAGGCTGCGATTTCTCTGTCTTCCGCATTGCCTTTCAATTCATTTGCTCGCCAAGATATAATCCTGATATTGCCGGGCACGTAGCCGATTGAATTATCTATGCGGTCTAGCGACGGTGTGTCGGGATACTTAAAACCTCGGCCCATGCCACCTACTCGATATTGCAATTTTATCCAGGAAAACACCGGACAAAACTCAGGTATCTCTGGAATGTCCTGTAAACTCAAAGAGCACTCAATACCTTTCGTCTTGGCATTATGTCGGGCTCGATACAAAATGAACCTTGCCGGGAAAGCTTCTCGTCTTTGATGCTGTAACTGCTTACGACGGTCATTCACTTCCATGTTAGTCCCTCCTCGAAAGAGACAGCCGCGGGGAGTTCGAGGCTCCCCCGGCTTAGGATTGTAGCTACAAACTTTTTAAAAATAAGGCCGGGAGTGGGTCTGAACCTGTAACCCTTTTAGAATCAGTAAAATACTAAAAAATTAGCCACCGGCCTATTGAGTTGCCTTCGTAATCGTCTCTGGCCCTCGACCCGCCTGGGGGCGACTGCACCCAGTGAAAACCCAAAATCTTTTTCTGAAAAATTCTTCTAACCTCAACAAACTAAACAATATAAAGACTTACTGTCTCCCGTCAATTGGCCTTGTTCCGCTCGCTTAAAATCGTTCAATCTCTTTGCTTGTTATTCGCTCTACTGGTTTTGTTGCACTTGCTTGCGTGCTAAATCCTTTATCATCTGTAGCGAAATCACTAGAGAATTGATTCCTGTTTGTTTGGGTTATCTCGGGCCGATATCGTTTGAGCTTAAAGCCTTTAGAATCAATAGATTGTGTAAATTGTGCGGAAATTATCGAGTCATCTCGTTTGTTTTCAACACTGTACGATCATCTAAAAAATTCTCACGGCTACTTGCTCACTTGATTAAGGAATGATTAGACCAATAACTCGTTTGTTTAGAGAATGATACAAGAAATTTCGCTTGTGTTATTTCGGCCTCTGGCTCGGTAAGGTCTATCTGTCCGGTGGCTAAAGGATGTTTGAGTACGGGCATGATTATTGTAAACCCTTTATAATCAATATGCTACTCCCAGCAAGTGCTAATCAACGCGCTATTGATTTTCCTTCGGGTCTTGAATCCGGCCAATCTGCGCGACTCGCGGCCTCGCTGTGCTACCTAATAACACTAGCATATCATGGTGACACCTTTCAGAGTTAATCTGGTGACACTTTCCCAGTGGTGTCACCTCGGCCTCGGATACGCGAGAAACACTTGCGCAAGCTTATTAAGATCGATTTGACTATATCAAAAATGATGTGCTAGTACTGTTATATACATTACGCGTAACGGGACGCGAGAGTTTTTTAGATAAATATCTTATATTCTTTGGCTTAGCTAACCTACCTAAGCTTATCCTCGTGTATCTGAGGCCGTGGTGACACCGCTCGTATTGTGTCACCAATTTAAAAACGGCCTTGACACCTTACATACTAATATGATACATATACTTAGGAGGCTTTATGTCCTTAAAGGAAAAGATGGCTCGCGATTTGGAATCGCAAGGCTTTATTGTGATTAGAGCTTGGCAGCTAAGCTCGCCTGATATAATCGCATTCCGCGCCCAGCACGCGGCGCAGATCACAGCCATTAGCATTGTGACTGGCGATGAGCCCCGCACAGGTCAAAAGGCCGTTTTAGAATCTCTTCGAATACAGGGTATAAATGTTACATTTGATTATCCCGAAGAGGCCGCAGCTTCTACGCGCATTCACCGGACGCATGCCGAGCTTATCGAATTTCAAGAGGATTTAAAACAAATGGGACGCTTGGCTTATTGGTCTAACGCTGCCCGTGAGGCTTTTCCTCAAGACTTTAAGAAGGGCACTAACTCATGGTATCATCAAAAGAACGCTTGGCAAGAGGGCTGGGACGATGCTCACAAGTTTAAACCTATCTCATCCGCGCCAGTCAGCGAAGATTAGTACTAAGGAAAAATAGGCCTTTCGTACCATTGCCTTTGCACATGCCTTTCTTTATCATTCAATCATGGAGCTTAACCCCATGAACGAACCAATTCAAATAGGCCCACAATTCGATTATGATTTACAGGTTTGGTTTGATGAGGACGGAACAATCCAGCCTTGCTCACATCCCCTCAAGATGTCTAAACTCTCAAAGCCTTGCTGTGCGGCCTCTTTGCACGCGTACGGCGGCCTACAGATCGAAAATGCGAGACATCTTAAAGCAACCGGCCAATATCTCAAATAGGAGCTTTATGACAATCACATTTAAAGACGAACAGACACGCGAATACTTCGAAAGCCAGCTATGGGCTCGTCTTATGAATCGTCCGCGTGTAACGCTCGAATCCGCGAGGGCCGCTATTCTGCGCAATCGGAAAGCCTACACTAAAGACGGACTGAAAGAGGCCATCCGTACGATTCGACAAGCTCAGGCCGCTATCCGTAACGATTAAGCGCATGTTAGACGATTCGCCCGATACATCCTATCTGGGTGAATACGGAAACGAGGCCGAGTCTGATTATGCAATTGATCGGAGACACGATACGGATTGCGCAGTTAATAGGCCTATCAACAAAAAAGCCCTACAAACTCTCTTCAACGCACGCGGTACAGTAGCGGATATTCAATTTCGTGTGAATTCCGAAAGCGATAATCAAGAATGGGAAGCACTAGAAGAGGCTTATACTCTTTTGGACGGGTTAGCCGAAGGCCTACAAGATTGTGATTGCGGAGGCCGCGGAATTGACTCTCACTCATATGAGTACTTCAATCCCAATCAAGAGAATTACGCGGGTTTAGAGGAGGATGAAATAAAGAAGTATTGCCTCCAGGATTATGAACGTATGGAAAGCCTCGACGCGGGCTACTGGCATTTTGTAGGCATACGTGCGGAGGCCCGAATTGCTGTAGGTGAAGGTTCAGCTAAACCAGTTAGCACGCAAACAATCACATCCGGAGGCCTTTGGGGTTTAGAGTCTGATATGAGCAAGTCCGACTTTGAAGAAACCGAGGCCGAGGAGTTATCTCAATTAAAGAGCCAGCTAAAAGCATTGGGCTTTTCGACTCGCGCCATTAGCGCAGCATTCAAAAACGTAGAACACAAGGAGGCTTAAGGCCGCATAGGCACAGAATATGAACCTCAATCCTAAGCTAACACTCCGCGAACAGCTAAAGGCCGATGCCGAAGAAAAGCATCTAGATACACATTTACCTAATGGGTGTGACTGCGACAAACCCGAGCCCGCATCCGGCCTTGCATTCGAATTGCTAACGGAATATATCGATGTCTCATTGACTCAAACAAAAGACGGCCTCTTTAATGTCCGTAATGGCTCGAAAGTCTCAATGGGTTTAAAGTATCAGCTAGCCGGTACGGTATTAGGCCATGCGATTATGGAAGCTTTGGTTTATCAAGGCCGTATCAAACTAGTACCTTAGTACCATTGACTCCAAAAAGGAAAAGATTAGAATAAGAAACATGGTACCACATTTAACAATCGTGCTTCTGATAGCAGCCCTTTACGGGCTGATAAAGACTGCGCGAGGGGAAAATTAAATATGACTCTCCGCACAAAAACGAATCCCCGCTTAATAGCCGTCAAGAAACTAGACGGTACAATGGCAATAGGATTGCAAGGAGAAAGGCGAGCACATCCCCGCCTAGCCGGAGCATTCAAGGCCGCAGAAGATAACGCCTATGGAATGCTTCGAAAGATCAAACCCACTAAGGCCGAAGAAAGAGCAGAGCGGGCTCAAGTATTACGCGAATTATCCAAAGAGGGTATCTAAATGCACACGCTCAGATACGCTTGGCTGCACATACCGACAGGTACGCGAGGCACACGCGAGGTAGAGGCCTGTTACCCCTTAGGCTGGGCTGAAACCGAGCTAAAGGCTCGTCTAGATCGATGGAATGCGCAGCAACCGGGTATTTGGCAGTACTGGAGTCTATAACATGCGATTCCTATGCCGTTGCGGACGCGCCATGATAGCAGCCCGATTGTGCAAAAGTTGCAAGCAATTGAAGGGCCAAAGGAGCAAAAATTGAGAGAATCACATAAAGAAGCTTACCGGTTAAACGCTAGGGCTACGCTTCAAATGATTAACGCGAATGCGAATCAAGACTTTCACACGCTAAGCTCTGCGCAGATCGATGCTTTGTTGATAGAGGCAGATCGTGTCCACTATCAAAAGCCCGTTAACGCGAATGGCTCTAGGGCTCGATACTTCTTTGCGCGGTTACAACGTCAAGCTAACTAAAGTACTATAGACTCGAAACAATCTTAATAGGATAATGAATCATGGCGAAGAAGCGAGCCAAAAAATTTGACGGGATAGCGCAGCACGATTCTGGCGGATCAAGCTTATCTCGTCTCTCCTCTTGGAAAGTTATAGATGTCCTTTCTGAAAGCTTTACTTGCGAGCATTGCAAAGTTTATAGGCCTCGCAAAATTTCCTATCAAATCCAAAATAAGGCAGGCCGCAAAATGATTGTAGGTAGTTCATGCGTCAATCTGTTCGTTACTGCATCGGCATCGGACGCGGCCTTAAAACTCAAGATCGAAACTAGTTTACAGGCTCGCATTGCGGACGAATCTCACCATATGGATATGATTGCGAATCCCGATGCAACGCTCGCACATGCCATGTGTCATCTCTATAAGATATCTGAAGAGTATACATTCTCTAGCTACGGGCTCGCAATCAATGCGTTACAGACCGCAAGAGATGGGTTATGATAATCCTTATTTTGGCTTTAACGCTTATTTCTGCGTACTCGATGTTAGATCAAATTAGGAGGCTATAAATGTTCTGCCCTGAATGCGGTAAGAAGTGCGAAACAATTAAATCCCGAGGCTGCGTATGGGTTTATAAATGCGCAGAGGATGGCTACTTTGGATACAACGGCTATACTGAGCCCGCACAATACGAATGTTACGGCGCAGTTAATCCCTTGGACAAGGACGAGGAGCTAGGCCAATGAGCTTTATGGAAAAACAGATTACACGGAAATGTCAATGGTATCGCGTTGAGACTTCAGCGGGTACGGAATTCGTTGATGCGGATGCGGTAGGCAAACAAGAGGTAGCAGATTCGGATGGGTTAAAGGATTATTGCGAAGGCCGTCCCATCTCTTGGGAATTGATTGAGGGGTATGGCGCAAGGTTGAGCGCACCCGGCTATTTGGATTGCACAGAATGGGCTGTATTTGACACATCCGAAGAGGCCGAAGAGTATTTAGAAGAAAACTATCCGGAGGAGCAAGGCGAATGAAAAACCTCTGTATTGACTGCGGTAAACGTCCGGCCTCAGATAATCATTTTCTGTGCTACCAATGCAAGAGTACTGACAATGCCCGCGAGTACGATCGAATAGACACGCAAAACTCGCGCATGTTCAAGCTGGCTTTTCGAGAGAATCAGGAAATTCCCACAAGGAGAGTACGCTAATGGAATACAGAAAAGAAAAAAGTTGGCTTGCAGAACCTTGGCGCGTAAACTCTGGCATGGTAGAAACGAAACAAGGTGTGCCTATCGCTCATATGGATAGGAGTTATGACAACGGTACGCTACCCGTCGAGCGGGATGCGAATGCTAAAGCAATCGCGGCCTTACCGGAATTAATCGACGTATTACAATGGGTAAAAAGACGTTGGGATAAGTATGACGAGGCGGACGCGCCAGAATTAGGCAGAGCAATACGCGAAACACTCAAAAAGGCGGGTGTCTAATGTCTATCAAAATATATTGCTCTACATACTGCAATTTTGGGCACATAGTTTCGACAGGAAAACCTGTTGCTCATGAATGCCGCATCATTCCGCCCACAGCGCTTAAGGCTGAGATGGCAGGAGATTTTAAGACTGCTATTAAAATCTTACAAGATACACATAAAAAGAGGGGTGTCTAATGTCGGAATTCCTACGCTGGCTCTTTATCAAGATCGTCCTTTTCTATTTTGGCACCACAATGTTAGGCCTGTTTGCACTCGTAGGCGCGGCCTATTGCCTATATCGAATCATTAAATGCCGGAGGGTTTCTTGAGTCTCACATGGCGCAAGGTAACGCTCTTCGGCCTTAACATCCCATTTCCGTTTTTGGCTCGTATCATTTTCAAGATCAATGATGCGCAACGGGATGACTTTAAACAATTTTGTGAGGGCATGGCTAACTGTGAAACCTGCCATAGATTGTTTAATACTCGTTTTTGGAATCGCTTTATCTTGCATTTACAGGACACGCACAAGATCGAGCAAGGTCACTCAATCATTATCGCCGAGCGTATAGGCAAGAGGTTGCTATATGCTAAGCGTTTACATCGTGAAAAGATAGCCAAGGAGGCTATTGCCAATGATTAAATATGAGGAAGACCATTCACACGCACATCGCGAGTATTGGAATCAGATTTTAGCAGAAGTACGCGAGGAAATGAAAAATGAAGTAGAGAAAATTGCGGGCCACTCGCAAGAGGAGGATATAAACAATGGTTAAGACGATTCAACAATTAGCAGAAGAACTAAACAACGCATTAACCCACGACAAGCGCAACGACGCTCAAGAATTCGTACACCTCAAAGACGGTTCACCCT